CCCTGCCCTGCAAGAAGTGCGGAAAGCCCGTAGGAGAAGACGCTGTGCGCTCCTTGGAGCATCTGCGCAAGCTGCGGGGAGAGGACAGGGCTGCGCAGCCGAAGGTCTGTCTTCCGTGCCTGTGGAACACTCTCAGCAGCATGGCCGACGAGGACGAGAACGATGAGCAGCCATCCTAACCATAGACGTGAACACGACCGTGTGCAGGAACGAGGTCCTCGTTACGAGAGCCCAGATCCGTCTGCTGGGTGCAACTCGACGCATGTAGCCCGAGCCCGTGCGGGTTGGAGGAAGATCAACCGCCGCAAACGTCGTCGTGAGGAGAACGATCTCACTGACGTGTCCGAGAGCTGAACATGGGGGTTTCGCTCACCCCCATCATCTTCGTGCTGGCTCTCTCGTTGCTAGTGGGTGCGGTGTACACCTCCGTCCTCCTATCGCGCATGGAGCGCGACTTCCGAAAGGTCTGTTGTCTCCTGTTCGAAGCGCGCATCCGAGCTTCCGAAGGTTCAGAGAACGACAAGAACACGCGCATCGTGCGCATGAGGAAGGCCGTCGAGTCTCTGAACATCCCGGAGCTGACGCTCGTCGCGTTGAAGAAGCTACCGAAGGGCGTTCCGTATGAGGAAGAAGCAGCGTAAGAACGAGATCCGGCTATTCGTTTGGGAGCTGGAGTCGATGCCTGAGTACTCGTCGAGTCTTCCTACGGGTCAAGTGCTCTTCAAGATGTGGAGGAGGGCCATCCAAGATCTTCGTACGAGGGCAGTCGTGGCCTGGCAGGCGGGTCAATACGTTCCTTGTCGCATTCCGGGGAACGTTGGGATCCGCTGGTTCGATGTCGTTCTTCGAGCAGGTCCAAAGCCACCCGCGTGGGAGGCTCCTGATTGGAACAACAGAGCGAGATACCAGCGCGAGGGCTTCTACAAGAACCCGTGCGTATGCGGGAACGAAGATCTGGTGGGAGAGCCTCCGAAGTGTCGCCAATGCGGGCGTCGGTATGCAGTGTGAGCATGGTTGGAAGAACGAAGGAGACAAGAATGATCCCGATCGGAAAGTGGACGTACAAGGATGTGTGCGGGAACGAGTGGGAAGAGATTCCTCACGCGGCTTCGAGCATAGGAGTCGTTGCGTGGGAGACGACAGATCCAGATCGTTACTTGGAGTGCGAGATACTGAAGCCGAAGATCTCCTACGACGAAGAAATGATCTCGTTTCACACGACTGACGACATTCCCCTCGACGCTCTCTTTGCAGTTACTCGACGCGCGCTGGAAGTGCTGGAAGCTGACGAACGCTACGGCCCGAAGTACGTCAAGTGGCTTCGGGAGAAGCTCTCGATATGATCCACCTTCTTGTAGGCGGGCGAGTCGCGCAGCCCTGCATGAGCGTTCACGGCCTGCCCGAAACTTGGCCTTCAGGCCACCAGTGGGTCTCTCTTGCCGACTACGAGCAGGTCACCTGCGACTCCTGCAAGAACGATCCTGATTGGCGTGTCTACAACTTCGTCGACACGGCGATCCGAGCGTTGGGCAAGAGCGCTTCTGCCAAAGAGCTTCTGCATCATGTGATGCAGCATCTGTCGCACGGGAGCGTGAACCCGAGAAATGTTCAGCAGCGCCTGAGAGAGCTGGGGTATGTCTGATCGCTTCTGGCGCTGGGTGCTGAGTCTCTTGGGTCGTACTCAGAAGTGGATCTACACGACACGCTTGAAGCGTCATGTCTGGAAGTCCTTCAACGATACCGTGACTCCGCTCGATGAGTTGGACGACGACCACCTGGCCAACATCCTCCGCAAGCTGATTCGGGAAGGTCACGCTTTGGAAGAGCCCCTGTTTCCTTTTCTCCTGGCGGAAGCGCGATCTCGTGAGAGGCCCAACCATCGCTTGAAGAAAGCCCTCCTGTTCGCGAAGCACACCGAAGAGTACAATCCCCGGTCCCATGCCTGATCCAGTCCTGTTCGAGAAGAAGCCTTGGCCTTCGCTTCCGAAGGACATCAACGCGATGTACGTCATCTACGACGACAAGACGCGGGAGTACCCGGGCTATTTCGTCCTGCGCCGCTGGTTCCTGTACGGACGGCAGGAGCTAGCTGAAATACTTCCCCGTCTCGGATATTCGTTGGAAGACATCCGCGAACACCTACCTCCCGGGAAAGTGCGCCTGGAGCGAGACATCGAGGACAACCCTTCGATAGTCGAGATTTGGGTGTGACGTTGACAATGCCTATCCTTTAGGATAGCGTTGTGTGTATGGCTTCTCGTTCCGAGCATGTATCTCCGTTCGACCTGCTCGACCTTCGACACATCACCCGCGACTCTTCTAGAGCGGTTTGTCGTGTCCGCATTCAGGCTTCGGACTATCACGACTACGAGTGGATCGTATGCGGCGTTGCCAACCTTCAGATGGAGAAGCACTTCTGTCGTCTGACCGCGAGAACGAACGCAGGCATCACCGACTTCGAACACGACAGCGCCTATGCGTTGAGCCTTCCTCTAGTAGGCGTGGAGTTCGAGTTCACGATGAACCATCACAGCCAATTCCGTGCCTGGGTCCGACCGGACGATCTGAGCGACTTCAACGTTCCTCCTCCTGGATATGATCCAACGAAGGACGAGAAAGCGGAGAAGTGTAAGCGCTGCAAACCCCGTCACTGGATCGTTCCTGCTTTCGTTCCCCCTCCGAACGGAAAGCTGTTCGACAAGGTGCGGGGGCGCAAGGTTCAGATCTCCTTTGGGCCCGTGTTCTCGGAGGAGTGATGGCGTCCGGGCGTAGCTTGGACCTTGTGCTGGTCGTGGAGGTGACTCCTTGGGAGCCTCTCGAACCGGACGAGGAAGATGAATGCGAGGGGGAACCCCACTTCGATGCGGAGATAGTCAACATCTCTCCCCGAGGTTTGCACGAGCACCCCCGGTACGAAAACAGATCGTGCTTCTACTGCGAAGAAGATGTCGACTCTCTCAGTACGCGCTACGTGTGCGACGGTTGCTGGCTTGAGCAGCACCTGTCCGATCTCGGTTTGGAGACCTTCATCCAGGACTACGATCTTGACGATGGTTCCGGTGTGCTGGTCGTTGAGGGATTCGTGCAGTGGTGGCGAGACTACTTCGGCGAGTACGACGAGGAGTTCCACATTACGAGGAGCCACTGGCTGTGACACACGAAGTACGAGAAATGGATCTACCCTCAGGACCCTCGACCCTGAAGCTCATCCTACTGATCCTTATGTCTGACTTCTGCTTCCGTCAGTACACTCGTCAGACCTACGATATGGAGTCGTACTCCTATCGGATCTGGCGCTGGTGCCACCACACGGAGAGCTACAAGTCGTACAAGCGCTACCTCGTCGAGGACAAGGTTCGCGCGAAGCATTGGCGCTACCTGTTCCGGTTGAAAAATCTTCCCTGATCTGTCAGATCTGGCGTTCCTCCTGCGTCCTCCTCTTAGATCGGGTTCTTGACAATCCGAAAAGAAGATGGTACTGCATGAGGAAGATGACAACGCCTGCTCCTTGGGTTCCCGTAGACCGCTCGGGGAAATCCCAGGCGCCCTTGCTGAACGAAGAGGGACACGATACCGACGAAGGTTCTGGAGATCTCCGGCACCGATTCGGTAGGGCTATGATCGATTACGCTAAGGAAGTGCGCGTGAAGAAGGATCCTAAAGCCGAAGTACTCGAAGCGCAGCGCGCTGCTCGCGAGTTAGTAGCCTTTCGAGAAGGTACTCTGGAGAAGCTCATCACCGGATTGGGTGTGGACGTTCCGTGGATTGGTGAACCCTCGATGCTCGCGATGCTGGGAAAACGTAACTACGAGCACAGCCTTCAGAAGGACCCAGATCTCACAGATATCGACGTAGCGCGTGTTCTGATGCATGAGGCTTCGGAACGAGGGGACGACATCGAAGCAGCCTCGCTTCTTCTGCCCCCCTTCCAGCTCCGAGCTTGCTGGTCTGCGCGTTGGTACCAACAGGCCAAGCCTCGCATAGTTTGGGAACCGCCCGCCTACGCTGAACAGCTCATGGTCTCTCCCCCTCATCGAGACGTGCTGGAGTACGTGCGGTCTCCGTGGGATGCCTTTCTCTTGGATCTCCCTAGGGACCTGCTCTACTCCGACAGCCCGAAGAACGGAGAGCGCTGCGAGCTGACCCACGTGCTCGTGCACAATCACGAGAACACAGAGGGGGCGCGCGTTTGGCACTTCATGGCTCACGGACCGGGAGGAGTGGAGCTGTGGAGACACGGCGTCAGCACAGATCAACTGGTGCACCCGGAGAAAGACACGTTCTCCGAGCTGTACGCAGGAAGCATTGCCAACGAAGACGAGTTGACGCTCCAGTACATCGGAAACCTCATCGTGGGGACTTGCTTGACGCTCAGCGATCCCACCAAGTTTCGGGTGGCCAAGAACACTAAGGCGCGCCGTCGAGGGATTCGAGGAGAGAAGTCCAAGAAGACCAAGACGGTTCCCGCCACGAGGAACTTCGTTGTCGGTGTTCCTGTGAAGGTTCGCATTCGGGGAGCCATCGAAGAGAGCTACGAGTTGGTTCGGAACCATAAGCGTCGTGGGAAGATCAAGGCGCTACGCTTGGCCTCGTTCGTAGCAGGCCACTGGAAGAATCAGGCGTACGGTCCGAAGCACTCGCTTCGACGCCCGCAGCATGTCGAGGGATATTGGAGGAACCTCGACAAGGACAACCCGATCGTTGTCCGGGATCATCTCGTGATGAAGAAGGAGGAGACGTGGGAGACCTCGAAGAAACCGTCGGGAAGCTGAGAGCGATCCTGGAGGGAACAGGGGCACCCGTTGTGGGGGTGGCGGGGAACGGAGCCAGCAACACGATCTTCGTGTATCTGAGCTTCCCCTGGCCCGAAGTCCCCAAAAAAATTGGACCTTACAAGGTCTACACGGCCCTGCTGACAGTAGGCTCCTGACCAGGATCTCTGATAAGCTACCCGGCGTGGACATTCGAGAAACCGTCTCCCGCCTCCGTAAGGACCTCCTGGAGCTGAGCCCCGGAGAGTCCCCCGAGCAGCATCGTCGTCGCACAGGGCGCTGCCCACCGGGATTTCAGTGGAATGGTACCTCGTGCGGGGAGAAAGCAGCAGGAGGCGCTCCAGGAACAGAGCCCAAGCCGAAGCTGAAGCCGGGGGGAGGTCCGGCGAAGAAACCCCCACCTCTCCCAAAGTCGAAGCGCAAGGGACCCGCGATCGGGAAGACCTACCAACCCCCGAGCGACAAGAAGAAACCAGCACCGGGCTATCGTGCCCCCGCGCCCAAGCCCTCAATCGGTCAGCGTGCCGGAGGTGCTTTGAAGGCCCTCAAGAACAAAGCCATGTCCATGCTCAGTGCGGCTAAGACAGACGCGAAGGCTGTAGCAAAGGCCGCTAAGGACTGGCATCCGAAGGTGAAGGCCAAGTTGCAGCGCATGCCCAACGAGACGAAAGCGTTCTTCACCGATCCGGAGTTTCGTCGAGCAGCTTCCCAGACCATGGGAGCGATGGCGAAACAGGGAGCAAAGAAGCTCGCTAAGCATGCGGTAAACGTTGCGAAGCACGAGGTCCACGAGTTCAAACACGCAGGCGAAGCTCTGAAAACTCTCGCGAAGACGCGATCCTTCAAGAAGCTCAGCAAAGATCACAAGAAGGCGCTCAGCACTGTCACGAAGCACATGGCGATCACAGCAGCGGCTTCAGCCGCTACTGCATCGGGACTCGGAATCCCGGCTGCTTTCGCGAAGGGCCTAGCTCGTCACTTTGCGGCGAAGATGGCCGGGCGGGTGTTCGAGAAGCTCCACCTTGGAGACGAGATCAGTCACATCTCTCACTTGTTCCACGACGATCAAGGAGACGCCGAGATCGATAGCGCGATGACTCGGGTAGGTGAGTTGCTCGCCCAGGAGTTTTCCGAACTCGTGACCAGTATGGATCCTTCAGAACTCGAAGCTCTCATGAAGCAGATTCCTGAAGAAGCGCCAGCCGCTCCCAAGGCTGAGACGCGAAGCCGTCTAGAAAGCCTCGTGCAGGAAGCTCGATTGACAATCGGATAGTCATAGGGTAGCCTCACGGTTCTCCGTGACTTCTGACCCATACGCGCACGTCTGTGGTGGACGCTGGGAACCCTTCGGTACTGGAGGTGCTCGGTACCGTTGTACGCAGTGCTGTGTGATTGGACTCAAGCGTCGGGTCATCGAGGAAAAGGGGACGAACCTGATCGATCCGTACAAGTGTGGCGAGACGAACCGTGTTCGAGAAGGAGGCGATGGGTCGCGATGCTCCAAGCCTGCGGTTGCCAAGAACAATCGGACGTGGATGTGTCACGAGCACAATCGGAGGTACAAGGGGACATCATGAGATTCCTTTCCCCGCCCCCTCAAGGTTTGGATCTCCGTGAAGCTACTTCGGAGGAGAAGGCTGCTTTGCAGAGGATCGTATCTTCAGCCAAGGACGAAGTCCTCTGGCGCGGAGAAGACGCCTTGTCTGCATACGCCGACGCTCTTCAAGGAAAAGTGCTGGAGTTCCTAGGAGACTGCTGGGCAGAGATGCACGGAAACGGGCTCACCGTGATCTTCACTCGCAAGCAACCCGAACCCGACGGCGTTCACGTCTGGTACCCACTGAGCCTCTGATGCCCTCCGAAGATGACATCGCCGAGGAGTTCCAGGAGCAGAGGAAGCTCTTCCGCCCACTCGAAAACAGCAATGCGAGCATAGACAAGAACGTAGGTTGTATCGGTGGCCTCCTCGTGCTGATGTGGGTCACGCTCCTCGTGATCCTATGGAGGGTTTGGTGATGGCTACGATAGAACAGCTAGAGAAGGAACTCGCACGATCTCAGCAACGGGTCGAAGACTTGCGAAACGTAGGAAAGGCGATCCGAGGTAATCCAGACGCACGAGCTGCTGCGGAAGCTCTCGAAGCTCGAATCGCGTCCCTGGCGGTGGAGGTAGAGACGGCGGAGAAGAAGATCGTCGAACTGGAAGCTCAGGTCCGGTCCAAGGAAGTGGAGAGGATCCACGCCGAAGTCACGACGGAGACTTCCGCAGCGCAGAATGTTCAGGAAGTTCTGAACACGTTCGAGGCTCTTCGCGCAAAAGCGCTAGCGACTACTGCGGCGACTTCTTCTGGGAAGCGCAGTCTACTGGACATCGAGATTCGAACATGGGCACACCCGTTCGTCGGACGAGCCTTCGACGATTTGAAGAAGAAGATCGAAGAGGCTCTTGGAGAAACGTGATGGCGCGTGATTGGACAGTATTCGTTTTCGTCGGGTCCTACCCTTTCAAGAGGGGTCAGACGCCTCCCGAACACCTAATCGTGTTCGTGGACGACTCTTACACAAAGGCTCGGGAGCGGTACCACGAGGAGAAAGGTGCGTATCCCGAAGCGCACGGCATGATGAATTTCGAGGGCTCCTCCAAACAAAAAGCGTGGGACGTGGCTTGCAGATCAGGCTTCGTTGGAACGTACGAGCCCCGAGACCACGACGCTGAGCACGTTGGCCAGAAGAAGCAGACGCTGGTGATCGCCTTCAAGCAGAGCAAGCCCGCAGTCGATGGTTTGTTCTGCCAGGGGCCTTGCAACACGTACTGCACCTACGTGGAGCCCAATCAACCCGACGGAGGCTACATCTGCCCCGACTGCCGACCCTAGATGGGGAAGAAGGCGTCCTAGACAGCTTCTAGGACGTGTACTACATTTGCTGATACGGACGAAGGTTCAACCTCGCGGTGTTCCCGCGATCATAAAACGGACGAAGGAATGAGCATGCACTCCCAAGGAGGCGCAAGCATGGGACTAAAGTCTGGAGAGGATCCACGGCTAGTTCTTCCTCGTCACGCGGAACGCGGAGCTATCGAACTCACGTACACTTTGGAGGACATCGCCGCTGCTGCGGGGGTGAACTACCAGTCCGTTCGAAAGGCGATCAGCACAGAGCGCCTAGACCCCTCCGACTTGCGTTCGATCTCCGGATACATCGCCACGGCATTGATTCGAAAGAGCAAGCCGGTATTGAGCGCCGAAGTTCATGGGATCCTTCCGGCACAGCAGCAGGCTTGGTGGCCCGATCGCTGGCCGAAGTTCCAGCTCTACCGCTGTTCCCACCCAGGATGCTCGGAGATCTTGTTCGGCCCCGGAGTGTGTGCCGAGCATGGAGGCGATCGGCGTCCTCAGATTCGTTTCGATCCTGATTGGCACATTCAGATTCTGCTGGAGAAGGACTACGTTCCCCTGCATCGTCTCATTGCGCAAACGCCCAAGGGATTCCACACGCATCATCGTGATGGCAACCCGTGGAACAACCGTTGGGAGAACGTGGAGGCTCTCCCTCCGAAGGAGCACGAGAAACGACACCTAGGAGGAATTCTCTCCGCAGAGGTACTTCCCGACCAACCTCCTCGCACGCCTTTGCGCTCCGAGGTCGGTGGCATGACTAAAGCAGAGCTACAGGCCATCAAGGATACGGCCTACCTCAAAGGGTTGGCGGACGGAAAGGCACGTTCCTCGTGATTCCCCCCATCCTCTTCAACGTGAGTTGGAAAGCAGTCCCCTGGGAACACAAGACTGCTATCTTTCGGGCCACTGTCGAAGCACATGTAGCTCTCAACAAGTTTCGCCTCGTGTAGTGCACGAGAGATCAAATACAACGGACGAAGGAGCAAGCAAATGCAATACGGATTCAAAGGTGACGTGAACTACACGGTACGTCTTCGTGGCCACAAGGATAGTGGTTGGAAGGGTCGAGAAGACCTTCGAGGTACGGTGCGCTTCACGGGACCTCCACAGAAGCCCACCTACGTGAATTTCTCGAACCTCCCGTATCTGTTCGAACGGTTCGGTGCAGCAGTGACCCTGTTGGACATGAGCTTCGACCCTTCCGATATGAGCTTCTCGCTCACGCTGGCCTCTGGAGACGTCATTCACCTACAGCTTCATCGAAAAGACCAGCACCTCCTGGCGCGGGTGGAGGAGGGTCTGTTGGTAGGCAAGGTCACGGGAAAGTCCAAGTCGAAGCCCAAGAAGGGATTCACGAAGACCGCTGCTGATGTAGGGTCGGCAGCCAAGGCGGCTGCTGCCTACGTGATGGACATCCTCGGAAAGGGGAAGAAGAAGTTCCTCCCTTCGGGGGAAGAGTTGGCCTACCTCTCCGCTCTGGAGGGAGGAATCCTCCAATCGGACCTCGACTCGGATCGACGTGCGTGCCTCATGGCTGCGGGTCTCATCCGATGCGCCGTTCGAAATCCAGGAGCAGCTGTCGCTTTCACTCCTCTACCCGCGTGGATGCCCCAAGCTGCGTATGTGAAGGCTCAGCTCATCGGACTTCTCGCCACTACGGGTTTGGGACGCTTCGCTACCTTCACCGAATGCGCTTTTCGTCTGGATCGCCCAACGGACGGTCCTGAGGTGTACGAGTTCGTCCGGCTGTCCGAGCAATGGCGTGCTCCGCTTCACTCGTTCAACCTGGACGCAGTGCCCTCTGGTGTCCTGCCCTCGGTAAACGGGGGCGAGGCTGATTGGGGAACCGCTCTTCGATCTGCGCTCGATCAGAAGGACGCCGAGAACGGTCAAGGTCCCACACCGCTCGACATGAGCACCCTTCAGTAGGGTGGCTGAGCGCGAGTTCTCTCTTCGGGAGCTGGAGGCCCTAGCGTACCGGGCCGGGGTGGCGGGCATGCGGTTTGCGCATGCTTCCCCTTCCTTGGCTCGGGCGTATGGGCGTCTGGCGGAGGCTGCTGACGCCCTCCATGCCGTAGAGCTACGAGAACGGGGTCCTGAGGCTTCTTCAGAAGCCTCCGATGACGACCCCCCGGAAGACCTCGAACTCGGCTCAGGGGAGCCGTCAGAGGACAAGGACGGGGTTCCTGTTCCAGCGCACTTCAAGATACGTCCCAAGGGCGTGAAACGGACCTGCGGGGCGCCCGGGTGCGGCCTGCCTCAGTGGAAGAGCCCCGGAGGTTGGACTTGCGACAATGGCCATGGGGGTGCCCCGTCCCTGAAAGAGGATTGATAGGATGTTCGATACAGTTTCCAACGACGGTCTACTCGTGGCTATCGAGTCCGAGCGCCTGCCTCCGTTGATGCGGACTCCCGAGGGGAAGGTGATCAGTCGGGAACCGGACGAGGAGAAGTTGGATGCATTGATCGAGGAGTGCGTTCGTCGCGGGATCTACCCAAAAGAGACTTGCCCTGGCAATCCCAACACCCTCCGTCAGATGGTTCGTGGATACGGCGCCCGGTGGTTCGAGTGGCGGACGGGGCACCTGAACTGCCCTGCCTGCTCCGCTGACCTTCGAGATCTAGAAGCAGGTCCTCCCTTCTTACGTCAGTGCGGGCGGGTCGAAAACGATCGAGTCGTGGCGTGGGAGTGCCCGGATTGCGGACACTCTTGGTCCGCCGGATAGCCCAGACCCAGCCCATTTCGCAGGGATCCTCAGGGTTGAGCCCAGGCCGGCTATCGCGTAGAGTACAGGGGTAAAACTCCCCATCCGGGACGGAGATCCGAAAGCCATGCCCCAACTGACCGAAGAGATGAAGCGCCTCATGGGAATCGCGCCTGCCGGATTCGGCGGTCCTCCTGTTCTCTTTCAGAAGGGAGAGTTCTCCGAGGGAGGCAAGGCTCCTGTTCGAGAGGTCAAGGAGTTTTCCCCGTTCAAGCCCGAAGAGCCGGTCGAGCTGCACGAGGGGACGATGCGTCTCTTCAAGTCCGTCAAGGAGCAGATGGCGGCTCTGGAGCGTGCTAGCAAGCTCGTACAGCGCGTGAATGCCTCCATTCTCAGGGACCGCAAGTCGTCGAACGAGTCCCTCATGAACGAGCGCTGTCGGGCGGAGATGTACCGACTCGACCAAGAGGTGGCTACGGCCATGGACTCCATTCGAGCTGCTCAGGAAGCTCTGGAGAGCATCCAGAAGGAGCAGAAGGTCGCGTCCCGTATGGCTCGGGAAGCCCGTCGGCAAGGTCGTCGCTAGACCCGATGCGTCCATATGGACGCACTCTTGACCATCCTGCGGCTATCGCATAGCATGCCGAAGTGTCTGGTTCCTTCGGCGCTCCCGCGTCGTACGTCTACTACGAATCGAGGGAGGCGTTGCCCTCCTGCGCATTCTGCGAGGGGGAGGGTCAGATCGACGGGCCGTTTCCCCTTCCATGTCCGAAGTGCTTCGGGGGTAAGAAAGACATCGAAGCGCTTCGGATGTACCGAGGTCGGGGCGTGGTGCGCCGTATGGGCTTGATAGGGGAAGCGAATATTCCGGACGACGTCGAGGTTCTAGAGGAGCAGATCCAAGTCCGAGAGAAGCTCAAGTCTCAGATGGTGGGCTGGCTCTATCCTTCCGTGTTGACGGACGAGATCGCGAGACTTCGCGAGCGTAGGTTTCGCCTGTTGGAGCAGGCGCGCTTCCGCTCCTCTTGATCGTCTCTGTTCGGAGTCTCTCGGAAATACACAGGGTCTTGACAATCCCTATTCAATAGGGTATGGTGTAGGGCAATGGAACGCAAAGAAATGCAGTCGTTTGTCGGCAAGGTTTTGGTGGATGCCTTCAAAGAGGCCAACGTCGTCATGGACGTGGATCACTCCCGGAGGTTGATCCGCGTGCTTCTTCGTGCGGCGGCTCGCTTGAGCATTGCGTACGGTGTACCGCTTCCTGCACTCGTCGCCGCAGCTACTGCGGAAGCGATGAAAGAGGGGCACACGCAGAACCCGGCGATCGTTCCCACACCTGTGCTTCCCAACGAGCCTCATCTGCATCTCGTTCCTGAGAAGGATCCCGACGAGTTGAACTGAGGGGGCGCCTTGGCGGGTAAGATCCAAATGAGCTTCGAGGCGTTCAAGAACGCACCGAAGCTCTCTAGCGACAAGCCGGAACCATTCGCGTTCAAATCGAAGCCTCCCTTCAAACCTCTTTGGGAAGTGCAGAAGGCGGACGGTACGGTCCTTTGGACGTTCGCCTCTCAAGCGGAGGCTACGGCCAAGGCGCAGACGATCATGAACTCGTCCGGAGAATACGTCATGGTCGTTGCTCAACAGGCTACAACCAAGAAACAGACCCCTGTTGAACAAGAGGCGGCTGTTGGAGAGGTGCTCGCAAACGCACTCGAATGGAAAGACATCGAGGCCAAAGCGAGCGAGGACTCCGAGCTGGACGCTGACGACAACTTCTCAGAGCTAGCAAAGGGTCTCCTGTCCGACGAGGAGGACTTCGGCGAAGACACGCCCGAACTCGTTGAGTCGCAGGACCCGGAGGCGGAGCAGATCGCGTTAGCTGCCTTGCAGAAAGAAGAGGAGGAAGCCGAGAGCGACGTCGATGAAGCGATTCAGACATTGAACAGCCTGACCGCCGACGATGACGATGAGGAAGAAGAATCGAGTGACGTCGATCCCTTCTCTAAAGACGACGCAGATGCGTATCCCGAACCAGATCCTCCCGTTCTCTACATGGAGGAGTCCGTAACTTACTGGAGCGTCAAGACTTACTACGAAGGCGCCCTAACGATTTGCTCTGTCTACTTTGCGGAGGGTTTGGAGGGAGAGCCGCTTTTCGATCTCGTGAAGCCGTTCGGCTTCGTTGCGCGAGAGCATCCGGTAGCCGAGGATCCTCCGTTCACCGTGCAGCTAGATGGTATCTATCCGAAAGCCGGGCAGTGCCTCGCTCAAATCTTGGATGCAGAGGAAGGAGGGCTCCTCGTACATCTCGATTCCCTGCTGGTAGGCGACTTCGAGCTTTGGAAGCAGGATCACGTTCTGGATCTCGATGCTGGCACCGCGTCGGTCTCGCTTACGTTCAACTTGCCCGATAGCTGGTCCTGCGAAACCGCGGAGGCGGCGGCCAAGTCCCTGTCCTGGATGCCCGAGGGTACGCAGGTATCGATCGAGTCAGAACCTCTCAACAACTCCGAGTCACATCGTCTCGTCGTTCTGTTGCCTGACTTGGAGACAGGTGTTGCTCCAACGATCACGAGTTCGTTGAAAGGGTTTGCTGCACAACTCAAGAAAGGGAAAGTCAAGTACCTCGCCGACGAGTGGAAGAAAAAGGCATTCTCCTCTGTCTCCTTTCCCGGATCGATTCTTTCGGCCGTCATGTCGGGAACGCCGTTGAAGGACGCGCTACCTGTACAGGTCTCACTCAAACAACTGAACGATGAGCTGGTTTCGTTGGGATTGCCTCAGCTCCAAGAGGACGGGCAGCTGATCATTGGTGGGGAGACCTACACGGTCGTTCCGACTGGAGCGAACCATCAGGTCTTTGCGAAGCCTGCCGGGGAGCCCCTCGCGTACATAGCCGGAGTCGACTACTCCCACAGTCCTGGCACGGGGACTACGACACAGATCCACGTTCAGGTGTCGGCACCAGGGCTGCTCCCGGCTTTCATGCAGCGCATCCACGCTGACTGGGGTACCGAGGTAATAGCCGCGGACGCTGAAACGGGAACCAACCATATCAACATAGAGGTAGTCGGGCTCTGGCACGAGCACGAAATCAAGGCGAAGCTGAATCGGTGGGTTTCGGAGATCCTAGACGAGGTTGATTCCGTAGGGTCCTCGGCTTCGGCCTTAGTACACGATCAAGTCCTCAAAGACATGATCGAGGCTCGGAAGCAAGCACTTCAGACCATGCTCCTTCCCAAGGGCGTGATGACCAAGTCGTTACTTCTCTCTGAGAAACCAGCCGAGGTCGTTACCAAGTCCAAGAAGAAGTCGGGAGATACCGTGGCGGAGATCGATATCGCTCCGGCTACGCCCGCGGAGAGTATCGATTTCGAGCTAGAGCTAGCCAAAAAGCCCTCGCCCAAAGAGATCGAGTCTGGGTTGAAGAAAGCCCTAGGCGAATACGTGTCCGAGGACACGGAGTACTTCAACAAGAAGCTATACGACGCTCTCGGGTTGGCTCCTGGAGGCGAGAACCTGAAGCACGAGCCTCTTGCAACGGTACGCCTCCATCTCCTACCGACCCCAACGGAGTCCTCCGACTTGGTGTTCTCTTTGGGCTCGGGTCCGAACTCCGACGAGGACGACGAGCACCCTAGGACGATCGTAGTCGGTGACTTGCATGGGTGTATCGATGAGCTGTACGAGCTGTTGAACGACGTCGGATTCAACCCTGGAATGGATCGTCTCATCAGCGTGGGCGACGTCCTAGATCGCGGCCCGAACCCTATCGGCGTTCTGCGCCTCTTCCAAGGACTGGGAGCAGAAGTCGTTCGAGGCAACCACGAGGATAAGTACCTCCGCTACTGGAAGCACCTAAAGAAACCAAAGAAGTACCCCAAACCCCACATGACCGCTCGCCACATGGCGATGTTCAAGCAACTCACGTTCGAGGACTTCGAGTTCATGGAAACGTGGCCTACGATGATCGACCTCGGCAAGTTCGATCACGTGCACGGGCGCTTCGTTGTTGTTCACGCGGGGATGGAGCCCGCGTTGCCCGTCAAGGACCAGAACCCGAAACACCTCATGAATACGCGCTGGGTTGACTCCGCAGGTCACTTCCTTGCATGCGAACCAGGCACGCTCGAAAAGCCCGAAGGAGGAATTCGCTGGACTGCGAAATGGCTTCGAAAGGAGAACGTGATCTACGGACACTCCGTGCGTAGTCTCGAAGATGTCGTCATCGAGCAAGTCCAGATGAAATCCAAGAGCAACGCCGATGTTTGTGGAACTACGTACGGTCTCGACACCGGCTGCGTCTACGGCGGTAGGCTGTCTGCTCTCATCCTTCCGGACATGAAAGTGGTCCAAGTACAAGCGCAGAAGCAGTACGTTGCTCCGATCCTGGACCTCGCGGGTTGACTATCGCAACCCCATACGATAAAGTTCGATCTCTATGATTCGTCTCCCTCTCCTTCCTGGAGACCTCGTTGTTCTCGAAGCAGCTCTCTGCGCATACGTCGAGAAGGCGCCGGACAGGCTGCGTGGTCAAGGCGAGCGCTTGCTAGAGCACGTACGCTCACAGAAGGAAACGGAATCTCCTGTCCTAGGCAACGTGGACTATTCGGCATTGGAAGCTCGTATGCTGGCGCGTGTCCTGGCTGGGGCTTTGGCCTCTCACCAAGAGGCTATGCAGAGCGAAAGCCCGACCGGACGCCTTCCGAAGGAAGCAGGCGCACGTGGACGAGAATAAGCTCCGGATCCTTCGGAAGGTCGGGTACCGCTTCCCGCCCACCTGTGGCCGCTGCAAGCACGGGATCTTTCCTCAAAACCAGTGGGGGACCTGCGGAATCCACAAGTACGAGCACCAGAAGCATACCGGCCCGGCCAGGGCTCTGAGCATCCACATGCTTGGGAGCTGTCCTCAGTTCGAGTCCCAGGGCGTATCCCTGGGGGCTTACCAGGAGTTCCTCCAGGAGGGGATCAAAAAAGATCCGATCTCCTCTTGACCATGCCGTTCTTATGCGATAAGGTCTAGGTATGGCATTCAGAGATGGTACTCACCTCAAGTTCTCCGATCACGCCGCTTCGGCGCAGATCGTCGCTCTTTTGGAAGAGGGTCCTCGAACGGCGCGCACTGTTGCTCAGGCATGCGGTATCCACAGCGGCTATGCCCTGTCCTTGCTTCTTCTGGCAGCTTCCGAGGGCGTTGCTTGTCCTAGGCGCTCTTCAACGGGGTCCCTCTGCTTCCGTTTGAGGGCGTCGTGAAGAGGATTGTGCGTCGAATACGTGTCGACGACACGCTCAACGAACGGTCCGCACACCGAAAAGTGTCTACGGTCTGGATGGATCTCTTACGACAAGGCGTTTTCCGATGCCTAAGTACCTGATCTACGACAAGGCCCAGCAGCTGTACGTCGGCGGGGTTCAAGCCTCGCGCAGAGTCGCTGAAGAGGTCTCGAAAGAGTTCGGAACCTCCACGTGTGTGGAGACTGCGACCCAAGCTCGCGGTTCGTTCAACAACGACGAGAACGAACTGTTCTGGATGAACCACACGCAATTCGGCGTGAAGTACAAGTGCAAGGTTTGCTTGAAGGAGCACCTCGGTCGTAGCTACAAGCACGGGCACTGGCCCCGCTGTCCCCTCGCGGAAGAGCAGAGCAGCAGCCCTCCGGTAGCCAAGCCCATGCCTCTGCGTTCCGCACGGGAGCGTGTAGCTCCCGCCCAGGAGTCTCTGACGGACCAGATGCGCCGGGTGCTCTCATGGGCGAACCGCAGCGGTCTCTACGACGCCGCAGACTGGATTCACACCCGATGGAGCGAAGCCGGTGGTCGCTAACCCTGTACCCGAGGAGTGGAGTCAGCGTGCTCCCCGTCTGCGTACCATCGCAACGTGGATCAACGAGCGCACGCGCATGAAGGCCGAGGTGGAGCGGAGCTTCACGAGCACCGATCGACAGATCCCAGGAACCCGCCTTCGCCATGTAGGGAAGGGACGTTCGGGCAACAGACTGATCGTTCGAGACCTCGGGGCTGAGGTTCTTCGTCACGACTCCTCCGGAACGTATCGCCAGAACAGTGAAGTGGTGTGGTGGCTGCGCGGCTACCTCGCGAAGAACCCAAAAGCCGTGAAGCAGCGATCAGCCTAAATACGGTCGCATCCCCTTCCAGATGCGAAGAAAACCCTAGCAAAGACGACTACATAACCCCGATCTTTCCCGTTGACATTGGAGATCCTTGCGGTTACTCTACTTCTGAGGTAAGTGCTCGATCTCGGTAGAACCCAAGGGTCCGAAGGAGCTGAAAAGAGATGATCCGAGAGACAACGAAGCGTCAAGTAGAACCCGAGGGAGGTTTCTACCGCGAGGTGACGATCGCCCTGGAGCAACACTTTCACGACAACACGAAGAAGCCGATCAAGACCGTCGAGAAGGGTCGGACGCCCGGCCGACTTTTTCGCAAAGCGAACCCTGGTGAGACGCCCAGCACTCAGCTAATGGACGCATCTTCCTTCGACGTTCTGGCCCTGGTCGAAGTAGAAGAGCAACCCCAACCCAAGACTGCGGCCAAGGCGAAAGCCAAAGCCAAGGAACCACAACCACAACAACCGGACGCCGAAGAGGAAGAAGCCGACGCAGAGGAAGGGGCTGACGAAGCCCTTGCGGAAGCAGAAGCCTCCGAGGACACAGAAGACGAATCGACACCCGAGGACGACACATCGGACGAGGACGAGCCCGAAGCTGCTGAGGAAGCCGAGGAAGCCGACGAAGAGTCGGAAGAGCCGGAGGCAGACGAGGACGAGACTGCGGACGAGTCGGACGAAGAAGACGAGGAGTCGGACGATACAACGGACGCAGGAACAGACAACGAGGACGACATGGCCAAGAAGAAGACCAAGAAGACCACCAAGAAGACCACCAAGAAGGCAGCAGCCAAGAAGAAGGCAGCTCCGAAGAAGGCCGCCAAGAAGAAGGCTGCGCCCAAGAAGGCAGCCAAGAAGGCAGCCAAGAAGGCAGCCAAGAAGGCAAGCGCCTCGGGCGAGGCCGCGTTGAGCGGACAGTCCGGACCTCCGGTGGACCTCTCGAAGAAGAAGGTCAACCCGAAGGAGAAGAAGGTGATGGAGGCTCTCAACCACGGCAAGGGTCCGCAGAAGATCCTCGACATCGGTTCGGACGCCTTCAAGAGTGCCACCAAGGCTCAGCAGAACTCGTGGACACGAAACAGCCTCCGTCGGCTGGTGCGCGGTGGGCTCGTCGAGCAGGTTGCCCGGGGAACCTACAAGCTCACGGACAAGGGCAAGAAGTTCAAGCCGGCTGACGCCTGAATCTCGGTACTCGAATGATCGAGTACGAGGTGGTCGACTCGCCCGCGGTCTTACCCAAGATCGCGGGCGAGATCGCTGAAGCTGAAGCAGTCGGTCTCGACATCGAGACGACGGCGTACAAGCCCCAGCACGGACACATCCGTCTGGTGCAGATCAACACCCTCAAGGGTGTGTACGTCATCGACCTCTTCAAGACGAAAACTCTCGATCCCGTGACGGAGGCTTTGGCGGGCCCCGCCGTGAAAATCGTTCAGGCGGGAGTTTTCGAACAACTGTGGTTCCTCGCAAAGTACGACTGCATCTTGTGGCCGTTGTTCGACACGCACCGTGCGAGCGCGATGATCCACAACGGGAAGAACCTCGGGCACAACCTCTACGATATCTACCTTAGGGAATTGGGAGTTTCCCCGGAAGCGCCAGACCTTGGAGGCTCTGACTGGAGCGGGCACCTCACCGACGCCCAGTACAAGTACGCTGCGGAGGACGTTGTCCACCTACCAGCACTACGGCAGTCCCTCAAGCCGAAGCTGGCTAAGGCAGGACTGAATCGTATCGCGCTGCTGGAGTTCGGAGCCATCCTTGGAGAAGCCGAGATGAAGCGCAACGGCTTCCCTCTCAACAAGGACCGATGGCTCGCGCTCGCGCGAGACAACAAGGAGAAGGCGGAGAAGATCCGCTCCCAGTTGGATCTGATGCTCCCGCATCCTAGCGGACAGGTTTCGCTCCCTGGGATGTCTTCGGGTTTCAACCTGAACTCGACCCAGCAGCTACAGAAGAGCTTCAAGCGCTTGGGTATCGACTTGACGAGCACAGCGGAGAACGTGCTCGGTATGATCGCATCGAAGCACCCCTCGATTCCGAAGTTGATGGAGTACAAGAAGGTCTCCAAGAGGGTCAGCTCTTTCGGTCCGGACTACCTCAAGCACTTAGATGAGGCGACCGGCCGCATTCATTGTGACTACTGGCCGCTTACGGGAGCAGGTCGCTACTCGTGCAGCGATCCCAACCTTCAACAGATCCCTCGTACGAAGGACTTTCGCGGTTGCTTTGCCCCTGGTGAGGGAAAGACCTTCGTAGTCTGCGACTACGGTCAGATCGAGCTTCGCATCGCTGCGGAGATTACCGGAGACAAAACGCTTCGAGGCATCTACGTGAAAGGGGAGGACGCGCATCAGCGCACGGCGTCCCTGGTGTCGAACGTTCCGTTCGATCAAGTCAGTAAGGAGCAACGGCAAGCAGCGAAGCCCGTGAACTTCGGACTCATCTACGGACTGGGTTGGGAGAAGTTGATCATCTACTCCCAGGTATCGTACGGCGTTACCCTGACGGAGGGGCAAGCCAAGAAGTTCATCAAACGCTACTTCGAAGCCTATCCGGCGGTGCGTGCGTGGCATGATCGTGCCCTTAGAGATGGGCAGCGGACGCACATGGCCCGTACGTTGTGGGGGCGTCTTCGTTACCTCGATCCCGAGAAAAGCCGCAATGAGTTCTTCAATTGCGTGGATGACGAAACGGAAGCGCTCACCCGCCGAGGGTGGGTTTCCGGATTCGATCTCAACCTCGACGACGAACTGTTGACCAAAAACCCAGACACAGGAGAGCTGGAGTGGCAGCGCATGACGGCTCTGAAACGCTTCCCCGATCACGAGGGAGAGGTTTGGGAGTTCCGCAATAGGAGCTTCAGTGCTGTAACTACGCCCGATCACCGCTGGTTGGTGTACAACAAGATCAGTAAGCGAGACGAAGAACGAGTATCGAAGGACCTCTCGCAGTGGGGTGACCATAGGATTCATCGCACGGGACACTTCCGTGGCGCTTCTCGAAAAGAAGTTACAGACGACTTCGTGGAACTGGTTGGTTGGTTTCTCACAGACGGATCTGGTTTCTTGTCAGGAACGAACAAGACGAGAGACACTGCGAATCTGTACCAAAGTGCTCGCGCGAACCCGCACAAGGTCGCTGAGATAGATCGGCTCTTGGAGAATAGTCCGGAGTGGTTGACTGGCCGGTACGAGTACGGGGAGTCCAACAACTTCCAGGTCACGTGGCGCTTGGAAGAGAAAATCTCCGAAGAACTACGTACGCTGTTTCCCTCCCGCCAGTTGACCGTGGACTTTCTGGGGCGTCTGACACGTCCGCAACTAGATCTTCTTCTCCACACCATGATGGCTGGAGACGGCCACGTTGAGGACAGCGGTAAGCGGACATTCTGTTGCGGAGAGGATCGTATAGATCAGAAGGAGGCTTTCCAGATCTTGTGCACCCTTTGCGGGTATGCTTCTTCGAGTAGGCTTCGTGACTTCCGGAAGTACCCTCCGGGCGTTTCTGCGAAGATGCAGAACTCACCCAAGCGGGGGAAAGCTTGGTACGTGACGATACTTCGGAGAGACAAGGTTAAGATCCAAAGGGACCACGTAACCGTTTCGCACCGGAAAGTTCCTGTTTGGTGTCCCATCGTTCCGAACACGTTCTTTGTCGCTCGGCGAGAGGGTCAGGTATACATCACCGGGAACACCCCCGTGCAGGGAACGGGAGCAGACGGGCTCAAAAGATCCTTGCCTCTTGTGTACCATCGACTGCGCCAATTCGGTGAACAGGCGCGCATGGTTCACATGGTCCACGACGAAATCGTTGTCGAGGTAGACGATCATCCAGATCTGGTTACGGCGGTGAAGCACGAGCTGGAACAGGGCATGATCGAGGGAATTCAGCCTATGTTGCCGCATGTTCCTGTGGAGGCCGAAGCGGCCTCGGGACCTAGTTGGGCAGAGGCGAAGTAGGCGTACCAGGTAGAAGTGCGTTACACTGGGATCCGTGGCTGTCACCAAGAAGAAGAGGAAACAGCGCAAGCCGGCCTTTCGGACTAGCAACCCCAACAGAGATCCGCGTTTCGCACGTCTCAAGGCCCTCGCCTGCTTCGACCAAATCAAGCCAATGTTGCTCGCTGGACACTCCTGCCCGAAGGTAGCCGAGTGGATTCAGGAGGAGCAGAAGGAGCTGGAAGACGCCTCGCGCGAAGGTATTGTCACGCTGCTCCGACGCTATCGGGAGTCCTTCTCGGACGCTGAGCTGATCCAAGAGCGGATGCCCCAAGTCTTCGAAGAAGCGAAGACTCGGGTACACGAGTCCCTCGATGAGTTGGCGGAGCTGGAGGATCTATACCGTCTCCAGAAAGAGCGCGTCATGATCGATGTGGCTCTGGAAAGAAAGTTCAGCAAGCTGCTTCCATCCAACACGCAAGAGATTCGAGCCGCGCGCGAGATCCTCAGCACCATCGCCGAACTGAAGATGGACCTAGGACTTCATGATCGCAAGCTCGGTACAGTAGACGTGGATGCAAAGATAGAAGCTACGCTCATCGCCAAGCACGGGGACTCTCGTTTGGCGAAGACGCTGGCAAATCCTCAGCAACGGCAGCGTCTCTTGGGTATAGCGAAGCTCATGGCCAAGCGTGCCGGTCGAGAGGACGAACCTGTCGAGGTGATCGACGTTCCTGGGGAAGCTACGGACATCCAAGCTTCTCCAGAAGAATCTCCCGTCGTCGTAGACGTGTCCGCTTCGAACGAGACGGAGGAAGAAGAGACTCCTCCCTCCGACGTTTCCTCTTCAGGCTACCCCGGTGCGGAGGGCGTGTCCCCATGATCATTGAAAAGGGTGGGAGGGCTCGGAGTTTTCGAACTCTTGAGGAAGAGGACGCAGCTCTGAAGAAGGAACTGGAATCGCTTACTCCAGACGAGCGCGATGCCCTCATGCTCATGCTCTCAGAGCTAGAAGAAGAAAAGCAAGACGGCGAGCAGACCCTGATAGATCTCGTTTCTGAAGCTGAGTACAAGCACGCGATCGTTGACATCGAGACCTTCATCAAGGATCCCTACTACCTGGGGAACACGTGCGAAGCGCTGTACGATCAGCACGTCATCGACCTAAAAGAACTGTTTAGCGGCGGCTACCAAGAAGCGATCTGGACTGGCGCAATCGGGTACGGAAAGACCTTCGTCGCGTCCGTAGCTGTTGCACGGGTCATCTATGAGATCTCGTGCTTGAAGGATCCACACCGATCCTTCGGCGTCGCTCCGGGGTCCAACATTTCCCTCGTCTGCCTTTCCGTAAACGAGGGCCTCGCGATGAAGGTGGCCTTCGAGAATATCGCGACCAAGCTCAAGGCGAGCCCCTACTTCCAAGAGAACTTTCCGTTCAAGGAGACGAAGAAGGAGTTCCGTTTTCCCAACAGCGTCTGGTTGGCTGCGCGAGCTACAACCGACACGTCTGTTCTCGGCTTGAACGTGATCAGCGGTCTCCTCGACGAGACCAACTTCATGGACAAGGGACGAGCGGACGCTCGCTTCGGGTCTGTGGATCACGCAGAAACCATCTATGCCGGCATGCGACGTCGTATGAAGTCTCGTTTCGAGCGACGGGGGAAGCTGCCCGGCATGTTGTTTCTCGTGTCGTCGAAGACAACCACGGATGACTTTACCTCTCGACGTATTCGAGAGTCTAAAGACGATCCGACTGTCTTTGTTAGGGACTACTCCCTATGGGACGTCAAGCCAGAGGAGTACTACAGCGCGGATAAGTTCCTCGTCATCTGCGGAAATGAGCAGGTTCATTCACGCATCATCGACAAGGAAGAAGAAGAGGTCTTCCGAAAACAGATGGACGATCTTCCGGACGGCATCACCGTAGTAGATGTTCCGGAGGACTTCCGTCTCGACTTCGAAAGGGACATTGAGGGAGCGATCCGCGACATCGCGGGGATGAGTACGGTTGCGATCAGCCCCTTCATTCAACGAAGAGAGCGCCTCGTTCCTTGGGACAAGCACCCGGGCCATCCGTTCTCCGTGGAGGTCTGGGATCCGTCAAAGCCAGGCAACTTCGTCTGGGAGCGCATGGTCATGGAGGTGGAGGAGACGGACTTCAGTGGGTACTCCCACAAGAAGCTTCGTCCTATAGTCAATCCTACGGCTGCGCGTCACATTCACATTGACCCGGCCTACCGAAAGGACCGCGTGGGATTCTGCATGGGCCACGTAGCGGACTGGACTGACGTAACCCGTCGCACTGAAGACGGTGCGGTGTACCAGGAGCGCGCGCCCATCTTCCACATCGACGTCATCTTGCAGATCGTTCCTCCCGTAGGAGATGAGATCGTCCTAGGGGACATTCGACGTCTCGTCTATCAGCTAGCGGATCACGGTTACATCATCACTGGGGTGTCAATGGACACCTGGCAGTCGGTTGATGCCCTTCAGCAGCTCAAGGCCAAGGGGTTCAACTCAGAACACCTATCTGTCGATACTCAGATGGATCCGTATAACTGCGTGAAGGATGCCTTCTACGAAGGCCGAGTTCGGATCTATGACTACGCGCCGGTCTTCAAGGAGCTTCGGGCTCTGGAGAAGGACGAGAAGAGGAACAAGGTCGATCACCCTCCCAAGGGCAGCAAGGACGTCAGCGATGCCCTTGCTGGGTGCCTATTCAAGCTGAAGATGCGCAATGCTCGTCAACCTCTTCCGATAATGCGAGGTCTGTCGTACTCTCCAGATGCTTGGATGGACGAGCAACTTCAGCACTCCATGGCCCTACATCAAGGTTCCAACCGCGGTGAAGACGGCCGCTACTACCCGGGTCTGGCGACTCGGGGAGGAGTGCCGCAGGGGATGCTTCCTCCATTCCTTGGGGGAGGTAGTGGTTCGAACGACGATGACGGGGGCTGGTCTCCGTTGTGAACGGGACTGGTTCCAGGTAAGAGAGGATCGATGGCCCACCTAGCGCAACAGATCGAAGACCTCCGCATTCTGATGCTGGAGCCTCCGTGGGTCGACTTCGTGCGGCTTACGCGCATGGTCGACTCGATGGCAGACTCTCCTGAGCTGGAGGTTCTCAACAACGACGAGATCCGAGCCTTTCAGGGGTTCAGGATCACTCTCCATCGAAGTGCGCAGATGGAGCCAGACATGATGGTCAAGCATGTCTTGGCGCACTGGCGAGGATCCAACGGTGTGGTCGAACAAGCGATTCGCAAACTATCGATCGGACCGGAAGCTGTGGCTTGTATCGGTCGCTTTCGTCACGGTCCCTACACCGACCAGGTGAGTTACGGAACCCTGACGTGAAGGACACTGCGCGCGCCGTTGCCGAAGATTTGGAAAAGGTGTTCGGCCTCTCCGAGGGCCCTGTCAACACAGGGACCGTTTTGACGTTGCCGTCTACCATTTCTAGGGAGCAGGCCCTGCGTGCTGCGCACACCTGTCCTTTGGACGCAGTCTTCCGAGACTTGGGAGCTGTTCTCGCTCGTGAGCTTGGGAACGAGCTACTTTCGGCCAACCTGCGCCCAGCAGACTACGCCGAGTTCGGAGACATCATCCCCGTTCTTCGGGATCGCCTCGTTCGCGCGCTCATGGCGGATCCCTCTAAGCTTGCTTCCTCCGTCGAAACCCATTTGCGCATGCGTGGATAGGACTGAATCGTGGGGTTCTTCACTGGAGTAGCGGATCGCATTCGCCAAGCGTGGATTCAGGACAAGGAGTCCGTTCCGCTTCAGTTGGCGAAGGGCGCAGCCATGGCCGGGCTTCCGCAGTCTGGCTACGATCTCCTCCAAGCGTACGGATACGATGTCCTAGGCGACTATCTTCGCCTCGAACAAGATCTCCTTTCTCGCTACGTTGACTACGAGGAGATGGATGACTACCCGGAAATCGCTGCCGCGGTAGACATCTTCGCAGACGACTCCACGCAGCCCGACACTCAGATCAATCGTACGGTCTGGGTGACGTCTCCAGACAAGAACATCCAAAACGCGCTCAACGAACTGTTTCAGAAGCGGTTGCGGATCGACGAAGAGATTTGGGAGATCGCCCGTACACTGGTCAAGTACGGCAACGACTACGAAGAAGTGCTTGTCACTCCTCAGGGTGTGATGGGTCTCAACTTCCTCCCTCCTCCTACGGTACGTCGTATCGAAGGTCCGAGAGGAGAGCTGTTTGGGTTCATTCAGGACTTTCAAGGCCGTTTTGGGTACTCACCCGAAGAGTTCAAGAACGTGCTCGCTCGTCGGACCGCTGCTCTACAGGGTAGAGGCCAAGATAGCTACGGCATGCAAATGGACCCAACGCTCAATGCGTTGGAAGACTGGGAGGTGGTGCACTTCCGTCTACGTGGGAAGCATCGCCGGAGCATCTATGGGTTCTCTGCGTTGGAGGCGGCTAGATGGATCTTCAAGCGCCTCATCCTCCTCGAAGATTCGGCGATCATCTATCGTCTTCAGCGCGCTCCTGAACGCTTCGCCTTTTACGTAGATGTTGGGGACCTGCCCCCTGCCGAAGCGTTGGCGTATGTCAACAGAGTTCGACAGCAGTACAAAAAGCGCAAGTACGTCAACCCGAGTACGGGCAAGCTCGACCTGAAGTTCGACCCTCTCTCTCAGGATGAGGACTTCTTCCTGCCTTCTCGTCAAGGGCAAGACGGTACCCGAGTAGACGTCCTGGCCGGTCCGCAATGGCAGCACATGGAAGACATCGAGTACTTCCAGAACAAGCTGTTCAGTGCGATGAAGATCCCGAAGGCGTACCTTGCTCAGGATGAGAATACTGCTCGTGCGGTCCTCTCGACCGAGGACGTTCGCTTCGCGCGTTCCGTGCTGCGTATCCAGCGAGAGCTGCAAAACGGCTTGCGCAAGGTAGCCCGCATCCACTTGGCTGCTATCGGACTCGATCCTCACAAGGCCGATTACGATATCCACATGACTGTCCCCAGCTCCATTTTCGAGTTGGCTCAGTTGGAGGTCCGAAACGCACGTGCGGACCTGGCAGGGCGTATGAAGGAGTTCATGCCCTTCTACTGGATCTACAAGCGCATCTTCTCGCTCAGCGACGATGAGATCCAGGTCCTTACCAAGCAGAGGGAAGAGGACGTTCTCAACGAGGCCCTGTGGGGAGCTAAGGCAGAGGCAGCGGCTCAGAAACTGGCCCAGGGCGGAGAACAACAAGCAATGCCCGTGGCTTCGGGAAAGAGAGAACTCGGAGCCTCCAGAAAGATCATCGTTCCCGGACAGGTTTCGAGGGGCGGGGCCCGCGGTATTTCCGAGCGGGAGCTGATGGCGGGGTACTCCAAAGAGGTGGAGAAACGGCTCGACGACAAGCTAGATCGCCTTCTGAAGGGGGATCGGCAGTTGGAGGGGGCGCTTCGAGAGCTTGGGGACTTCGTTCAGGTGCTGGCAAGATCTCATCGGTAAAACATCGATCTCTGTGTTGACACCCGTAGAAGCTGACGGGTAGTTTTGGAGGACCCCCTGTGACGACCAAGTACTTCGTTCCGATCTCAGAGATCCGCAAGCTTGCTGAAGGCAGCTTCGAACAGACGGCCGTCACTTTGAGCCAGGTGGTGGAAAACTCCTCAAAGCAGATCTTCGGAGAAGATGTTGTCTGTGAGTTGATCGGAACTTTTCCAGACACTGCTTTGGTTCTCAGCGAAAACGGCGACGTGGCGCGTATTCGCTGGTCCCGTAACGAACAAGGGAATCCGCAGATTACGGGTCACGAACCTGTGAAGGTTTCTCGTTACTCTTCGGAGAATCGGGGAGACTACGTTCGTCAGGAAGTCCGTCGCGCGGTTCGCTCTTGGATGGAGGGCCGCGTGGATGAGGCCAAGGGCATCATCGCGGAGGTGGCTCCTTACGCTGTGGGTGCTCCCTCCCAGGATCCCTCAAAGGTGGTCGAAGCGCTCGCCGTGGAGCTGAAGGCCCCTCGCCCCTGGAGAGTTCTACTTCAGTCCCGAAGCGAGCAGATTCGTCCGATGGTGGGGGAAGCGGCCATCAGGAAGATCGAAGAAGAGAAGGTTGCCCCGAAATATGGGCCTCTTTACAACGGTCGCCTCGCCGAGTCTGAGATCCTGAGCTACCGCGATCTGGTTGAAGGGGACTTCGTCTACCTCACTACACGAGTAGGCGCCCTGAAGGATCTCGTCGAGTCGAGTTACGACGCCGTAAGATCTGTGGTACGTTCTGAGGAGTTGAAAGAGGAGGAAGCGATCAAAGTGTTCGTAACCTTCTCAGAAGATCTGATTGCTGATCTTCGACGACTCCAAAAGATCGTGTCCGAAGCAACGACCCAAATTTCAAAGCTCGACAGCCTTGGAAAACTCCACGACACTATCGTGGAGCACGAAGCAGACTATGCAGTTGCCAGTCGGTTCGTCGAAGCGATGTCCAGTCGGCTACTCGAAGCCATGAAGTAGGAGAACAAGATGAGCGCTCTCAGGCACCCGGTTGTGATCACCTCCCTCCAAGAGGACATGCGACGCATCGGCCTTTCTCCGAAGGGTGAGGCCGCAGATGATGTGCCTTACGGCAACGAACCCGAAGAGCCCGGTCCCGATCCCGAGGCCGATGGCGGCAACCCGCAAGAGGGTGAAGGCGAGGGGGACGTAGATCCCGAAGCCCCGGCTTCTCAGACCGAACAGGACAACGGAGACGACGACGGCGAAGAAGACGAGCCGCCCAAGGATGCACAGGACGAAGCTCGTGCTCTCGTTCGTCAGCATGCTCAGGGCTGGATCGCTCAGCACGCTCCCATCGGTCCCGGTCCTGTCGGTGCTCAGTCCGAGAGCCGTCGAGGCCGGGGCAAGAGAGGCGGCAAGAACCTCACCGAGGGCAAGAAGGGTGGCAAGGGCAAGCCTGCCAAGCGCACTCCCTTCCGCAAGCCGGTGAACGAGTCTCGGGCTCAGCGCGTCTATCGCCTGTCGAGGGGCAAGATCTTCGAGAGTGCTCCCGCTCCGAAGCTGGCCGGTGCTTCGAAGACCAACAGTCTCCTCCATGAGGTGGCTTCCATCATCGGAGACATTCAGCGCACGAAGAAGGTCGAGCACATCAAGGGCTTCGCGAACATCGCGGTCATCGCCGAGATGCTCTCCCGCCGTTTCGCTTCGATCGGAATGGGTCTCGCCGAGGGCAGCATCTACCGAGTCAGTGGTGAGATGAAGCGCATCTCGGAGCAGGCTTCCGACATGGCCATCGGTCTCGATGGTGGTGATGACGAGGAGCAGCCCACGGAGCAAGATGCCCCGATGGGTGGAGGAGACGACGCTCAGGTCGATGACCTGTTCAAGAAGCTGATGGCGAAGCTTCTCGATGCGCTCCAGCTCTACAACGACGTCACGGGCAAGTCCGACAACGAGGTGGCTCCGGACGACGGTCGTCTACCTCCCGACATGGAGCCTCAGGAGGGCGACGAGAACCCGGACGACAACGATGACGAAGAGCCATCGGACGATGCGGGTTCCGATGCCATCGACGACTTCGATGGTGGCGACCTGGGCGGTGACGAGGAGCCGTCCGGTGACGAGGAGCCGTCCGATGACGAGCCTTCGGGAGACGAAGGCGAGGGAGACGACGACGAGGAGCAGGAGGAGAGCACCGATGCTTCTCCCTACGGAGATCCTGCCAACGGCGACGAGCCCGAGAACGAATCTCGCGATCGGGTGTATCACGAGGTGCTTCGGGCGATGCGCGGGGGAAAAGCAGAATCCCGGCAGGGGAGGCGCCGGTAGATGAAGCTTGGCGGCTTCGACGAACTGCATATTCGTCGGGCCGCCGTGAAACCTTCGGGTTCGTGAAGAGAGAGATCAATCCTCTCGCAAGGAAGATGAGGAAGCACAGGAAGGACTTCAAGAGCGCGTTCGGTGCCAACCTCACCTTCACTCCCTTCAAGGGTAACTTTCGCTGGCGATTCCACTGATTCGAAATCAACCCCGATGACCAAGAAAAAGATCACAGAAGCCTACGTTCCGAAGCCGGGACAGAAGCTATTGGTCGACTCCTTGCCGATCTCGCTACAACTCGTCGAAGACGGGATGTCAGGCGGCAAGCTCATGGTTCGAGGGGAGTTTGCAAGATCAGACATCGCCACCGAGAACAAGCGGGTCTATCCCCGATCTCTGTGGGAGCGTGAAATCCGAAGGCTCAACAACTCGATGCAGGAGAGGAAGCTCTTCGGCGAGTTGGACCATCCGAACGATGGGACGACGAAGCTCACCCGAGCGTCCCACATCATCACTGCGATGGAAGTTGGTCAGGACGGTACGGTCATGGGTGAAGCGGAGGTCTTGGACACCGCTCGCGGCAAAGACCTCAAGGCCATGCTCTCCGCAGGTTGCAAGGTGGGCGTCAGTTCGCGTGGCTACGGGTCCACTCGAACGAACGACAAGGGGTCGGAGGTGGTCCAGGAGGACTACAACCTCGTGACCTTCGACTTCGTTGCGGAGCCGGCAGACAGCACCGCTTACCCGGAAGTGTACAGCGAAAACGCGCCGACCCCGGCTCCGGAACAGCGGGTCAGCGAGAACAGGGAGAACGACATGGGAACCCAGGCTCAGCGAGAAGCCGATCAGGAGAAGGCCAAGGCATTTGCCGCTGCTGTTCAAGCAGAAGCCGAGGGGAGCAGCCCCGAGGATCTGGCGAAGCAGTTCGAAGCCGACATCCTGAACAACCTCGGGAAGCTCTCCGCAGAGGCACGTGAACGCATCCGTGCTGAAATGCTGGCAGATCCGGCTGTGGGCCGCGCCAAGGAAGCGGTCGAAGCCATCAAGACCGTTCTTCGTCCGTTCGTCCTTCCGGAGGACGTCGAGACCGTGGTGAAGCAGAAGGACGAGGAGATCGCTCGCTTGCACTCAGCACTCAAGGAGCGCGATCTCAAGATCCACGACTACGAGCAGCAGACCGAGCAGCTCGCTACCCTCGCTCGTCAGGCCGGGTTCAAGTACTTCACAGAGCGTGCTCTCAGCGGGAATCCCGACAAGAAGACCATCATCGAGTCTCTCGGTGACATGACGCAGTTCGAAAACGCCGAGGCCCTCAAGGCTGCGGTGGGCGAAATCGTCGAGTCCTTCAAGCAGCGTCGTGCTGCGGAAAAGAAAGCTCGTGCTCTCGCGGAGCAGAAGGAGAACGAGCGTCGGAAGGCTCAGGCTGCTGCCGATGCACGTGCCAAGGCTGCGGAAGAAGCCGTTCGCAGGGAGCGCGACCAGCTCCAGGAGGCCCTCGAAAAGTCTCTGGAGTCGCACAAGCAGTTGGCCGTGCAGCTCTTTGCGGAGCGTCGTTTGGCAACGCACCCCAATCGCGGGGAGCTGAACGTACTCATGGAGCGAGTACAGCCGAAGACGAAGGAAGAGGTCGAGGCGATCATCGAAGAGCACGATCGCCTCAACGAGGAGCGTCGAGATCCAGATCAACTCGAAGCGGTTCGATCGCGAGTGCGTGAGGCCACGAAGGGCGGATCGGGAAGTACACCTTTGAACGAGGAGAGACCTTCCCCTCGATCGAGAGGTGTGACAGACTACAACGGTCTTGGTATCGATCTCGGCACTCTCAAGCAACTCAGCGGCATCGGACGAAATGGCGCTCCCGCACTTCCGCGGGGAGCCAAGAACTAGGGCTTAGGGCAGATCAGAAAACTCCCTAGCGCCTCTCGGGCGCAAACGAGAACGAGAGAAGGAGAACAAATCATGGGAACGGAAGCACGGCAGATTCTCAACGAGGATGCCAAGCGTACGGTAGCCGACAAGAGCTACGTTGGTGCGTTGGTTCGCAAGTGGGGTGAGTTCCTCGAAGGGATGCCCGACCGAACCGATCAGGATCGCTACACGCTCGGCGTGACTGCGGTTCTGATGGAGAACGAGTCTCAGTACCTCCAGGGGCTGAACGAGGAGACGCGGACGGTCAACGTCGGCAGCTTCACGAAGTTCATCTTCCCGGTGCTGCGTCGAGTTTTCCCGAACCTCATCGCCAACGAGATCGTCTCGGTTCAGCCGATGACAGCTCCGGTCGGTGCGGTCTTCTTCCTCGACTACATCTACGGAACGACGAAGGGTCAGACGACGCAGGGGAACATCTTCCCCCGCGACTTCGATCGGGACTACTCGTCCGAGTTCATCAATGGTGAGCCTCTCGCCACGGGTGACGGCACCAACTTCGGTGGTGGTGGCGCTGCTCTCGGTGCGACGCTGGCCTTCCAGCCGGTGCGTCAGTTGGATGCAAGCCGCGGCTTCAGTGTCGTGGTTCGGGAGCTGGCTTCGGACGGTTCGACCGTTCAGGAAGCAACCGACGACGGGACGGGTGGTTTCACCTTCAGCCCGACGGGCGGCAGCGTTGCGGGTAACATCAACTACTCGAACGGTGCTCTGACGGCGTTCAAGTTCCAGAACGTTCCGGCGAGCGGAAACGCCATCAAGGTCTACTACTTCTACGACGGGGAGCTGAACACCAGGGTTCCGCAGATCAACCTCGACGTGAAGAAGAGCCCTGTGGAGGCGGTGCCCCGTCGACTCAAGGCTCTGTGGTCGGCCGAGGCGGCGGAAGACCTCCGTGCGTTCCACGGTGTGGATGCCGAGACCGAGATGGTCTCTGCCATCGCCCAGGAGATCGCGCTGGAGATCGACCGTGAGATCATTCAGGATCTCTTCGCAAACTCCACCAGCACCACGTCCACGTTCGACCGAGTCCCGCCCGCGGGCATCAACGAGCTGGACCACCTGCGTGCCCTCATCACGCAGATCAGCACGGTGTCGAACCTCATCCACAAGAAGACGCTGCGTGCGCCGGCCAACTGGATCGTCACCTCCCCCGAGGTGTCGGCTCTGCTGACCCAGCTCACGACCCACGGCGACTTCCGTCCTCTGTGGGTGTCCGGTGGCGAGAGCCCCTACGGCCCCGTGGACATGCCGCGTCCTCTGACGCAGCACGGTCAGTTCTCGATCTACAAGACGGGAACGCTGATGAACAAGTGGCTCGTGTACGAAGACCCGTTCTTCACGCGCGACCAGATGCTCATCGGCCTCAAGGGCGCGAGCTACCTCGACAGCGGGTTCGTGTGGGCTCCGTACATCCCGCTCCAGGTCACTCCGACGTTCCTCGATCCGAACGACTTCTCCTTCCGCAAGGGTCTCCGTACCCGTTACGCGAAGAAGATGCTTCGGCCCGAGTTCTACGGAAGCCTGCGCATCCTGAACCTCTGAGCGAGGTTCGTCTCCCGGCTCGGTTTCTCTTCTTCTCCTGTGGCCGAGCCGGGAAGCGTGCAGCTTGAAGAGTTCTCCGTTCTCGTTGTCGGCCACCACATCCTCTTGGGGTGTGGTGGCTTGACGTTTGTGCCTCCACAAGCGATCCCTGTTCCACACATGAAGGGACGGGGATTCCCTTTCCATGTTACAGTTCTGAGGTAACGTCCCGCGTGGACGTATCCAACGGACGGAGGTTTGATGACGACGGCTGCGGAAATAGAGAACGAGCTGGCTTCTTTGGGTTTGGACGACAGTCCTGAAGACTCCATCGAAGAACCCTCCCCTGAGGATCCCGAGGGAGCCCCTGTGGAGACACCCCCCTTCGTGAATACCGAAGGCGCTCCAGCGGAGGAACCTGTGGTGGTTCAAACGAACGCGAAGCCTCTGGACGTGGCCCGTACGCTGGTGGCAGCTCTGGATCGTCTACAAGGCTACGTTGCGGAGGTTAGGGACGCTGCTCAAGCTCTTTGCGACGTGTTGGACCCATCGTCCAACGGCGTGTCAGAAACTGCTCAGGAGCCCACTCCTGAGCCCCCAACAGAGGTTCTAGACGAACCCACGGACGAAGGAGACGACGAGGATGCCTCGGTACCGCAAGAGCGCTGACAAGGACGTAGTGATCATTCCCGGGGTGGGTCGGGTAGCTCCCGGACAAATCCTCGATGGGCTGGAGTATCAGCGTTTCGCTGACCTTGGGCTACTCGAAGAGATCAAGGGCGCGGCTCCGCCTCAGCCCGTTACCTCACTTCCGAAAGAAGTGAAGGTCCAGAAGGGCGTAACAGTGTCGGTGCCGGATCCTGTGCCCGTCATAGCTCCCGACATTCAAGAGATTTCTCCACCAAAGTCCTCTGGTGTCGAGATTCCGGACACGTCTGAGATCGAAGATCCAGACCTTCGTAGGGGCTGGAAGACGGACGAAGAGAAGGACGTCGGAGAGCCCGATGAGGTCCCAGAGGAGACGGACGACTCCGAAGAGGCTAAGCTGAAGAAGCGAGCCGAGGTCCGGCGGAAAGGATCGAGGAAGAAGAAATGAACTGTCCCAAGTGCAACGCGCCGGGCTTGATCGTGGAATCGAGTTCGGACGGTAAGACTCGACACATCAAGTGCAACTCTTGCGGGCTCAACGAGGTGAAGGACGTGCAGGGTCGATCCCTCTTGACGGAGGTACCTACGAGCCCCCACCTTCAGAGTACACCCGGAGGTCGCCAGCTTCTGACCGAGGGGTGAAAATAGCCCCTTGGAGACGAAGCCATGGGAAATCCTACCAACGCCGGGAATCTGACATCCGAAGGACCGTTTCAGTCGAGACAGTTCGACTTGGACACGTTCACCGATTGGATTCTCCGCCGCCTGGGGGCTCCCTTCTTCAAGGTCGAACTCACGTGCGAGCACGTCCACGAGGCTATCGAGGGGGCTATCCGTTGGTTCGCTGCCAAGAAGGGGGTCTTCAAGTTCGGCACGATCCCCATCCAACCAGGACGGGTCGAATACCAACTTGCTGATGAAGTGGACATCGTTCTCGACGTAGCCTTCCGCGCGCCGCAGAGCGACATCAGCCTTATCTTCTCTCCGTATCTCCTATTGGACGAGAAGGTCCCGTACGACGTCTTCGCTGCCCCTCAGAGCGTTGGGCTCTACTCCAGCTACGTGCAGACGTTGCAGTACATCGAGACGGCAAAGCGCATTCTAGGAGCTGAGCTGGATTGGGAACAAAGAGGACGCTGCTTGTTCGTGTCCCCCACGCCCCGCCAAGCTTCGGTCGCCTTCCTCGAAGTCAAGAGCAGCAAGTTCAATTACAACGAGCTGCCGGAACGGGATGCGTATCTGATCCGTCAGTACGCTCTGGCTTGGGCGATGCGCGATTTGGGCATGGTGCGTGGGAAGTTTTCTTCGTTCCCTGGTGCCCAAGGCGACCAGACGTTGAACGCAGACTACCTCCTGAGCGAGTCGAAGGACATGTTCGAAAAGCTCAACGAGGAGATCATTCTCACTGGGTACCCCATGAAGTTTGCGGTGGGTTAGGGCATACTATGAAGTATGCCATACGCCGATCCTGAGAAAGCAAGAGCCTACCGTCGTGAGTGGAAGAAGAGCCCAGAACAAAGAGCCAAAGCAGCGAAGCGTGCTCGCGAGCGCTATGCTGAGGACTCAGAATTCCGGGAGCGGAACAAGGCCGCAGCGCGTCGATACCAGCAGGAGAATCCTCTCTCACCTGAGGAAGTCGAGAAGCGTAACAAGAAAAATGCAAAGCTCATTCGAGCCTCTCAACTCAGGCGCCTCTATGGAATCACGGTGGAGGACTACCAGCGCCTATTTGCCAAGCAGAAAGGTTGCTGCGCGATCTGCGGTTCGAAGGAACCACGTCGAACAGGCAGGAAACACTTGTGCGTGGATCATTGCCACGAAACCGGCAAAGTTAGGGGACTTCTCTGCGACCCATGCAACAACGGGTTTGGTCGATTTGGCGACGACCCTCAACTTCTCAAGAGGGCAGTAGCCTACCTGGAACGCTATGACCAAAAAGAATTGCTGTCCCCCGAGTCCTCGTGACTGCCTTCCGTGCTTGAACATGCCGAAGCGCATCGAAGGGACGTGCGACTTCGATCTATCCGCGGAGAACGAAGACCTGTTCGCCTGTTGGAACCAGGAGCACACGGATGTGTCGGGCACTACCGTGGACTACTGGGTGCAGGATCTCATCAACTCGAAGCTAGATCCGCTATACAACGAACCGGAGCTTCGTGTGTGGGCCGGACCGTTTCGCTTCAAGGCGTTCTTGGAATGGCCTGAGAAGACGTTCGAGACGCGAGAAGAAGGTGCTCGGGCTCTCTGGGAGACACAGATCTACGTGCCCCGTCTCAGCATCGAAGAATCCAACCTCCCGGGGTTCCCTCGGGAAGGAGACGTCGCGCGCATCTGGCAGATCCCCTTCTTCGACCAGTACGCTCAGGGCGTAGACTTCAACATTCCTGGGGCTGGATACTACTTCGACGTGATCAACGTCAACGAGGATGGACACGCTCTCGACAACTTCGAGTTCACTCGCTTCAAGCTCACCCTCAAGCGTCGCACGGAGTTTACGCCCGAGCGCCGTGTTCTCAACCAGACGTAGGAGATCGAAAGAATGGCTAAGAAGCAAATCGTCGAGGAGGCGTGGCCTCACGGGAGGCGTCGTGTCTTGAAAGAAGAGGACACAATGGATGCGGCCTCTCAGAAGATCGTTCAGCAGATCGCTCTCGGAGCGAAGGCTGCGGGACTACTCGACACCGAGAATCCTTTGGAGGACACGATGTTCGTTCTTCGCGACATCGTTCGTCATCCGAACGCTCTGAAGATGGAACTGAAGAAGATGGCGAAGTCCGGTAGTCGCGCGGCTCAGACTCTGCGAACGGTTCGCAAGGAGATCTGAGCGTTGCCCATCACTACCGAGATGATGCAAGCAGCTGCTGCTGGCGGCCTCTCGGTAGTGTGTGCTTCCTGCGAACGTTACTGGGAAGCCCGGGAGAAGGGTATCCAAGGGGATCGATGCCTGGCTACGGACGGCTGTGGTTCTCCCCTGGCTCGTGGAACATTCCACGAGTACCGAGGTCCCATGACTCCCGAAATGATGAAGCGCTGTTGCTTCGTCTGTGGTTCCCCCTCCGTGAAGGGTCTACGAGCTACCGGAAGTCCGCGTGTCATCGGAGTATGTGCCGAGCACTTTGCGTGGATGAACGATCCCGAAATGCGAAACCCGCTACCGTCTCAGGTTACTTCCAAACCGAAACGGAACTACCTCGACATCGATCCCAAGGTCCTGAACGGACACAAGCTGCCCTCGGAAAAATCTCTCCTGGGGACGATGCTCAAGACCGAAAAGGAGTGGGCGGACAAGGACGGGGTCGAGTTCGACGCCATCCGCTTCCTTGGTCTGAAGCATGAGCATTGACGTTCGAGTCCGCAGTCCGCAGGCGGGCAACCTAGACAAGCTGCTCCGGGAATGGCCGAAGCGACTGGAGCACGTCAAGGCGCAGCTCACTTACCTCGCAACCGAGTACGTACACGAGGAGATTCAGAGTCGGATCCCAAACGATCAGGAGTACGGGAGTTATCGACGAGGGTTGACCTTCTCCAGGGTAATGGGGACCGGGAAGGACGTCGTCTATGCAGTACATATCAACCCGAAGAGCACCAAAGTCCGGAAAATAGAGGCGAAAAATACGCTCCTCTACGTCAAAGCAAAGAGACGATCTCGAAGGACTCCTCCGGAGATCGCTGTTCTGGAGCGCTACAATCCGTGGACTGTCCGTACTTTGCCCTTCGCGCCCAACAAGCGCTGGGCGATCGTAGTTTCTCAGAAGGCAAATCCCACCACCGTTGCGAAGGTGGAGGCTAAAAGGCAGCACCAACGGCCTGAATGGAGGCGCGCCCTGACCGAAGTCGGCGTCCGAACCATCAAAAAAGATCAGGGGATCAAGCTGTCCAAGAAGCTCGAAGCACTTCCCGATGTAGCTCTGGACGGTATTCGGCTAGAATTCGGTCTCGGTAATAGAGCAGAGCCTCACTGGCGACCTGCTATCCTAGGTCTCAGGAAGACCTTCTTCCGGAGACTGTTACGAACACGAAGAGGCAAGGAACTGATCGCAGCGCTCACAAACTCTCGCTTCAAGAAATGGACGAAGTGGCCTAAGAGGATGAGAGGAAAACTCCGCGCGGGCGAGGCGAAGAAGTTCGTAGGATTCCAGAAGCGCCTCGGCATACGGGGACAGAAGTAAGGAGAACGATCGATGAACAACCGGATCAATGCGGTACTCGAAAACATCCGAGCGACCATGGAAGGCGAGGGCGACGACGCCACTGCTTACGGTCCTTCGGTTTCCGGAGACGTTGGAGGTGCAACGAACGCCGATGCTGAGGCAGGTGCCGGCGGAGCGGTGAACCCGAGCGATGTCAGCAACACGCTCGACCTCTACCTCTCGGAGATCTCCGACCTCCTCACCCTGGAGTACGGCAAGAACGAGAACGAAGCGATGAACTTCGTGTTCAGTGCAGCTTCGGCTCTCGCTCGTGAAGGCGTCATTCCCGAGGTTCCGAGCGACAGCGCTACGGACGACGAGGTGGCTCAGTGGCTCGGCAAGGCCAAGAGCGTCCAGTTCGCGTCCCACGTGCTGAACCGCGCTCGTGAGATGAGCAAGTAGGGGGTAACACCAGGGCCCCATGGCTCAGGAGCTACCCACCCTATCGCCTGTAGAACGGGCACGCTTAGTCGCTCGACGCTTCGGTGCTGAGCGACAAGGGCGGGTGACCATCCGAGACTTCGACCAAGGAATGGTCGAGACCCTTGGTGCTTGTGTCTACCCAGACCTCTCGGTCCCGGACAACCAGCGGTACTGGTTGAAACTCGACGGCATTGATCCCCCTCCGGGAAAGCCGGGCGTCCTCGTGACGTTCAGCTTCCCGGAGGCCGAGTTCAAATCGTACGTCGTTCCTCTCGTACTCTTCCGTAGGGACGATATCTCGCCAGCGAACGAGCGATGGCACTCCGTTGGGCACGAAGGGTACCGGGCTCCAGCCCCCGACGCCAACAAGGTGATCGTTCCGAATACAGCTCCCGCCAGTGTCGCTGGCAAGACTGGGTACGATCGCGTTGAGGTGGGCCTAGCACCCATCCCCTTCGATATCACCTACACGATCTCGATCTTCTGTCATTACCGCGGAGCCATCGGGCAACGTGGGCAGGTGAATTCGATCCTGGGACATGTCCTCCGGATCTTCCCGCCGTATGGGAAGGTTTACGTGAAGGACGACATCGGAGACTACCGCGGGTACTACACCTTCACGGAGTCGACTTCCGTTCTGGACGAACACCCCGAAGTTGCGGAGCGCATAATCGGTTTTGGTGTAACCGTTCGTGTTGAGGCTGAACTCGATCTATCGGAACCGACGATCCACAGAACAGTCACTCAACCATTGACCGTCAACCTCAAGCAACTGTAAGGTGGTGACAGATGGGCAGGTACTTCAACAAAGGACGCGGCAGTCTTCCTCTGACTCTGAGTGATGGGAAGTCCGTCTCCGTACCTGGCAATTCTTGGATCGTCCTCGAAGGACGTGACGAAACGACCGCAAGCGTGCGGCGTGCTGTTCGGAAGGAGCAACTCTTCCAGCAGATCGCAAAGAAGCAGCCTGCGGCTTCAGCAACGAAGAAGACAGAGGTGAAGACCACGGCAACTCCTGCCGGGGAAGAGGCTCCTGCGGATACCGCAGCCGAGGAGTCGAAGCCTACAGAAGCGGCACCGAAGAAAGCGCGGCGCAGCCGTGCTCGCGCAACAGCCGAGTAGTTCGTAGGTTTCCAAAAAACCCAGGAGGTAGACCGTGGCAGAATTTCTGAGCCCGGGAGTTTTCATCGAGGAAGTCCCGTCGACAGTCCAGACCATTGCGGCTGTCTCCACCTCGAACTTGGGGATCATCGGTTTCACGACCAAGGGTCCGGTGGACGAGGCGACGCTGGTCACTTCTCCGGATCAGTTCTTCCGAACCTTCGGAGAGCTGTCCCCCGATACCTTCACGGGTCTCTCGGTTCTGGCCTTCTTCGCCAACGGTGGTCGTCGAGCCTTCGTGGTTCGTGTCGTTCCAAGCGATGCGGTCACTGCCGATGCCGACCTTCAGAGCAAGACCTACTCGCAGCAAATCGAGACGGGTGACGGGTCCACAGTCAACTTCACGAAGACCGATCTCAACACCACGCTCAAGGTGAACGGGGGTCTGTCCCCGATCATCGCCTACAACGGTCTGGCCAACGCCGGTATCCTTCTCCAGTGGCGTTCTGCTGGCGCAGCGATTGCTGCGGAGCGGGTGAAGGACATCACGGACGGTACCACGGATCTCGACCTGGTCGACAGCCAGGCGGAGTACGGGTTCACCATCGATCCCACGCAGCTTCCCGCCCTCGCCGAAGAGGACTGGGAGCAGCTCGCCGTCGTTCCGGGTACGGTCACCCTCTCGTTCGATCCGGACGGTGGTGGTGCACGCACTCTCGTCCTGGCCAATCCCACTTCTGGATCGGTATCCTCCACCCCAGGGGACGGAGCCACGACCGACTCCGAGACGGTTGTGGTCTTCGACTACGCTACGGGACGTGGATCCATTCTCTTCGGTGCTTCCGACATCAACGATGTGCCCGATGCCTCCGTGGTCGCAGCGTCTCTGACACTCGCCTACACCCCGACGACAACTTCGCGTCAGGCTCGGGACGATGGTTCCGGGAACATCATTCAGATCACAACGAGCACGATCGATGCCGGTGGTACCAACACCATCGACTACAACGACGGTTCCTACGACTTCGACACTACGGTGGGGGCCACCCCTCACGACGGTGCGCCCATTCTGGCGACGTACTTCATCGAAGCGTTCGACCTGAACCCCGTCTCTCCCGGCGAGTGGGCGAACAACATCAAGCTCCAGGTGCAGGGCAACGCGAACTACTTCGATGCGTCTACGCAGACGTACACGAAGTTCGACGTCAACGTCACGGAGTTGAACTCGCAGAGTGGTCTCTTCGAGGTCGTCGAGTCCTACGAAGCCCTCGACTTCTCGGATTCAAGCGCCGTCGACTACTTCGTCGATGTCATCAACGAGCTGTCCGACCTGATCGAAGTCACGTCTCCCGCAGGGGACGAGGCTCCTGGTACCCTCAACGGGCGCTCGGTGACTCAGGAGATCGGTGCTGGCGGAGCCAACTTCACCCCGGCAACCTTCGGTGCTGTGGATCTCCTCGGAGATGACCTTCGAGACCAAGGCTTCGCCATTGGGCCTCGGAGCGTCGTTCTCACGGCAACCGACAAGGGTCTCGCTGCAACGGGAACCATCACCACGGTGGCGGAAGCAAGCCTCATCGATGGCGAGACCTTCACGCTCGACGACGGTGTGAACCCGGCCATCACCTTCGAGTTCGATGTCGGAGGCGGTGGTGTAGTTGCAGGCAACGTGGCGGTAGTCATTGCTGCCATGGACACGGCGGACGTTGTCCGGGATGCCATCATTACTGCGGTCAACGGTGAGGCTGCTGCTGGCAACATCCTCATTCGTGCCGCAGACGGTGGTGCCGCGACTGTCGACCTCACCCACGCTCGTACGGGTGTGGTGGGCAACCAGGCCATCACGGACACGGTGGCCGATGCAGGCTTCGTTGTCGTAGGCATGGCCGGCGGTACTGCCGACACCACGCTCACCGTCAACGATGATGGTACGGGTGCTCTCACGGGGGATATCGATCCGACCTACGCCACTACGGTGACGGTGTCGGGTACGGACATTCCCCCGAACGAGATCAACTACGCGCTAGGCTGGGCGAACTTCCAGTTCAACACGACCAACGGTCTCAAGGGCGGAACGCTCGTGGAAGCGGCCTTCTACACCGACCCCGAGGAATCCGTTCGGGAAGACCAGTTCGGCGACACCGACAAGCAGTTCACGGATACGGCTGCTGTTCCCGTGGATCACTACGCTGCCGGCTCCGACGGAACCTTCACGTCGAGCACGTACTCCAGGACGCAGTTCTCGGATCCGACTCTCCAGTCGGGCGACCGTGGTCTCTATGCCCTGAACAAGGTCGACGAGATCATGCAGGTCATCATCCCGGACTTCGCGGGTGATGTGACGGTGACAGGAGATCTTCTCGACTACGCCGCTGCACGAGCTGCTCTGCCCTCGGGTGGAGACCGCTTCATCATCCTGGCGGTTCCCGTGGGATCCGATGCTCAGGAGGCGGTGGACTGGTTCCGTTTCGACCTGGGACGGTTTAGCAAGTTCGCGGCTCTCTACTGGCCTTGGATTCGGGTTGCCGATCCTCTGGCGGACGGGCGACCGCTGCTCATGCCGCCTCTGGGCCACGTTGCAGGTGTCTACGCACGTACCGACACGACTCGAAACGTGGGCAAGGCCCCTGGTGGTACCGTGGACGGTGCTCTCAACTTCCTGATCGGTCTGGAAACGGAACCGACACAGGGGGATCGAAACTTCGTCTACCCGAACAAGATCAACCCGCTCATTTCCAGCCCGCAGACGGGTCTGGCGGTGTGGGGTGTCCGTACCATCGCCATCGAAAGCGAGTGGCGATACATCCAAGCACGTCGGCTCTTCATGTTCTTGGAGAAGTCGGTGTTCAACGCCACCGGGTGGATCGTCTTCGAGAACAACGGTCCTGGCCTCTGGTCTCGCATCAAGGGTCAGCTCGATGGCTTCCTCTCGAACCTCTTCAACGAGGGGCTGTTCTTCGGGGCTTCGCCTACCGATGCGTACTTCGTCGTCGTGGACGAGACCAACAACGATGCGGCTTCCATCGAAGCAGGTCAGGTCATCATCGACATCGGAGTCGCCCCGAACCGCCCGGCGGAGTTCGTTCGCTTCCGCTTCCAGCAGAAGACGATCTCAGGCTAGCCTCGCTCACGAATGAAGGAGTAGATCAATGCAAGTTACGTTCACGAATGCATCGGGAGACGACCTCTTCCTTTCGCAGCTGTACCGCAACCTCGCTGCCGGCGAGTCGCTCACCACGAGCCGTACTCCCCTCGACATCGACGGAGACCAGGCACTCAAGGCTCTCATCGAAGCAGGTGACATCACCATCTCGGCAGTCACCGAGGCTGGTGACACCATCTACTTCGCTCGAATCGCGGGTTCCGACGCTCTCGTGCCTCTGGCGGTCTACGATGATGCAGGACGTCCGGATCCCACAGCGGTTCCGGCTGGTACTGCCATCTTCAACTCGGATGACGGCTTTCCGAACTACAGCGACGGCACCAACTGGGTCGACGCTGCCGGCGTAACCACCTGATGGGGCTCTTGAGCCCCTGAAGGGGCTCATGCTAGAACGGACGACTTGGACGCTCAGCGCAAGCTGCGCTGAAATCTCACGGACGGAGGCCCCATCATGGCACAGCTGACGATCACGAACATCTCCACGGAACGCAAGTACCTAGGGGATCTCTACACTAGCGTCGAGCCTGGATCTTCGATCGAGGTGACGAGGTCCGCTGCGGACCTTCCCCAGATGACTGCCTTGCAGAAGGCAGTGGCAGATGGAGACTTGACACTCTCGGTGGCCTACTCCGCTGAAGAGGCTGCGTCGGGCCTCCATTTGCCTCCATCTGTTGTCGAGGCAGGAGACATCGCACCCGTAGCTGGGTCGAATCCAGCTTCCGGTCTCGTGACGATTTTCTCCTCCTTTGCGGCAGGTGGTGGGGGAAGTGCAGATGACGTGGAGATCTTCCCGGCAGGAGCGCTCCCCTTCAAGTTCCGCGTTCTCGATTTCCTCGTCTACGTGGCCACTGCTGTGGGAGCCTCCACGATCGAAGCCAGGGACGAAGCCGGAGGTGCCGGAAACGTGCTGGCTTCAGCAGATTCGGCAACGACTGGTCGACAGACGAACGCCGAGACGGTCACAGGGGTCGCCGACCCTGGATCAACCAAGGGACTCTTCCTACGACGATCTGACAGTGGAGTGGCTGGTGAAGCCGTTCTGATCGTTAGGCCCGAGTTGTAGGAGGCTGGAAAACTCCCGAGTACTACGCTAGAGTCGAGGTAACTCCAAGGAGGAGCGCACATGGTTCGTCCCGTATCTCAAGACTTCCTGCACTCGATGCGCTTCCACGTATCTGTGTTGGGTACCAACGCCGCGGGTTACCTCCAAGGAGGTGGTCGTGACGTAGGGACCAAGCCAGAGGCAGGATTTTCGGCATGCTCCACGCCCGAAGCTTCGCTCGAAGCGGTGGAGTACAAGGAAGGAAACTTCGTCTACACCCGCAAGTACGCTGGCGTACCGACTGTCTCGGACATCACCATGTCCCGAGGCGTCGCTCGTCAGGATTCGTCCTTCTGGGGTTGGATGAAGGCTGCCATCGAAGGCGGTCCCATCGCAGGCACAGGCACGTATCGCGAAGACATCCAGATCAGCCACTACCACCGAGATCGATTCTTGGAGGCGACGGTTCCGACCGTTCCCACCACGATCATCGACATCGGAAGCAGTGGTCCCGAGCCGGGTCGTCGCTACACGTGTCGCGAGTGCTTCCCCATCCGTCACAAGACGGCTGCGGACCTCGATGCCACGGCGTCCGAGATCTCCATCATGGAGCTGGACGTCTCGATGGAATACTTCGAGGTCGAAGAGATCGCTCCCCCGTGATTCAGAGCCAACGCCTCCTGCGTAGGCAATAGGAGGACGCATGGCTCGAAATCCGATCTCGGACTACCTCCAGGTCTACTCCTTCTGGTTGATGGACCTGGGGCCTATCGACACAGTCGCTCTACCCATCCTGACTCCGCTCTTTGGGTTCAGCTCCATCACTGCACCCGAAATGGTGATGGAGACTCAGGACATCCCCGAGGGCAACTGGTACTTCGACCGCAAGGTCTTGAAGCGGGGTTCCATCTCGAACGTCACCCTCTCGCAGGGGGTGACGTTTTTCAATTCCGACTTCTACCGTTGGATGATCGCTGGAGTCACAGGCGATACGGCTGCGGTCAACAGCTCGTCTTTCATCCCCTTCCTTCAGATCGGTGGTCCGACGTACCGTCGCAACTTACTATTGATCCAGTACTTCGCGCATACGACTTTCGGAGCGCAAGGAGGCATCAGCGCGGTAGTTGCGCAGTCTACCTTGACCGCGGGTATCGCCGCTTCTGCTGCTGGTCTGGAAGGCGCTTCTACTGCGGGACTCGTCGTTTCTGGTGCCATTGCGGGAGGAGCTGCTGCGCTCGGAGCCCTCAATGTAGGTCCTTTCGAGTTTGCTGCTCGCGTTCCCGCACGTGCGTGGATTCTGAAAGGCTGCATACCTGTTCGGTATAGGCCTTCGTCCGATTTCGATGCACTATCAGGGACTGTTTCTGTGGCCGAACTAGAGTTGGCCATGGAAATGTTCGAAGAAGTGGCATTGACAGCATGATCGGATGAAGGAGAAAATACATGGGAGAGATGACAGAGTTGAACCCGAACGATCCCCCCTCCACCCTCGAAGAGCTGAGCCTTCTGGCAGGCTCCCGTGGATCTGTGATCTTGTCTCGTGCTCCACAGCACGACGAGTTCGGAGTGGAAATGCGCATGGAGCCTTCCCCGTGCGCTGAGGAGCACAAAGCTCTCTGAAGGAGGTCCGTGTGTCCTTTGCCCGATCCCAATTGAGTTCCCGTATGGAAAGCGCTCGCCGCAAGCGTCACGAACAGACGACTTCGGGGAACGCAGGTGCCATACCGGGTCGGCCCCTCGGTCCTCCTCTGACGCCCCTGTTTCCCAAACAGGACGACGAGGAAGACGATTGGGAAGAGTGCGAGGAGTGCACGGAGGCCCGAGAGGGCGACGTCGCCGAGATGGAGGTTCCTTTCGACATCGGCGACGTTGTCCTCTTCGGGAAGTACAAGAACAAGCGGGGAAAGATTCTGAGCTTCGGGACCAACGACCGGGGTCAACCAGTCGTGGAGATCGAGCCTGTTCCCAAAGGCCGGAAGCAGAACAAGACCCTCGGGCTGTACAAGGTCTGGACCTCCGAGGAAGTCCTGGCGGACTGCTGGGAGAGGATGGTCACCGTGGGGCCCCCTGACGAGTGGTCTGGAGGCGTTGCGTCCTCCATGGCAGCGGAGGAGCGCCAAGTACTCCAAAGGGCCTGGGAGAGCCTCTCAGAGGCCCAGAAAGGGCAGCTCCAGCAAGAATGGCAGGACGAGGTGGAGGAGGCCGCTCCGCGGCGCGTCAAGAAGCGCAAGCCCCGCAGCGGTGCTCGGAAGCTGGTCAAGGTCTGTCCGACCGGAATGCACATCAAGGGTGGACGTTGCTCCCGGGTTCCTCGGTCCCAGCTTGCCAAGATGCGTCGCAAGAAGAAGAAATGGCGCCGAAGCGGAGCTGGGAAGCGGAGCGCCAAGCGGAGCGCCATGTACAAGAGACGCTTCGGAGAAGCGCTGGAGGGATTCATCGCCGAAGGTCGGGATCTCCTGGAGTGAAATCCCATGCCCATTCACAAGGTCAAAGGGGGGTGGAAGTGGGGCAAGCACGGCAAGGTCTACCGCTCCCGTAAGAAGGCAGCAAAGCAGGCAGCGGCTGCCTACGCCCATGGGTACAAGGAGGATCTGGGAGACCTTGTTGCCGAAGCACACGCCATTCTCGAAGGCGTGTCAGTCAAGTACGACACCAAGGCAGTCGAAGGTCTGTTGGACGACCTGATCGACTCCCTTCTGGACCGGACAGCTGCTGGCAAGTCCGAGTACTCGAAGCAGGATGCGGCCAAGGATCGAACGCACTACGTTCGGGAGCTGAAAAAGAGTGCCGAGAAGATCGGCAGACTCATGACGAGTGCTGCGGGACGCATTCCGACGTGGACGGGATCGAAGATCGCGGTGAAGCTGCTTCCTCTCTCCAGCAGTTTCGGAGACACCTTCATGACTGACGAGGGGGACGTCACCGACTTCGCCGAGATCAGTGTCTTCAAGAAATCCGAGAACAACGCTCCCTCGTTCACCTATTTCGGAGGAACGACGGTGGACGATGTTCTCGATGCAGGCGACTCCGACTTCTTTGGGGACCCAGAGGTGGAGCAGGACTACTTCGCTCTCGTCAATGAGATCCGCAACCCGGGGAAGTCCAAGCGCGAGGGCGAGAAGGTCATCCGTCTGTTCACGGCGCGCCCGTCAAAGGATCGGCAACAGTTCCAGAGGTCCAAAACGCTGCCCTCCAACCTGTTCCTCACAACGAGCGAAGACGAGGCAGAGGGCTACGCCCGCGATTTCGGTTCGAGGGACATCTGGGTGGTTCGCATCAAGAAGAAGCACCTCGTGCAGACGTTGGACACACCACGCGCGAAGAACTACCAAACGTTCGGAGCCGGGGGAAAGGTCCCTGTTGAGGCTATGGACCTGGTAGCCCCTGGGAATTGACTATTCTCAGTACCCCTGGTATCTCGAATTCCGATGGCGAAGGCGAAAGCCCTGTCTCTTGCGGCGTGGTTGAAGCGTTACGATGCTCGGTGCGTGGGTCTCCGCTACGACCCGGATACGAAGAGACACGTGGTAACAGTTCAGATCGAACGAGAGATCCCGAAAGACGTGCTCGTGTCCCCCGAGGATGAGGACGCGCACAGCGGAAATGCGACACGCAAGCACCTGCTCTTTCCCTTCGCTGAACCTGAGGCTTGACAATCGTGAGGCTGTAGCATAGCCTCCGCGAGCATTGGCCTCGTTCATTCAGCTCGACTTCGCGAAGGAGCGTGCGGAGCAGATCCGTACCTTCGCTGAGAACCCCGACAACTGGTACCGCGCGTTTCAGAGCAGTGCGAAGGTTCCGGGGTTGCATGACGAGTACGTCTTGGAATCTGGGACGATACGCGCCGTGTTCTCGTGGACGCTCGTCCCGGACGGCGACATCTTTCGACAGATGACCGTGTCGTCGAAGAATCCAGGTAAGTGGGCCCAACCGCTTATCGTCTGGACGTTGGCGCACTACTTCGGCTTCACGGGAGCCACGACCAACGAGCATGACTTGGTCGAAGAGGCGGCTTCCTCTTGGCAAGTTCAGATGGTCGAGGAAGAGAGCTGCGTCATGGTCGTTGAAAAGGTCGAGGAAGAAGCACCCACGTGAAGATCTGCGTCCCGTGATCTACTACACACTCTACCCACACATCGTGGAGAAGGTCAGAGAACGCCTTCGTGACTACGGCCGCATCCACGGCTCCGAGGTTCGCGATCTCTTCATTAGACACAGCTCCGCTGCGGTAGACGATCACGCAGAACGGCTCCTAACCGAGATGGTCGAATCCGGGGAGCTGAAAGTCTTCGGCGGTCCGGCCCCGACACACAGCCAGGCAGCGTTCATCGGCCTCCAGTACTCGCAAAAAGCCTACAAGGACGCTGGATGGGCTCCCGGGCTCAAGGAGCACTTCTACTACGAGACCGCCTAGGCTACCCTTGGAGAATGAAGATCATCGAGGGCTTGGAACTGGATCCCGGCGAGTTTCACACCCAGGTGCGGGGCTTGCGCCATCTGCCAAGGCTCTTCGAGCAAGACGAAGAGCCTAGCGCTGCGGTACGAGCAAAGCAGGCCCGTCAGGTGATTTCCGACCGATTGAAAGACGCCGAGGGATCCGGAGACTTCGGTATCGGAGGAGGGGACGAAGTCGTCTACGTCAACGTCCAGCCGGAGGATACTCACGAGTACGGTATCCAGCTCAACATGATCGCCCGCGAGTTGGGTTACTCGATTCGAGCCGAGCCAAGTGGTGAAGGGGTGCGGTATGTCCTCACCCGGCGCTGAGCCCCCGCTAGTCGGTTACGTCTACGGACACCTGGAATGCGAGCCGGACGCGCCTCCAAAGCACATGATCTTGGAGATCGAAAAGGATCCCGAGAGCCCTGGTTACCGCGTGAAGAAGGTGCTCGCGTCAGCCGAAACCCTGTCCCTCGCACTCGAACGCTACGAAGCGTTGAACCGCGACGATGATATGCCCTCGGACCTCTCGTACGCAACGGTGGTGAGGTTCCAAGCGCAGCCTTGACAATCCCATACCGTACCTGATATGGTTCTGGTTTGATGTCAGAACGTGTCTGGGTTCCGTACGCTCCTTTTCAAGGAGGGCTTACACCAAGCCCGATACGACGGAGGTTTGTTGTGGCGACTCCTGAAAAAGTAGAGCACGCAGAGCTACGTCAACTACTGAAGCGCTTGGAACAGGTCTCTGGCTCTGCTGCCTCTGAGATCCGGATGGCTGCCGATGTGCTCTCCGAAATGGAGGGTGAAGAGGAAGCGGATATGTCTCGGGAGCTAGCCGACGACCTGGCTTCAACCGTGAGCGATACCATTGCAGCGGTCAACCGTCTGCTGGACGGGAAGTGACGTGGTCTTCGTTACCGCAGATCAACTGCTGCTCCATGCGGTAGGAGACTATCTCCTCCAGTCGCACTGGATGGCTACGGCCAAGACCTCTCGCAAGACGGCGGCTCTGGCTCACGCGCTCGTATACACAGGACCCTTCTGGTTCCTCACCCAGTCGTGGGCCGCGCTCCTCTTCATCTTCGGCACGCACTTCGTGATCGATCACTGGCGCCTTGCTCGTTACGTGTGCTGGTCCAAGAACTTCTTGGCGCCTCCGGGCGAATGGCCTGCGTCTTGGAAGAAGTGCTCGGCTACGGGGTACGATCCCAGCTTGCCGGCTTGGTTGGCGATCTGGTTGATGATCATCGCCGACAACACGATGCACATCATCTGTAATGCGGCGGCCCTCCGATGGTTCTGAACGTACGCGACGAATTCAAAGGGTCTCCAGCCTCTGGAGCCGAGATCATGAGCGAAGTGAAGACATGGCGGTACAGTCTCCCAGGTCAGAAGGAGCCGTACGATAGCTGGACGATCGCGTTAATCGATTCGACGGGTTGCGTGGCGATCCTCTCTGACTACGGAGACTGGTGCTACCGTTGGTCCACGCCAAACACAGGCCATGAGGACTTCCGCGAGTTCTTCATCGGCATCGATGCGAGCTACGCCGCGCGCAAGCTAGCCAACGAGAGTGATCGAAACCAGTTCGACGGAGAGGCCACGAGGAAGCGTATTCGTCAGGACATCCTGAGAGACCGTCGCGCGCGTGCCTGCTCTGCGGATTGGGCTCGCCAAGAGTGGGACCTCGTGGATGTGATCGAGGATGACCACGAGTGCTCTTTCAGTGCATTTCTGGCAGAGACCTCCATCGAAGATGCTTTCGAGTACGCGATCACCAGGATGGGGCGCGGCTTGACACACTGGGTTCACGTGTCACTACCTCGGCTACAACAACTGATTCGAGAGGAGCTGGCGAGCGAAGCCGGCGAAACGTTATGAGCTTCAAGTACCAAGCGATCAAGCACGGAGACAGCCACTACGTATTGCCGAAGATCGGCGACATGCGAGTGGAGGCCCACGCCTTTCTTTCCGATGCTCTCTATGAGTCGTCAGATGAGGGCCTGTGGAACCAGCTTGCGAGCGGAGCTTCCTACGAGGGTGTCATCGGAGCCTACGTCATGCCCGACACGCACCTGGGCTTCGGAGTTCCGGTAGGTAGCGTCATCGTCACCGAGAACACCATCATCCAGGCAGGCTCCGGCTACGACATCTCGTGCGGCGTCGTCTACATGAAGGTTCCGGGGCTCAAAGCCCGAGGCGTGCGTGGCTGGTACGATCGCGAGCGCTGGATTCGAGAAGTCGAGAAGCGGGTAGCTACGGGTGTGGGTTCCAACCGCCCCAAGCTGATGCCCAAGTTCTCGGTGAAGAAGAGCGACGAGATCTTCCACCAGGGGGCCAAGGCTCTCGGAGTCTCGGCTGATGTGTGTGAACGCCAGTTCATCGAGGTCCCCAGCGATACAGATCCTTCGAGGATCGAGAAGGCCTACGCAAAGTCCCTCGATCAGCTCGGAAGCGTGGGAGGGGGAAATCACTTCGTCGAGATGCAAGTCGATCGCGACACGGGCGAGGTCTTCGTCATGGTTCACTGCGGCTCCCGCGGCTATGGCTGGCAGGTCGCCAACCACTTCTTCTACGAGGGTGCGCTTGCTCGCGGTCTTCCCACGAATCGCCGAGAGGACTCGTGGCTCTACGCAGACGAGCCCCTCGGGAAGGACTACTGGGCCCTTCACAACACGGCTGCCAACTACGCCGTGGCCAACCGACACATCATCGTTCGTGGCGTCCAGGAGGCCCTCCAGGAGGTTTTCGGGGTTGAGGGTGAGGTCTACTACGAGATCAGCCACAACCTCGTGCAGGAGGAGACTCTGGTCCTCCCCGACGGGACTCAGAAGAAAGGCTTCGTGCACAGGAAGGGCGCGACACGTGCGTTCCCGGCCGGACACCCGGACTTGAAGGGTACGAAGTGGGAGTCCACGGGGCACCCCTGTCTGATTCCCGGCTCGATGTACGAGGGGGCAGCGATCCTCTTTCCGAAGCAAGGCGCCTACAAGTCTGGGTGCTCCGTCAACCACGGTTCTGGTCGTCTCATGGCTCGGGGAAAAGCACGGAAGACCCTCGGGCACAAGCAGGCACGCATCGACGAGGAGATGCGTACGGTCAAGCGTACATTCAACGGTGTTCAGATCGAAGGGATTGTCGGAAACACCAAGAAGACCCCCATCGACGAGTGTGGGCACGTCTACAAGGATCTGGACGAGGTGCTTGCTGTCCTGGAGGACAACGGCATCGCAGAGGTGCGCCACCGGCTCTATCCGGTGGCCAACATCAAGGGAACGGACTGATGAACGGGGAAGCGAAGGAAGAGGAATGTAAGAAGCGCGGTTGGTTCTGCCAAGACGGCTACGGACCTCACCGACGCTGGGGTTCCTTTTGCCCCTGTCCCCCAAACGCTCCAGAGGCGATGCCAGACTTCAATCGCTTGGCTCACTTCAAGAGGACAGGTCGAGACGACCTGTACGAGGGCTGTGAGCGTCAGTACATGAAGAAGATCACTGCTGCGGTCGCCATCATCACGCAAGAAGAGAACGGCAAGACGAAGATCTTGGGCGTGTCTCGGAAGGACGACCACGAAGCATGGGGACTCCCTGGAGGATCCATCGAAGAAGGCGAAACCCCCGAAGACGCCATGGTGCGTGAGGTACGAGAGGAAACAGGGCTGATCGTCTCCGAGGCTCGGAAGGTGTTCGTACGCATCGACGACTGGGGCGTTGCTGCTGCTGCGTTCGAGGTTCTGGAATGTTTCGGGGAGCCGCGCACGGTCGAGCAGGGCCTGGTCCGATGGCTCGACCTCAACGAGCTGATTGAAGAAAAGGCTCCTTTCCGAGAGTACAACGCCCGGCTATTCCACCGTCTCGGCTGGATGGTAGACTCGGGAGCATGTCCCTAGACAGCTACCAGGATCGAATCAAGTGGGGCTCGTACTCGAAGTACGAAGGTCCCTGGACCAAGGGAGTTTTCCACTTCAACGTTGGAGACAACCCAGACTTCACACGCAAGCAGCTCGCTGTCCTTACTGCTACCGAAGGTGGGCGATACGGCGCGATCAACATGTACGATCGCTGCATCGTCTCCGTTGGTTTGATCCAGTGGTGCGAAGCGGCCAACTTGTACCTCGTGAGCAAAATGCTCGGGCGCATCGCGGCTGCGGGCAACTACGAAACGCTTCGTGCCTACATCAAGATGATCGGCCCGGATGCGGACTTCCGAAAGAATTCCAGAGACCAGTGGCGTTTCTTCCTCGAAGAGAAGGAAGTCGACTCGAAGGCACTGCAACGGGAGCTATTCTTCGCCGGAGGCTCCGGGCTCAGAGGACAGTGGACTAAGGAGCAACGAACCCACGCTGAGCGTGTGTGTGCTCTCCTCAGCATGATGTGGCAAGAGCCGTCATTTCGAAAGGCTCAGGAGGACTACACGGGAGAGCGCTTGCTCGGTTTCGCGATGGCGAAGTCGAAAAAGATCCTGTTTCCAGAAAACTTCCCGACTGGGGGTTGGGACGGCGCTCTTCGGGCCGCGTTCACATCCTTCGCTGCCAACCTTCCCGCCGTGGCGGATGAACACTTTCGTATTGCTTACGAGAAGGCGGGAGACGCCTCCATCGAAGACCTGACGATTGAAGCTCTTCGCGAGATGACCTTCGGCCCTGGTATCTCGATCTACCCTCATCGCTACAATGCCATCCGCCCTGTCTTGGAGAAGCAGTTCGGCATCGATCTCCCCGATTTCGCCAAGGAGCTGGAGCAGTTCGAGTACCAAAATCCTTGGGCCGAGCTGTATCCAACGGTAGCTCACTTTCAGACAGCTCTGCTGGAGTTGGGCATCTACGATCTAGGCCCTAGCGGGGCAGACAACAAGATGGGGAAGCTCACCAAGGCAGCCATCGCTCAGTTCGAGGAGGATCACAATCTACCTGTGGATGGCAAACCTGACCGCAAGTTCGCCGAAGCCCTTCGCGACGCGGTCAACGAAGCACGTGAAAACGGTCTTGCTGCCAACGCCAGCACCGACGTGGAAGAAGAAGTTCCGGAGGAGGACCCCTTCGACGCTCCGGATCCAGACGTTCCCGACGTGATGTCCATTCCGGACCCAAGACCCCCGGGAGACGGACATAGTACCCCTCCCCCTCCAACAAGCGAACCTGTACCAAAGAAGTCGTCGGGGGCTGCCAAGACCACAGGCATCGTGGTATTCGTGGTGGGCTTGCTCGGAGCGCTATGGAAGCTCTTCAGTGAGTAGCGAAAGGACGATGGACATGAGCACGGACGCCAAGGATCTGAGGAACGAAAACGATCGCGTACAGCTTCTCCAAAACCTGTACGGGATGATTGGCGAGGTGAATAGCGCGGCGTACTTCGCTGCCCAGTTCGCAAAGGCGACTCTCGAAGGAGCTACTCCTCAGAGCGTCAAGACCAGCGGTCCTGACTACAACGTGTTGAAGTTGGGGTTGCAGGCTCTAGAGGCCGCAACGGCGGCGGCCGTGGCGATTAACGATCTGAGCGAGAAAGCGGTTCGCCTTTCTCAGGAGATTCGGAATGGGCAACAACTCAACGAGTAACTTCGAGGAGTACCTGAAGTCCGACCCAAGAGCAGTAGAGCGCTTGAATCAGGTCTGCGACGTTCCGGAGAGTGTCGATGGCGAAAGCACACGCCCGCCCGCCCCGCGAAAAAAAGAAAGCACCCCCGCTCGACCCGAGTAACAGGATCTTTTCGGGTCCTTGTCTGAACCACCTGCGTCTCTTCCCTGACAACAGCATAGATGCCGTTGTCATGGATCCTCCGTACGGCTTGGGTACGAAGGAGCCGACGCTAGACGAGATCCTCGCGTACCTACAGGGAGCGGACCTCGATACAGGCGGGGATTTCATGAGCACGGATTGGGAGATCCCGTCCGTACTCGTATGGCGAGAGCTGTACCGAGTTCTCAAACCCGGAGGGTACGTGCTGACGTTCGGAGGGACTCGAACGTGGGACTTGATCAGCTTGGGTGCGCGAGCAGCGAGTTTCGAGTATCGAGACTCGATCCCGAACATCTTCCCCGACCTTCCTGGCTTCCTGTGGCTCTACGCCCAGGGACGAGCCAAGATGAGCTTGGCGAACACGCTCGCAAAGAAAGCCACCAAGGAAGAACAAGAGGCGTGGAAGGGGCTCGACGTTGGGCTGAAGCCTGCTTGGGAACCGATCTTGATGTATCGCAAACCTCTCGAAGGTTCGATACTCGACAACCTACGGAAGTGGGGTACCGGAGCACTCAACATCGACGGTACGCGGGTCTTCACTGATTGGAATGAGCCCGACCGCTCTGACAGTTGGAAGCGTAGCGGGCACACTAAGAAGCCGGATGCGAAGAAGATCGCAGCTCCTCCGGGACAGGGCATCAACCTACATCCGCTCGGCAGGTGGCCTCCAAACGTAATCTTCGTTCACGCTCCCGAATGCAAAGAGATCGATGCGGCTTCGGAGAAATGGAAATGCGCTCCGGGGTGTCCCGTAGAGGACCTCGACGAGGGCACACGCAGGTTCTTTCCACGGCTACCTCCCTTCCAGTACGAGGGCAAAGTGAGCCGGAAGGAAGCGACCCTAGATGGGGAGCTGAAGAACGATCACTTGACCAAGAAGCCCGTGGCCGTGATGAAGCGGTTGGTTACTCTTGTTACCCCTCCCGCTGGGTTGGTCCTAGACCCTTACTGCGGATCTGGGTCGACGCTTCACGCCGCCGTCGAGGCAGGCTTCCGGTTCTGTGGTATTGAGAAGGATCCGGAGTCGTTCAAGACGTCCGTGAAGCGAATTCAACTGGTGGCTGCCCGTCAGGGGCGCATCTGGAAACAGTAGGAGGCAGCAGAAGATGAAGGGCTTCCCCATACACACGAAATCCGACGAAGGACCAAAAGTCGAGCCGAATCGCTATCAACGCCGTGCGCAAGCTGCCTTGGATCGGAAGGAGCACCGCAAGACGGTCAAGGCGTTGGAACGTCAGGCGAAGGTCGCTTACGAACGAACACGGTTGGTCTCAAAGGAGGAGGCTGAAACCGACTACGACTTCGGGTAACCTGTATGCCCATGCACGCCCTTGCATCAGCTGCCGACTCCGGAGGGGGAGCTGTCGATGGGATCTCGGAGCTAGCCAAGCAAGGGGTCCTAGGGCTCGTAGCCAGTCTTCTCATCCTCGCGCTCATTTGGGTCACGAAGAACTGGAAGACTTCGATGGAAGATCGTCTTGCAGACGCCAAGGGCTACGGTGCAGATCTCAAGGCTATCAACGACGCGGCTACAAATCTCGTCGTCGAAACGAACAGATCGTCAGACGCGCTACGCACCACGTGCGTGGAGTTGAAGGCCGATGTGACAGGGACCAAAGAAGAACTGGGGAAGCTTCGCGAAAGACAGGCGGAGTTCATTGCAGCCGCAAAAGGACTCAACGGGTGATCGCCATGAGTTTCGCTTCCTGGTTCAAGGATTGGCTTACCCTGGGTTCACGCTCCAACGATGTGATCCGAGAGTTGGAAGAGCAGCGGCGGCGCGCTGCGGCAGTGAGGATGGATATGGAACGCGCCGCAGGCGATCAAGCGGACCGCCGGACGAAAATGCGTGCTACATTCCATCCGGAGGAAGCTGATGACGGACAAAAGATCAAAATCCCCCACCGACCCGAGTTCAAGTCCTCCGCAGGATGAATCCGCCTCGAAGATCGAATCGGTACCGTCCCAGAAAGCCTCTTCCGTATCCGGATCACATCGTTTCGATCTGAGCAAGACGTTGAGCACGAGTGTCGCTGCGGAGAGCATCGCCTCCGGCAAGAAGACTATGACGGAGCGCGCAGAAGAGAAGGCCAAGACCGTCATGCCTATGCCAAAGCCTATCAGAGGGGCTCCGGTTGCAGTTCCCGCGAGCCCTCCTCCGCCGGACGAGAAAGCTCCCAAGGAGGATCGAGTCTCTCTCGTCGAGTCCGGAGAAGAAGATGCGACGCAGGGGATGAACACGTTCACGCACTACGCGGACACGATCACTGACGCACTCTTTTACATCATCGGAGTTTTCGACAAGGCTACCGCAAGGATCAACCTCGGGGTTGGACTGCTGTTCCTAGTAGTGGCTGGTCAGTCTGTTCTCCTCTACCGCTTCGAAGGTGCACTCGCTGACCAGAAGATAGATCGAAAGAAGAACAAAGAGCTTCTCGTTGAGCTTCAGAAGCTCAAAGACGAGTTGGTGACGGTGAAGACCGACGCGAAAGAAACCAAAGAGAGTGTGGCCGAGGTCAAGGAAGCCGCAGATCAAAAAGCAAACATCGACATCGAGGTCGATGAGACGGGCGCTGCGAAGGTTGTGATTCTTCCGAAGACGTACAAGGCGAAGGTAACCGAGGCGAAGAAGTCCAAAGCGTCCAAGAAGCGCAAGTCGTCCTCCTCCTTCTCAGCACCTCCTGCCCCGAAGCCTGCTCATAAGGTGGTGGAAGCTCCGTCACCGAAGGCTATCGAGATTCCGCTGAAGCTGCCTCCGGGAGCGCGTGTGGTAGACGCGCCCGAGTCTGTCGTTCAGCCGCCGATGGCGGAAAAAACGCCGAAGAAGTAGCCCCATTGGCTATCCGATAAGTATGTGATAGCTTCCGGCAACACATGCCGCAAGCTGGTTTCACAAGCGCTCCGGTTTTGACTCCCGAGGCGATCGATGAGGTCGAGATGTGGGCGCAAGCCGCCCTGGAAGACGATCCCGACGACGCTCTCGCGAAGATCTCCCTTGCTCTCGTTCAGGAGAACAGGGAGCTACGCATGTTTCTTCATAGAGATGCGGACGGTCAGCTATCGATCTTGCAGAAGGTTCAGCTTGAGAACGAGCGCTTGGAGAAGAAGCTGCGCGACCAGGAAGATATTATCGGGCGTCGATCCAAGGAACTTCGGGAGAAGAGCCAAGAGCTGAGCGGGTTGAAACAGCGTTTGGATCGCTACACGAAGATCCTACACAAGGTAGAGGTCCTGTTGCACATCGCTCGAACGCGCATGGCGGATGACGGCAGCATCGACCACGGAGGTCCGGAAGAGATCGGACGCCTCATGGGGTTGGTGGAGAAAGAGTACGACAGAGTGGCAGAACAACAGCAAGGGCCTCAGGGATGATTCTATCAGACGGTGACATCGAGACTCGCTTGGAGAGCGGAGACCTCGTCATACACCCCTTGATCAATTCCAAGTTACAGGTCCAACCAGCGAGTGTGGACCTTCGACTCGACAAGAACTTCATACGGGTGCGCAAGTCGCACGTTGGGGTGATTGACTTGGCCGATCCCGTTCAGGAGCTGGACCGCGTCACCACTGAAGACTCCTTCGTAATCGAGCCGTGGGAGTTCGTGCTCGCTTCTACTGCGGAAACGATTCGCATGCCCAACGATCTTGTGGGGCGTGTCGAGGGACGCAGTAGCTTAGGTCGCTTGGGTCTCATCATCCACGTCACCGCAGGTTTCGTGGACCCGGGATTCGAGGGACAGATCACATTGGAGATGACGAACTTCAATCCTTCGCCTCTTCGACTTCACGTCGGTATGCGAGTCTGTCAGCTCTCGCTGGAGCAGATGACGAGCCCGGCCAAGCGCCCCTACGGAAAAGAACGAGGCAGCAAGTACATCGGAGAGGCTGCGGTGGGCGCAGTCCCCTCGCGGTACCGGCCCTGAACCCGATGCGTCCATATGGACGCATCCCACGGACGGAGGAATAGGTGAGCCGGTTCTTTCTCGACACTGAATTCATCGAAGACGGACAAACCATCGAGTTGATCTCCATCGGAGTCGTTTCGGACGATGGCCATGAGCTGTATCTCTGCAACAGCGATTGCGATCTCTCGCGTTCCGGTGATTGGGTACGCGCTCATGTGTTGCCTCACCTGCCGGAGAAGAAGTGGGAGCTACGGAAAGATCCGTGGTTTTCGATGATGCGTCGTCACAAGGACGCTGGGCATTGCTACTACCTGTCATCACGCCAGTGTAGTCGGGCTCACCTAGTTCGGCCTGCCTACGGAGAAGCGGAGATAGTTCCAAAGCCTCTGCTGCCCTGGGCGACGAAGCTCGACTTGAGATCGCACTTGTGCGCCTTCATCCAGGAACACACCCCGAAGGGGAACCGTCCCGAGTTCTGGATGTACCACGGCGCCTACGACTGGGTTGTCGTCTGTCAGCTCTTCGGACGCATGATCGATCTCCCTAGCGGTTGGCCGCACCACTTCATGGACCTGAAGCAATTCGCAGTCATGTCCGGAAACGAGCGCCTGATCGAGCAACCCATTCCGAAGCACCACGCCTTGCAGGATGCGCACTGGGTCCGGGACGCCTACCTCGATTGCTTGAAGCGTGATGCCCAGAAGATGCTCGACTGGGTGAGAATGCAGGAAGCGTGATCGTCTACATTCGGCAATTTCGAATGGAGCAGTCAGCGATGTCTGCTTACAGTAGCTACATGGGTCCGGGCCCGGTCACGATAGAGATAGAGCTGGTGGCAGAGGGTTCGGAGGGCTACGAAGACCTGAAACACCACGGTCCCTTCATCTTGGAGCCCTTGAACAAGCATACCCAGAGACGCGAGGCGCCTCGTCCCGAGACACTCGCTCCGTCGAACGCTACGATGGCGAATCCGGAGATGCTCGCTGTCGATACTCCCTCGCCTACCGAGGCGCAGGCCGAAGCCGATCAAGAAAGGATGCATCGTATGACGACGCCATACGAAGAAGACTATCAATGGTCAGGATGTCCTGACTGCAACACCAAACCCTGCTGCTGTGCACTGCCGGATCTATTCTGATGGGCCTATTCGACTACATCGACATGTTGATGACTGAGGAACAGGCGCAGGAGTGCGCCAAGTCGGGTGTGATCTACACGCCGTACGTCCCTCTCCAGGTCTCCAAGGTCATGATCAAAACCACCGTCACCCTCCACCTCGAAGAGTGTGACTGTCCTGCGTGTTGTCCCTATCACGTAGCAGCACGCCGGCATCCGTACGGACCCGGGCAGGTACTCTCAGTCTCCCTAGCCGATGGCGAATCTCCTCCAAAGGGCTGGAAACGGGTACCAAAAGATCCGAACAGTTCTCTTCCTTGACAATTCCAAAGATATACGGTAGGGTCAGATCACTATGAATGAAGAGACCCTCCGCGACCGTCGACTTGGGACCATTCTCGCCGGAGCTATCGGCGATGCCCTCGGACACCCGACCGAGTTCATGTCCCTGTCCTCGATCTACGAGAAGTACGGGGTGGATGGCGTTCAGGGCTTCTCTCTCTGGCGGAAGGACCCCGAGACGGGCAAGGAGTACTCCCCCTACACCGACGACACCCAGATGGCGGAGGTGGTCCTCCGAACCATCCTGAGTGCCCAGTTGGCCGACTTGGACGAGGAGCACATGTTCGAGAAGATGGCTGAGGGCTTCGTGGAGTGGGCCAGAAACCCCCAGGGAGGCCACAGAGCGCCCGGAGGAGCCTGTATGAGCGGTTGCCGGGCCCTGGGCAGCGGAGTGCCCTGGAGAGAGGCTGGAGGCCCCTCTGCGGGCGGCTGTGGGTCGGTCATGCGCTGCTACCCCTTTGGGCTCTTCTTCGAGCCGGACGAGGCGGAGAGGCTGGCCGTGGCGCACTCGGCCATGACCCATCGGGACCCCATCGCGCTGGCTGCCTGTGCCGCCATGGCGAGGGGGGTGGCCCTCAACCTGAGGGACGTCCCCGTGGACGAGGTCATCCAGGAGATGATCGCTGCTGCGGCGCGTTATAGCGAGCAGACGGCTGAGATGATGACGGATGCTTGGGAGCAGGCCAAGGCCGGGACTCACGCGGACGTGGTGCTCTCTCGGTACGAGGGCTGGGCAGCCCATGATGCCATCGCTGCGACGGTCTACCTGTTCGCCTGCTTCCCCGAGGATCCCAAGGGAGCCATGCTCCGCGGCGTGACCAGCAAGGGGGACTCCGACTCCCTGGGAACGCTTGCTGGGGCCATCGTGGCCTCGCGTACGGGGCTCAAGTCCCTTCCCGAGGACTTGGTCCGAGACGTCGAGCGCTCGGAGGTCTTCCTGAGCATTCTCGACTGAGACCTCTCCCGTGAGCGCTGTGGTCTTGAAAGACGAACGCTTCAAGCGTGTGCGCGCCTTCGACGCAGATCCCGAGGTCTACCTGAACGGGATGCTGCTTCACGAAGGCATCGACTACTCATGGCTGGAGGGCGACCGCTTGCAGATAGGACCCCTGCCCGTCATAGAGTCGGACTTCCTCGCGCTGCAACCGAAGAATCTGATCACAAAGAAGTACATCGCAGAAGAGTCGATCAGCCTCGTGGTCATGGAAGTAGAGGAGAGAGATCTCCTCACTCCGGAGGTCGGTTGATGACCGTTCCGAAAGTCGCTGACTACTTCCTCGTAGGAACACTCGACGAGCAATTCGTCGTGAACGCCCCGTCGCTTTCTGGGAAGCGAGAGAAGCTCGACTTTACCTGGCACGCGAGTCTCGCTTGGCACTTTCTGGATCGGCGACAGGCGGACGGGTTCATTCGAGATCATCCAGAACACAAGCTCGTACGATACCTATACGAGACTTGCACTTCCTTCGATGGATACCCCCGATGAAGCTCGACGACGTGAACCTTCTCCAGTTCGGAAACACGGTGCAACTCGTGGGGGCGATCTGGCAGGGCGAGGGCAAGACGTACCTCTGCATGTTCCCCGGCGAAGAGGTGCCTCGGGGCGAAGTTCGAGGAGTCGAGTTCCTCGACACAAGCCTCTTGGAAATGGATGCGGACGACTGGCAGCGCTTCCTTCGTCAGACCGACCTCATGGAGACCGAGGTGCTGGTCCAAGCAAAGGACGGCACCACGACGAAGGCTATCCTTCGAAAGAGCGCTAGGCAGATCGATCAGGTCGTGTCATGGCGTGTGTTTCGTAGAGACGACTACACCTGTCGCTACTGCGGCAAGGATGACGCGCCTCTGACTGTGGACCACCTCGTGCTTTGGGAAGAGGGCGGACCGAGCACCGAAGAGAACATGATCGCTGCGTGCAAGAAGTGCAATCGCAAGCGAGGCAACAAGCAGCTCGCGGAGTGGTTGACAGATCCCTACTTCCTTCGGATCAGTGAAGGGCTTTCAGCTTCTCAGCGGGGAGCACTACACGCGCTCGTACCGAAGCTCGATTCTATCCCTCGCATGAAGCACAAGAGGTCTCGGTGACTCCTGACGTAGCAGAGCGCACGATCGCAATACTCGTGGTGCTGGTCGTAGTACTATCCGGTCTCGCCGTCGTTACCTGCATCTTTTGGAGTCGTGCACTACGGGAACTGAGTGCTGCTCGACTTCGAGCAGATCTAGCCGAGATCGATCGAGACTACGCCGAAGGGAAGGCTGAGAGAGCCGAAGAGCGCGTGAAGCATGCCGAGGTCATGAGAGAGTACTCTCGACAACGCGCAGCGATACTACATGCGCTACTAGATCCTAGTTCCGTAACCATTGAGGTACGTCCCCGTGACGAAAAGCCCAACTGAGCTAGAGCGCAGAAAGGAAGCCCGTGGCCAAGCGACTACCTAAGCTCCCGCAGATCCGCGTCGTATGCTACGCGATGGACGGCGAGGAGATCAGCGATAGCGTCATCACGCTGGACAAGAGGGTGCTGAACAAGAAGCTCAGGCCACTCGACTTGTTCTACATTCTGAGTAGCGCGGGCGAGAAAGGTTCCGATCTAGTGACCTCCGCTTTCGAGTCTCTCATGACCCGTATGGGGATGCTCAAGTGATCTGTCCCTGCTGCTCTGCTCCTGCGATACGGACTCCGTTCCAGGACAAGTTCGAGGACGACGAGGAGGTCTTCTACTATCTCGCGGCAGATCGCGACAGTTCCGCCGAGGTGTACGATGGAGATGTCGAGCGCTGGGAGTGCACGATGGACAAGGGACACGTGTTCTACTTGTCGACTGGTGCGGATGAGGAAGACGATGAGGACGAAAGAAGAGAGGACGCAGAGTAGAACATGTCAAAGCTGATCATGAAGCACCGCTGCTGGTGCGGGAGCACGGAATTCGAGATACCCGGGCCCGGGGAGGTCGTCTGCAAAAAGTGCTCTCGGGAACACGCCTACCAGGTCTTCTTCGCTGATGAAGAAGATCTGGTCTGCGCCTACTGCGACAAGCCGGCCAACTACGTGGCTTTGATCCCTTCAGTCTCCTTGTACGTGTGTGAGCAGCACAAGGACCGAACCGCGACATCGTGCCTAGTACCTGTAGATGGTACGACGGCTCCCGACGGCACAGGTGGCTTTGCCTCTGAAGAAGCATCGAGCCCTGCCAGCGCTTCTCAGTCAACAGCGTCGAAAGCGGACGAGAAGGGCCTCAAGTTGAGCCACCGACTCATCCTGCGCTTCGTCATGGAGTACGGGCGCTCGTTGAAAGCCTTCACTCGCTTGGAAGGATCTACAGAGCTAGCTACCATCGTGAACGAAGGGACGGTTCTGGCAGCGATCGGAGATTTGCTCGTGCTGGGTATGCGTATCGCAGAGCGACTCGGTTCTCCTAAGGAGGTGAGCGCCTACTTGGACGCGCACGAGGACGAGGACATAGAGCAGATTGCTCGCAGCAGGGAACAGCATTACCACCAAGCTCAGGAGATGCTGCACGAACGTATCAAGGGACAGGTTGAGGAGGTGCTTCTACGAGGAGATCCGTGCGCGAAGTGCGGGGCTCCCACGTGTCTCCAGTGCAAGACCTGCCACAGGTGCGAAGAGGCCAAGATCGAAGCCGCCAAGAAAGAGCAGCTCAACTGATGAGCCAGGAAGTCGTGATCTGGTCGGGAGGTGCGGACTCTACGTATCTCCTCCACAAGCTGCTGACGAATTCGACGCAGCACTGGCCTGTGATCGCCTTGAGCATCGACAAGCACACCCAGCTGCATCAGGGACTTCTTGAAAAGCAGCGCGAAGCTCGCGAGAACTACAAGGCTTTCGTCAAGAAGAAGCACGTCGGATTCTTGAAACACCGCGTCGTGCGAGTTGAGACAGACGCGGCTCTCGACATAGGCAGTCAAGTAGCTCTCTGGATCTCCTCGCTGGTTCCGTACGTAGGCAAGGGACAGGAGCTGAACTTCGGCTACATTCGGGGAGACACCTTCTGGCACGAACGTAGGCACGCCGTAGCCATGATCGAAGCGATCCACTCTATCCACTACTACCCCAATGACGAAAAGATCACAGTCAAGTACCCCATCGAGTGGATGCAGAAACACGAAGTTCTGGAGGGGTTGAAGAAGTTCGGTGTCCCGAACAAGTGTTGGTGGTCATGCGAGAAGCCCGAGAACGGAAAGGCGTGCGGTAGATGCGACAAGTGCTTGGAGCTGGAAGTCGGTCGCTTCGTGCTCAACGGGTCGAGAACCTATCGTCGGATAAACAAGCCAGGGAAGCTGTTGACGAAAGCCGTAGATGCCGACGTGAAGCAAGCGCCTCAGCTAGACAAGGACTTCCAAAAGAAAAACGAGCCTGCGGTTCTAGGCGTCGGTCGCTCCATAGCCAAGAAGCGCAGCGCCAAGAGGAAGCGCAAGTCCTAGTACGGAAGTGCTACGTTCTCCTTGTCCATGCTCACCGAGATCTAGTCGATGCTGCTCGCTCTTGCCATCTACAGGTTGCCTTGAGCCCTCCGCCCGTCGAATGGCTGCCCGACGATCAGAGATGGCGGGCGCGTCTCGGACACGTGCACGCCGTGATCTACCGGATGGGTACTCGCTACACGTGGGAGGTCTGGAGGGACGACGATTCCGAGGAGCCCTGCGCTACGTGGGCTCCAGAGATTCCTGTGGACCTTGGAGGAGCAAAGAAAGGCGCGGAGATAGCTCTACGTCGCGCCTTCATGATCCCCAAACGCTAGCGGCAGCGTACGTGCTCGGTTGTCGAGAACAGCATGCCGAACTCGCCGCTTCCCAACTCGCAGTCCTGGTTGAGGGGCTCGCACTCGACCCAAGCAGAGAACGAGCTACACGGCGGTTGAGGGCACCGATTCCCGTGGGACTCGCTGAGGAGTTTCGAGAGCGTCTTCTCGCAATCCGCCTTGTCGACGGAACAGTGATCCTCCGCAGCATGATCCTCGGTGATGCTCTTGCAAAGAAGCTCTGGCTTCTCGGCCTCCTTGCAGGAAGAGAACAGAATCCCAACCAAGAACAGTACGGCGAGGGCTCGGAGCTTCATGCGGTGCATGGTACCGTACTCACTACAGCAGGGCAAAGGACTAGGGATGCTTCCTAGAACCGCGTTCGTTTTCACCTGCCGGGGCTGCGGCGAAGACGTGCTTCCCGCAGACGTTTGGGAACTTCAAGCGCTCAACGCGCAGTACCGACCTACTGCTCTCAGGCTGCTCTCTTCTCTGCTGGACACCAACGCTAAGCGTGGGGTGCACCTGAAGCTCGTTAAGAAACCCGTAGGAAAGAGGATCAAGATTGTTCGGGAGTGTTGCGGTCCTGTTGTGGAATCCCGCAAGGTAGTGTCTTGATCTACGTGCGATTTCTTCTGGGCACGTCTGCAATCACGTCGAGGTCCTCTGGCACGCCCTTGGTTCGGACTTCGCCCCCTTGAGGCCCCTGCCAGATGTACGTCATCGGTTCCCCGGGGCCGTTCCACTCGGTCTTCTTGAGCTTCCCCCTGAACTTACGCCCGCCGTGCGTGAAGCTGACTTCGGCATCTACGCTGATCCGAGGCTTCCGTTTCTCCAAGAGAGTTTTCGCAGACTCGACCATTTGCATGCCCTCGCGTACAGCGGCTCTATCCATGATCCTGGATACTATCACGGTTCCTCCGAATAGACCTGACGAAGTATTCGTAGGTGCTCCGCATCTATCTGCCTCTCGGGGTGAGGCGTGAGAGCTACCTGCCGATCGATCATTTCTCCCCACGATCCCCAGATGCTCGGATCTGACGCACCTGCGTAAAGTGCCACGTCTGCTGCATAGAAAGCAGCGGGCTTGGTTTTTCCTCGGGCGGCAGCAGCGGCGCTCCTGTAGGCAGCATCACATGCTCGTACGGCGTTAGCGATCACTCGTCGATCGTCGTCTGTGAATCCTGAGCGTAACCGTTGGGCCAGCGCACGTGCCGTCTTCGAAGTCTGGGAAGCGCTCTCGCGGTCCTCCGTGATCGGCAATTCTTCTAGCTTCGGTACCTCGTCGTACAACCCCGCAGAGCGTAGTGCTCGGGGAGCCCCGACACGGCATGCCCAGTCCACAGCCAGAAAACTCCTGAGCTGCTCGTTATGTTTTGTGGATCTCGTGCCCAAGAAGGAACCGAGCCTGGGTAGGAAGATCTCGTGTCGGATGCGGTCTGGGATGATCCGTCCAGCGTTCGCTACGCCTTCGGCGATGACCGGACAGACTGACGGAGGGTTTCCGAAAACTTCCCCTTCGAGGTAGGCGAGGATGCCGAGGACAGAGAATTCTCCGGTGTCCCTGTTGGTCCGTGCGCCGAGTGGAGGAATCGGTACCGAGCCTACCCCAGGTATCTCGATAGAGATCACGCTCCAAGCTCTACAGCATCTCGAAGGTACTTGGCACTGTCTGACGAAACGTCAGGTTGATTCGTTCCCCCACAGGACGTGACGTCTTCGGTAACGTGTGCTGGTACTCGCGCTGCACGCCCTTGCCCATCACGAGGAGCGTTCCGTCGTTCAGGTAGTAGTCCGTCTTCGAGTGACGGTCCGCTTTTCGTCTGAGGACGAACCGACGCGAGGCTCCGTAGCTCAGAGACGCCACAACCGGGTCCGGCCCGAACAGTTCCTCGTCGTCAGAGTGCCATCCTACGGCGTCCTTCCCGTTCCGGTAGAGGTTGCACAGTACGGAATCGAAGGGCGCTCCTGCGGCCTCTGAGACGCGCTCTCGCAGTTCTTCGAGCCATGGAGGCATCGGGTCTGAAGGGAGCGTGAGACCGCTGTACGTGTACGCTACAGGCCCGTACCAGTGCACGAGACGAGGCTGGAGTACTTCGCGACCGAATACCCTGACGTTGTACTGCGCAAACGGGATCCTATCCCGGAGGTCTTCGAAGCGAACCCAGGCGCAGTGGGGAATGATGCGGCAGTCGATCATGCTGTGGGGAAGCGTTGCGATCCCAAGCACACGATGACACCACCCGAGCGCAGGGGACACCATTTCGGAGGCGACAGGGGCTTGGGAACCGTGCGGGTGTCCACTGACAGGGCTCGGTACTCGGCCGCCGCGCAGTGGGCTCTCATCGCTTCACTCTCGTTCTGACGGAACGGGCATTCGGTGCAGTGCTTGACCTGTAGCTCTTTCACGATCCCCTAGCCTACATCACTCAGCAGCCAAACCCGCCATCTGGGCGTCCAGACGCTCCAAATAGGGATTGTCAAGCAGAGATCGGATCCTTCTCTGCCTCGTTCCAGGTCCAACCGGACGCCCGTTCCACCAGGTCTCTGGCCGCTTCGTACGTCAACTGACCCCCTAGGCGCTGTTGCATGTGCCGCACCGCGAAGGGCTTGAGTGCGGGGGAGAGGCCCCCCTTGGCGATCATAGCGTCCGCGCGCTGATCTAGGGATTCCCATTCCTCGACGAGTCTCTTGGCCAGTCCGTGTACTTCCTCAGCGCTCTTCATTGTGCCCCTCGTAGGTTTTCGCCTTGCGGCGTCAAGTCGGCCGCTTGGAGTGAACGATCCACCCTCGTCGGGCTTCGTACTCCATGTCAACGTCGAGCAGTTCTCGGATGACCTTCTGGATCATCGAGTACTCGCTCTCATGCCGATAGCGAGAGTCCGCCAGACGGTTGAACAGCATCCGGTTGTCTGCCGTCGTGATCTCGTGGAGCACATCCTCTGCGAAGAGCCAGGTGCGTCCGCCTCCACGGATGCTCTCCACGATGATCATTTCTCCTTGGAGTCCTACGAAACGCATGATGTCGCCACCACGCAGTAGGCACAACGCTCCCGTCTTCACGGATCGCTCCTACCCTTGGCGTGCTCCAACTCGGCAGGAGCCTCGACGACCTTGTAGAAGGTACCTCCGGAGAAGCTGGTGATGCGATCCCGGTACTTCTGCAAGACGTCCCGAATACCGTCTCGCCACGTGGAGTCGTGGTACCAGTAGCGGCGCCACTCCTCAGCCCCCTCGTCGTAGTCCTTCCCGGGCTTGATGCCGATGCACTCTCCATCGTCTCCGTATGCCAGATCGTCCGGAGAGATCACGTTCCACCGCTCGCGAGCGTAGACGCCGACGTAGTTGAGCGGACCGTACAGGAGTAGGTCTAGATAGCGGTACCCTTCCTCCTTATCGAAGTCGATGCGGGTCCGGAAAGTGACCAGAAGAGAATGGCCGTCCTTCTGGAACTTCCCCACCTTCTCCTCGAAGGTCTGAGCCAGCATGTAGGCAACGAGGTCACGCATGCTCAAACCCTACCCCAAAGGATTGGGATTGTCAAGAGGAGAGCTTGACCTTCTTCTCTTCGAAGAACTTGAGCAGCTCTTCTAGCTCGGGCTCCGTGAGCACCATGGTTCCCGCAATGCACGCGAGGAACCTGATCTCGTAGGTGTCCATACGCAGCAGCGAGCTATCGAGCCACGTGAGTAGCTTCCGACGCTCCCGTCGTTCGGCGTCCTTCATGCTCCGTCCTTCGCTTCGATGCCGAACTCCTTGAAGAGACACGCACGCAGGGCCGCACACTCGTCTTTCGTTAACTCTCCGATGTGTTCGAATCCTAGCGCCTTCCTCATCCACGCATACGCCTGACCTCGCTTCATGGAAGCTTCCTTGCCCTTCCACAGCTGATCAAAAGCAGCGTGCGCTAAGATACGAGCTGCCTTGGTCTCCCGGTTCGCTGGGATTCCCAAAGGCTTGCCATCTGCGTGAGCCCCGTGCGTCCCTCGACATGCAGGGAACCGAGAGCACCCGTAGAAGAAGCCATGCCCTGCGAAGCGGTGAGAGCGACGTAGGCGCATAGGCGCTCTGCACTCTCCGCAGAAGATCTCGTACTCTCGGGCGGGAGGCGGTTCCGCCTCATCTGGCATCTCTTCGACGGGAGGTGCGGCCCAACTAGGGCGTTGCGGACTTTTCTTTGACGTCGTCGAGCCAGTCGTCCGGAAGGAAGTTCTCGATGAAGAAGGTGTGGAGGGTCTGCTCATCGGAGATCTTTTGTCGTAGCTCCTTGTAGCCACTTATCCCCGGACCCATATCATCAAAGGCCGCCATAGTCAAGGGAGTGAACTCCCAGACCACAGGCTGCCCGTCGTCTCCGATGTTGTTCTTGTCGACGATTTGAACGCCATCCTCTGTGTCTTTGGGATCTCCGAGGATGTAGTGAGGACGTTCGGTATTCGTGACGAACTGGACACCCTTCGTCATCTCACCCGTCTCTTCGAGAGGGTACTCGACGGGTTTCACCCCCATCGCTACTGCGCTCCCATAGACGAAGTTGTGGGACTTGTCCCGGTATCGGTAGACGGCGTACGGATCCAAAGGCATCAGTCAGTCTCCACTACGGGCTTGATGTACTTCTCGTAGATCTTTCCGGCGTTCTTCTCGATGATGAAGAAGTCCTCGACGGGGACCCCGTTGACTTCTTGAATACCCGAAGCTCTTGCATTCTTGATCATGGCCTTTCGCGCAGACTCTGAGGGGGCAACGATGCGCATCATTCGCTCTGGGCGAACCCCCTTGCGGAAAGACAGCTCAGTCGTTGTGGCCGCGTTCTTCTGTTGAGCGTCCAAGCGAGCTTCGAGGCTCTTGCGTCCAGTCCAATCAGGAGAGTCCTCGCGGCACCTACCGTACGTGTCCTTCATGAACATGTACGTATCCATCCGGTCCAGCTCCTCCGGGTGGATCACCACCTGCCACGACTTGGCGAAGGAGTAACCGTTGATCGAGGTGTTGTCGCCGCTAGCACACACCGTGTGGCATAAAACACCGTCTCCGGAGCCGCTGTTCACGTCCTGCTCGTAGCTCACTCCCGTCTTGGCGATGCCATGCTGGTTGCGCTCGTGGATTCCCATCGGGCCTGTCCTCAGGATCGATAGAATGGCGCCTTCGTCAGCACCGTGGAAGGCGAACCGGAAGTTTCCTCCCGCGAGCTTCTTGTGACGTCCCTTCTGAACGTGAGCCGAGTATCCAGGATAGACCTCTTCGTGAACCGTGGCTTTCATAGCATCCTTCCCACCCTTGATCTTCTTGATCATACTGGTGAGGTTCTCCACGGTTCGATCTTCTTCCTTGAGAGCATCGGCTTTTTGAGGGCTCAGTGCCCACAAGATGCGGCTGAGTCGATGCGTCTCCTTCTCTTCCGGAGTGGGATCCCTGAGCACGTCCTTGGCTAGCCCAGGCTTCATGGTGTCTAGACTCTGCTTCACGACGTCCTCGACAGTTTCTCCTTTCTTGGGACGCGCCTTCACGTAGACGCTACCCATATAGGCGTACTTGTGGGCGCCCGTAGCCAAGTGCACCTCGGAGTCGCCAATCTTCCACGTTCTAGTCGAGACGCTGTCGGAGTAACCGCCCACCTCAACGAACACATCGTTCTCCGAATCGTAGGAAGCGTGCGGGAATTTCCACTGACCCTCGTTGCCAGAGTCTTTGAGACTCTCCCATTGGGGCTTTCTGAGCTTGAAGTGAACGTAGTGGTAGTCCTGACCGCTGGCGGTGCGGTATCGCTTAGCGCGCATGACAGAACCTTCCACCGAGGGACCGTCGGAGCTGAATCCTTTGCCCCACTTGCCCAAGGTCGTACTAGCGACTTGCTTGAACTCCTTCGCGTTGTCCGTTGCCTTGGGGTTTTCGTGATCGTCCGTGAAGTACCGAGGAGTAGAGGGGGCGTCAGCTATACCTTTGGGCTCTACGATTTCTTCGATCTCCGTAGAGGCGCTTTCCAAAGCCTTCTTGTCTACGAACATCATCATGTACTGACTACCCTCTATGTGATCCGCTTTACCTGTGAGTGGATTCACCAAGGGCTTCAGGTTGAGTTCGTCGAATAGCTTCTTCAGCTTGTCTAGACCGTTGAGATCGTCATTCGGGATCTTGATGGTCAGCTTCGAGTCGTCCTTCTCGGTCGGAGTTTTTGGGTTGTGGTAAGGGCGGATCTTCAACCCTTCGAAGCCTGTAGCCGAAATGTACCAACCCGACGGCTCCTTTTTCAGAGCGGAGTTAGGAGAATCAGCTTCGGATAGCTTGAACGAGATCTTCTTCTTGACCTTCTTGGGTCCGGATCCTTCGGGGACCCATCCCTTGTCGAAAGTGAAGACGCCCTTATCTGTATTCTCCTTCGACTGGTAGACGGTCGTAATGAGCTTCTCGAAGTCTTTGCGAAGATCGAGCTTACGCTTACGCATCTTCTTCAGGAGATCGTTCTGCGCTTGGATCTTTTTTGGGAAGATCGTCTCTGCGTAGGGACGAGTGGCCTTCATGTACGCGGCCGTGCTCATCTTCTCCAGCTTTTCGATAGTCTTCTTGGTGCCCTCCACCAAGGGCTCGATGGGGTAGTCCCCCTTCGCCGCTCCCTTCCACAAGGCGTTGTAGTACGGGGGCTTCTCTCCGTAGAGCTTTGAGTTGGGCGCGTACTCCGTACTCAACTCGTCTTCGCCAAAGAAACGGAAGCCCTGTTCCTTATCGACGCTAAGGATCTTACCGTCCTTGCGACGAACGAAGTTGGCTCCGTGGCTGTCGTGCTGGCTCATGAGCCAGTCGAGCACGTGCTCCTGTGTGATGGATGCGCGGTCCTCGTTAGAAAGCGTCTTGGGGTTGACGTTCGCTAGGTTGGGTTGATCTGGATCTAGATCGATAAGGGGCTGAAGCGTTCCGAACTTCTTGTTGACCTCGGTTACGCCTACCACCAGGTGCTGGTCGTCCACGGTACGAGCGACTTCAGACCACAACTGCTGCGCGGCAGCCGAGTAGGGCTTGGCTTTTCCGCCTCCTTTTTCGTAGGCCGCCTTGTGCATCCACTTCTGACCCTTGTCGTCTTCGTAGATGACCTTGTCCCCTGCGCCTCCCAGGAAGTTGCCAGATCCAACCATCTTCAAGGAGTCGATTTCTGGAAGACCCTCGGGGGTCTTCATTTCCAGAGCGGCCTTCTTCTGATCGGAGAGCTTTACAGGTTCCGGTATCGCAGGAGCGACCGGAGGAGGAAGATCCTTCTTCGTCACCTTGCTTGGGGTGACGAAGATCTCAGGCTCGGGATGTTGGACTTGATCTTCGGGGGGCGCTTTCTTTGCCGCAGGAGTCGTCTTCACCTTACCGAACATCGTTTTTTCGACCGTGTTCCCGGTAGGAGTGACCTGCTTGTTCTTTGCCTGCTTCCCTGTACTCGCTACGATGACGAATCCGCCCTTTGGATCCACGTACTCGGTGGGCTTGAGGTCGAGAACCTTGTAGACTTCATCGTTGGGAAGCACGAACTCGTCTTTGGCTAGCCCCAAAGATTTCTGGAACTCGAAAGCCTCGTCCGGCGATGGCGGTTCGTATCCAGCCGGAGCTTTGCCCTTCCAATCGAAAACGAAATCGGGATCGGGTTCGTTGACCTCGGGCGGCGGTGGTACCGGAACGTCAGGTTCCTTGGGGGCTTCGCCGATCATGGCAAGCGTGTAGCCCTCCAGAGCCTTCTGCCACTTCTGAATGTGTGCGGCGTACGCCGACTTCCCCGCGGGCAGCGTGGCCCCTTCTGCCTTCTTCTTGTAGTGATCGACTGCAACACTCGCGAGCCCTGCTGCTGTCTTGAAGTCGCCCTCGTCTCCCGCAGTCTCCGCGTAGTAGCCAAGAGAATCCACCTGCATCGACGTAAGCTTGTTCGCGTTCTTCTTGAAGTAGTCGACGTCCTTCTTGAGGACTGCGTTTGAGAATTCGACAGCAGGCAGAGCAGGTTGGTCCCCTGCCTTTGGCGAAGGTTCCGGTTCCGGAGTTTTCGTCACGTTCGGTTCTGGCTCTGCCGCAGGTTCTGGCTTTTCCGGTTCCTTGGGCTTGGGCATCCCGAGGAGATCGAGAAGGCCGTCTACGCCTCCTGCGGACGGCGGTACTTCCTTGGGCAAAGGTTCGCCAGCAGCCAACGCTTTCGAGAAAGTGTTCTGCGGCTTCACGCCTTGCGCCTTCAGCTTCTTCGCGAGGTTCTTGAGCTTGACACTGGGAATCCATCCGGACAGCTCGGGCACCTGGTTCTGCCCAGGGAGAGGCTCCAGCTCCCCGCCGCTACCGATGTCTCCTACTGGTGGATACTCATCCGTCGTACCTTCTGGGGGATCGATGAGGTCCGGAAGGTGCTTCTCCAGATTCTTCTGCTGGATCCACACAGGCTTGGCTCCGGAAGCGTAGTTCTTCCAGACGAGGATCTTTTCGCCTTTCTTGCCGATGATCTTGACCTCGTCTAGAGTTTCCCCGACGAAGGTTCGCGAATCGAGCAAGCGTCCCTGGGATTGCCAGATACGGAAGCCTGCGGGACGTTCCTTGAGTACGGCTCCCATCAGATTTCTCTCCTCAAACGATCTCGACGTTGCCTAGCTCGGGATCGGAGACCCACGGCGGCTTCCATCCCAGCTTGCTGTCCTCCATCATCATCAGTTCCCACGAGCGCTTGGACAGCTCTGCGGCACGTCGCATGATCCCGTTGGTTCTAGCGAAGACGTTGATGCTTACCTCGTCTCTGAAGTCGAGTCCGTCCTTCACGAGGGCCTCCGCAAACTCCGCGGGTACGTCTTCGTTTTGCTTTGCGGCCATACGAAGAGATCGGGACAAGCCCGCGCCCTTGTTGAGCATGTACTGGATGCCCTTGTCCATTCCGGTGGCGCTCTTCTTGAGATCATCTCGAAGTTTCTTGTCGTCGAGCATTTCGAGGGGAGTCGGCTTCTTCCCGTAGCTCGTACCTCCCGTCTTCGTGGAGATCTCGTAGAGCTTGGCCAGCTCGTAGAGGGCCTCGCGTCCCGTCTTGAAGTGTCCGTATGCTTTGCCCGTGACGCCTACAACGCTTCTCAGCGAGGAGCTGACATCAGAGACAGCCCTACGGGCGGTCAGCTCGTCTTCGGCCTCAGAAGCACGGTTCGCCGCGTCGACCACTTTGTGGATGCTCTCCAGGTAGAGATCCCCCAGGCGGATGAAGGCTCTCCACTCGTTGGCAGCATCCAAGAGAGGCTTCCGAGCGTTGTTGGCTTCCAGGAGGTGACGGGCTTCCTCGATTTGGGTACGCAGCATTGACTTTCTCCCAGGATCTCCGGTGGATACCCCCTGTTCTACCACACGGATTCTGGGCTCAGCTAGCCTGCGTCGAAGCTGACAGCTCCTCTTCTTCCTTCTCTTCTGCCGCTTTGAGCCATTTCTTCGTCACTTCCGGAATGATCTCGTTGATATCCCGGCCCCACTCCTTGCAGTGCTGGATCAACTTGTCCATCTGGGTCTTCGTTTTCTTGCTCATGGCGATGTAGAGATGTTCCTTCCCCCCGAAGGAAAACACCATGAAGCTGTACTCCAGCGTATCCCCGTGCTGGTTGAAGATCGTGTTCAGAATCGAGGATAGATCGGATACGCTGTTTGCGTTATCCGCAGCACTGTTGAACTGATCCTGAGCCGTCTTCGGTAGTCCGGAGGACTGGACCGCTTTCTTCATCGTCTTGACGAGCTTCTTCCAGGCATCCGAGTCGGTGTACGCGAACATGCGCTGCAAGGACTTCTCGCCGTACTTCTCCTCCATCTCCTTGTAGAGGGAGATCATCTTCTGCGTGTTCGCTTTGCCGTGGAGTTGGTTCAGACGGACCGTGACGAACTTCTGAAGATCCTCCTCCTGCCACTTCTCGTCCGACAGCAGGGTGGCCGGGATCTCCTCCATCTCCAGAACCCGGGCTGCACGCCATCGGTGCTCTCCACCGAGTAACCTGAAGCCCCCATCCATCATCGGAACTACTTGCACTGGATCAATGAATCCTACCTCACGGATCTCTTGCACGAGAAGGTCGAACTCCTCGGCGTTCATCTCGTTCGGGTTCCAGGCGTTCGGCTCGATCTCCTCAACAGGAAGGAGGCGAGTCTCTGGTATGTCGATCTCGTTCATAGATCGTTGACGATAGCAGCACCAAGGATCTCTGCCAACGTGTCGCACTTTCCAGAGACGACTTGTAGCTCTCCGACTAGCGTACGGAGGAAGCTCTCCAAAGCATCCGGAGAGCCTGGTTGGTCGACCATGGGGATTCCCTCCCCAACGGCCTTGGTCCACTTCTCCAAGATGCTCCGAGCGGTCTCCAGTTCGTTGTAGAGAACGTTCGGGCTTACGGGGAGACCTGCCTGGTTCATGAGTCTGCCATCGCCTTCACGGCCTTCGCGAACGCGCTCTTGCCGTGCACGATGTCCTTGCTCTTGGTATCGATCGCGACGAGCTTCACACCTAGGTGCGATTCGAGCTTGGAGAGGAACTTCACGCGCGTCTTCGGGTCCATGGGCTTGCCGAAGTCGTTCGTTGCCAAGAAGTCCATGCAGATGAGCGAGAGGAGCTGACTCTTCTTGGCTGCCTCTCCCTCGCCCCCCTTGGCTGTGATCAGCTCTGCGGCGCGTTCCATAGCTTCTCGCACGTTGTCGATCTGCTCGTTGAAGCACAAGAAGTGAAACGTGTGCGTGCGTTCCAAATCCGGAAGGTCCTCGTCGTCGGGCACGTTCGCCTTCTTTCCACCGTACGAAGCCTTCTCTGTCTTCGTCTTCGCTTCCTTGTGGGAACCATCGGATAGATTGTCGACAGAGTCGAGGTACTTCCCCACAGCGTGAAGGAACTGCGGGTAGTTGAGCTGTTCGGCACGCTCTGTCCACTTGAGCACGAACTTCGGATCACTCTTGACCGCGAAGACTCGACGTAGCTCTCTCAGCTTCGACCAACCGACCTTCTTCAAGCGCTTCCGCAGACTCGGGTCGGTGTCGACGAGCAGAACGTCGAACATCTCACCGATGTTTCGAAGTCGTTCAGCCTTCCGCCGTTGAATGCCCAGCTCGACCTCTACGTACTCTCCGAAAGTTTTGAACCCCCACGCGGTGTAGGTCGAAGGCTTGTCGGGATCGTTGTCGATGGGGATCTTGTGGATTTCCCAGAGCAGCTTGCTGAGTTGTAGATACCCGTTGTCCACACCGTTTGCCAGATCCTTAGCTTTCTTCCGGATGCTGTCTCTCCACGACTTTGAACCTGGACCGATCTTCGTTACCTTCGCGCTAGCTCCCATGTTCTTCTCCTGCTCCAAAGATCACGTGCTTGGCACGCACTTCGGTTAACTCGCCCATCTGTCCGCTTCGGTTCATCAGTTCCCCCGATACGACGATCTCTATGCCCTTCTTCACACGCTCCTCGCAGATGGCTACGAGTGCCTTGTTGTAGACGTTGACCTTTACCCATGCCGTGATGGTCTTGTCTCGGGCACGCCTATCGGACGCCAGCATAAACGTACACACAGGATCTCCGGAGCCTGTTGTCGAGAACGTAACCCGACCGACGTTGCCGGAAATCGAAACGTGGTTGATGTGGTCGGTCACTGGAGCCTCCGAGCGATTCTGAGAACCTCGTCGTCCAGGCACGCGACTATAGCCCCTAGGGCATCATACGGGTGCTCGTGAACGGACGCGGGGAACCCATTGTCTAACAGCTCGGCCCCAAAGTCTCGTCCGAACCTCTCGTTGAGCGCTTCAGCCACTTCTTCCTTGGTTGCGGTCTTCTTTCCGCAGATCTCCCTTTTGAGGGCCATGGGGGAGACCTGAAGGATCGGCACATCTGTCAGTTCTGATATAGAGCAGATCACTCCCCAGCCCATACCGACTTTGGCGCTGCTCCCTGCGTTCCTGGGCCAGGACTGGGATTCGCTACAGATCGCTACGACTCCTTCCGTAAGGGGGTATAGGGATCGAAAAAGCTCGCGCCCTCTTCTCACGTTGTCGTCCGAGGCGCGTACTTTCCTTTTCTTGCTACTGGCTGCGGTACGGATACATCCCAAGGTTAGTACCTCTATGGTGTCCGCGCGGATTTCCGCCAGCGCGTAGCCCAAAGAGGAGAACCCAGGATCTGTACCTAGGACACGCACCTAGTTCTTCTCCGGAGATTCCTGTGTCGGTTGTCCTGCTTCTGCTGCTCGCGTTGCTTCATCGTGCATCTGAAAGGCGCGTGACGTGAGGGCAATGGAACCCAAGATACGGTCGGCGTCGCTACACGAAGCCAACGTCTGTCCATCCGCAGTACGCAAGAAGGACTCGCCGGTCTCTGTTTCGACGGCTCGAACCAACTCGTGGATGTCGTCCAAACGCTTCTTCCCCCAATTGGATTCGTAGAGGAAGCAAAGAGAGCATACGACGTGTTGCTCGTCTCCGCTGGGCGGTCCCATCTCCCACATGGCTTGCCTCTTGTCGCATCTAGAGCACGCGGACTTGAACAACGCCTTAGGAAGAGGGCGTAGGTAGCGCGTGTCGATGATCACGGGTTTCAGGGTCACTAGAGTTCCTCCGTCGTTTTGAAGCACGGTTCTGCCAGCGAGCACTCCTCCGCCCGATTGCAGTCTGGAGACGAGCATATACGATCGGGTAGTACTCCCTTTTTGATGCCGTACCAGATCCCAGAGATCATCTCCTTGATCTTCTCGATGGTCTCGTCGTCTCGTTCGACGTAGTGCTCGATGAACGGCGACCTGTAGAGTCCCTTCACCCAGTACAGGATCACACCCCACTTGCGTCCGGTAAGCCACATGTACGTTTGAAGCTGAACCACGTGTCCGAAGTCGGGGACGTCCCGTATCTCCTTGGATCGTCTCTCGCTAACGCTCTTTCCTTCGAGGACTCCTTCTTCGTCAGCATCGGGTAGACGAAGGAAGCCATCAGGGTGCCCTCCGATGCGGTACTCGTTGCTCTTGAAGAACTGCTCCTGGTACTCGAAGTCGTTGTCGTCCCCGTCCCGAGGCTCTTTTCGATCCTTGCAGATGTTGCTGGTGCACGTCTTCGGTCGAGCGATGTTCCCTACGTCAGTGTCTACCCCGCCGTAACAGGCTCCGCAGATCTTACATCGCCACCTGCCGAACAAGACTTCGATGCGGGAAAGCACTCGGTTCTGTAGCGCCCAGTGCAACCCGTGTCCGTGGTTGAACGTGAGCAGCAGATCGGTGTCGATGAAGTCATGCCGCTCGATATCCAAGATCGCCGCAAGGACTTCTTCGCGAGCGCAGAGCGACGATAGTGCAGAGACCCTCAGCCACCCTTGGGAAGTAAGCGGTTTGACCCGTCGCTCTTCCTTGAACTCGTCCTTGACCACCCGAAGAAGCGATGGACCAGCACGCGCAATACTCTTCGCCATCGTCCGATTCCCTGCTTTCTTCTTACGTCCGTGAGAACGACGTCAAGACGCCGTCTTGCCAACTCTAACAGCTCCTCTGCCTCTAGCGGAGTCATCTCGTAACCGCAACTGGGACACTCCCACCACGATTTCTCTGGTGCCCACAGGAGCAACTCTTCGCAGGGCTCGCATTCGAAGACAGGGATGCGGTCCTGTCCCTCGAAGACGATGCGTACTTGAGCATCTGGATGTATTACGATAGATGCACGTACCTTCGGGTCCTGGATTGCAGGTACCCTGAGATCCTCTGGATCTTTCACGAGATTTCCTCCTGTTCGGAGGCGAGCTGCGCGGAGTGCTCCCGATCCGCTTCCTTCATCCCTATGCGCAGACAGCGTTCCCTTAGCTCCGCTACGTCTTCGTGACTCATTCCTAGGATGATCGCTACGCTTTCGACGTAGCCGAGTTGGGTGCTTAGGCACTCCATCAGGACGAGGAGGATCTCCTCGGAGTCCTCCGGGCGCTCGTCCATCTTCGCCACGATCTTCTTCGTGGCTTGCACCAGGGTGCTCAGCACCTCGCTGCTCAACTCCTTCTTGTCGATCATCCGCCATCGACTCCTGCGCTACGGCATAGCCGCTGAAAAACCTCCAGGGGGAGGATCATGTAGTCGTTGTGTTCTCTACCGTCCTCAGATTCGAAGGTGAATGCCAACGCTGGATCCTTCACCTGAACCTTGGCACCGTCCTCTACCTTACGTAACCACTCCTTCTTGATAGAGATCGACTTCTTGTTCGTGGTCCCCTTGTGCTCGACATGGAAGTCCATGGAGCCGATGTCGCCTCTCTTTGTGTTCTTGTCGTATGCCGAGTGCCTCCGGTTCCCCGAACCCGAGTAGGTGCGTCCGTGCATAGCCGTAGCGACTCGTTTCTCGTTCTTTCTTGAGCGGCGCACCTTGTCGCGAGCCTCCCCATCATCCTCGAACCAACGAGGAGACGGTTTACGCGGAGGCTTCGAGTCCGACACTGTTCAACCCTGAGAGGAGAGCGTTGCCATGACAGCCTTGTGCATCTTCGTGTAGAACGCTTTGTCTTCGATCAGGCGCATCTCCACGAGTGACTTTGCCTTGAACGTTTCGTCCAGAGCCGTCCACTTCGAGCCGCCTCCGGAAACCAGGCCGACCTTCTCTGCGAGCTTGACGAGAGGGCCCTCGTTGAAGATGTCTCCCACCTTACGGTTCTCCGTATCCATGAGGCACATCTTGTACTCGCCCTCCATCTTGGCGGGGGCGCTCTTGTTCTTCTCGACACGGTACTTGAATTCCGCAGTGAGAGGCATCCCTGTCAGGTCGTCCATCTCGTACTTGCCCGAACCGAGCTTGGTCTCTGTCGTGGCAGCGAATCCCGGAGCCATTCCTCCTGGTTGAGTCTCGGGAGAGCCGAACATGACACCGACCTTCATGCGGATCTGGTTCGTGAAGAACAGGGTGGGGCCCCTACCCGTTTCGTTCCGTCGTGCATTGACTGCCGATACGAACTTTCGAATACCCTTGCCCAAGATGCGTGCTTGCAGACCAACCGTCTCCTTGGAAACGCTCTCCTCGATCTCCTTGGCAGGCGTCATGAATGCGAGCGAGTCGATACACAACACGTCGCAACTATCTCGAACGACCGCTTCGGCAATGTCGAGAGTTTGCTCTGCGTATTCGGGAATGGACAAGAGCAACCGATCGAGGTTCACGCCCATCTTGGCTGCCCAGGGCAAGTCGAGCGTGCCCTCTACGTCCAGGAAAGCCACGACAGGCTCTCGTTTGGACCCACAGGTGCACTCCTCCAGGAGACTCCAACAGCTAGCACAGCGTCGTTGTGCTTGTCCGATGGCCTTGAGGAAGGTGGTGGTCTTTCCGGCGGACTTGTTTCCCCAGAGAACGTTCATGCGGCCAGCGGGAAACCCCCCACCGAGCGCGTAGTCCAGCATCATGATACCGGTGGGGATCCTCGGGACCTGCACCGCACCGAAGTCTGAGGCACGAGTGAAGATCGCATCACCCCAGTTCTTCTTCATCTTGGCAACAGCTTTGGATGCCAGCAGCTTGTCGAGGTCGTCAGCCATAGGGCCCTTCCTTCTTGGAGTTTCCGTTAGACTCGATGAGTCGATCATTCCCGCACTAGCTCTCAGAACGGATCATCGTCGCTTCCGAAGATGCTTTCCTTCTTCGAAGGCGCCCCGCCCTTTGTTTCAAGAGCTTCTTGTTCTTTCGATATGATCTTGCCGGCCCACGAGCGCGCGTAAGCGTACGCCTCGCTGATCTCTTCTCGGTAGCACGGAACCGTGACTCCTACCGTCACACGAGCAGACTCGTAGTTGCCCATGTTCTTCGTGACTCCTACCTCGAAGCGCACCAGCGCCGGTTCGGTCACGAACTTGTGGACCGCTAGAGGTTTTTCTTCCTCCTCGATGTCCCCCTCACCGTCCTTGTCTACGAATTGACGGTGAACGAGAACCAACGATTCCACTACCGTGGATCCCTCGTCGAGGGAGCCATTCTCTTCGTCGCCCATGTCTTTCTCCGTCCGTGTTCAGCGGACGAGCTTCGCGCCCATCACGCCGAGCTTCTTCCAACCGTCCAGTACTTCGTCGTGGAAGGACTTCCACGCAGCCTTCCCCCGAATGTGCCCGAGGCGCTTGTCCATGGCAGCTTTCACGACGTTGATCATCTCTACTGTGTAGAGGCGGTACTTGGTCTTCGATGCGCGAAAGGGAGTTTTCGGCAACCGGCCCAGCTCTTCCATCTGGTCGACCGTAACAACGGTGCGGCTGATGGCGCGGGCTAGCTCTCCTACACGAAAGAGGTCAACAGTCTGGGGGTTCTTCTTTCCTTTGAACAGCACGCTGCGAGGGAAAGATCGAATCTCTGGGGTTTCCAGGGTTCTATTGGGATCTACTTTTCCCTTAGCCACGAAGAGATCGTGGATGAACGTGACCTGCTCCTCGGTGTATAGACGATCGCCCTTTGTGTTCTTGAGCGGGGTTTCCGGCAGTAGGCCCCGCTTCTCCCAGATTCGGACAGCCTGTACGGAACATCCGAGGGTCTTGGCTACCGCACCGATGGAGAACAGGCGTGACGTGGCCTCGCCCACTCCGGCTGTGACCACCTTGTAGGATTGCTTGTCTGTATCCCGCAGCTTCTGCGCCTGCCGCTCCTTGAACTTCTCCTCGCGTTCCTTCTTACGACGCTTCTCGCGACTCTCTCGGTTGGCGTCGAGGACCCTCTGTCGGTACTCGGGATCGGTCTGGTAGCGGTTACGCCGGCTCTTGTTCAGAGCCTCACCGTTTTCTTCGTACCACTCCTTGAAGTCAAATCCCTCCTGACTGTCTTGGGAGGAGCGGGAGCTGGGAGTAGCCATACTTGAGCAATACAAATAGGTTATAGAATTGTCAAGTTACCTTAGCGTAGAGCCGGTCCCGGGACCGGGCCGCCGCTTGGAAGGGCCTGACGTTGTCATCTCGTATATCGACGATGATGGGGTCCTTTTTGCCCTCATAGGGCCTCTGGATGCGACCTACAGCCTGTTCCACGTCGCTCATGGGGGTAGCCAAAACGAGGGTGTCCAAAGCCGGTATGTCGAGTCCCTCGGCTGCGTACTGGCTGGTGGCGAAAATCACGGTGGCTTTGGCGTCTTCTGCCAACTCCTCCTTGGATCGCCCTCCCACATAGTAGCCTGAGGACGGCGTGGGGGTGTCCGGGTACTCTTGGAGCCACAGGGCTCTATAGTGTTTGTCGATCTCGTCCAGGTGCTGTAGGCGCTCGCTCAGGACCAGAACTTTACGCCCCGCAGCCACAGCACGAACTATCTGGTTTGCGATCACGCTGTTCCGTTGCTGAGAAGCTACGAGGAACTTGAGGATGAGGGAGCGAGGAGCCAGCTTGGGATTGAATCTCGGGGTCTTCACCAGACGGAAGGTCGACCACACCCGCTTGACCTTCACCTTGAGTCGTTGCTCTTCGCTCGTGAAGATGACGGGCCCGATGTGTTGCAGGAAAACGTTGTCCGCCCCGTCTTTCCTCCTTGGAGTAGCGCTGACACCCAAACGCCACCTCGCCCAGAATTGAGGAGGGACCGCAGACCAGGTTTCAGCTCCTATTCGATGGCACTCGTCCGTGAGGAGTAGACCGAAGTAGTGATATAGCGCGTCCGGGTACGTCTTCTGCGCCAGAGAGTGCACCATCGCCATGACGATGTGCTTACCCTCGAAGTCGCACGTATCTTTCTGAACCAGGCCGACCTTAGCATCCGGAAGGAATTGCTCTATGCGCTCTCGCCACTGGTTCATCAAAAACTCCTTGTGAACGAGTACAAGGGTAGGAACCTTCAACTGAGAGATCGTGGCACAACTGAAGACCGTTTTGCCCCATCCGGGCTTGGCTCGAACGATACCTCCCGTGTTGTATGGGTCGGACAGCATCGTCGTTACCTGATCAAGTCCCTTTTGTTGCTCCGAACGAAGGATGCCTTTGAACTCGATGTCTCCTGGCCAAGGGGATCCTTTCGAGTAGCTCAACTCGATCTCGTGGTACGGCTTCCGTCTCGGCAGGAAGTAGCCTCTGGGAACGCCGATGTGCGTCTCAGTTTCTCGCCACAGCTCGATAGGGGCAGGAGGGTCTCCTGGGTGATCTCCGATCTTACGAGGAATCACCAAGCACTGCTCTTTGATGGCACGTAGCTGTACCACCGTCAGCTCCTCCTTCGGGAGCCAAGCGTACCTGTCTACGGTGACCTTCAAGGTTGCTTGTTCTTCCTCAAAGCTGCCCGGCTCATGCTTTGCACATCGGGAGTCAGCTTCTCACTGTCTTGGAAGGCCATCTCTCGTTCGACCATCGTGGCCCAGTTAGACGGCGGTTCGTCCCCCTTGTCTTTCGCGTGCCAGGTGATGTTGACCTTGCGCCGTTCCCCCGTCTTGTCCGAAGCGCAAACCTCGATGCCAGACTTACCCAGGTAGAGAACGGACCAGATCAGTTTCATCGCACGTGTCCTCAAGTAGATCTAAGCCCGGAGAGCCGAAACCCTCCGGGCCCGAAAACTCCGATCAGAAAGGAACGTCGTCCTCGCCACCGCTTCCGGCCGACACGTCCTTCTTCCCGTTGTCTCCGTCTTCGCTCTGCCCTGTGGCTTCCTCGCGAGTGACTCCTCCGAGAAGCTGCCGGATGAAGTCGTTCCCTCGGGGCTTCAGGATCTCCATGTAGTTGAATGGAACGACACGGCGGAGGAGCCGCCCCTCGTCGTCGAAGTCCAACTGGAAAATCTGTTTGAGCAAGTCCATCGACTGCTCGTTCTCCTCGGCCTTGTCCCAAAGCTCGGAAAGCTTCTTGCCCTTGTAGTTGGCGACGGAGAAGAGCGCGTCGTGGTCTTCGACCGGCTTGACGTACTCCCACTCGTCTCCCGTTGAGGGCTTGTTGTCGTCCTCGCGATGGACCTTGGTCTTCATCATGACCAAGGAGCCGCGTTCATCCTTCTTACGGCGCCACTTCTTCAGCATGCCGAGCTTCGCACCGCAGAGCTTCAGCTCGTACTGGTACTTGTTGCCCTTCTTGCTGACGTACAGAGTGCAGTCGACCACGGTGAGGTAGCCGATGTAGTACCGGCTTCGTTCCCCGAGACGGACGCACGACTCGCAGGGATCTTCCACACCCTTCATGCAGGTGTGCTCGTTCTGCCAGTTGCCGTTGATCTTGGCGTTGTGCTCGTAGATGCAGAACGCCTCGTCGTCGACTAGGACCAGATCTCGTCCAGTCCCCGGAGGAAGCCACAGTCGCTGCGGTCCCGACAGCGATTGAAGCCGCTGCTCCTCCTTGTTGATCCCATCGTATCCCTGGTTGTACCAACTGGGTGTTTCAGACATGTTGTCTCCTTCTTCGCCTTTACGGCACTTGATTGCCCTATCTCCGGGCAGGACGCGAAAGCTATCAAGAGAAGTTCAGATTGTCAAAGGCAAGCATCTCGTCCAACTCGTCCTGTTCGTAGTTGTCTGGATCCTTACCTGGGGTCACATCCGCAACTGCTACGGGAATGCGACCTTTCAACGTATGGGACCAGGCTTCGGCTGCTTTGGCTCCAGCCTCGTCTCCGTCCGGTAGAATGATTACACGCTTGAAGAACTGCACGATCTTTGAGGCTTGAACAGCGCTCATGTGACTCCCCATGATTCCACACGTGCTCGGGTAGCCCATCTGGTGCAAGTACAGAACATCGAAGTGGCCTTCCACGAGGATGCCCTCATCCGTCTTGTCCGCTAGGTGCTCTCCAAAGAGGAAGTAGTCCCTCTTGAACCCTTTCGAGTGGAGGAACTTCGGTTCCTGTTCAGGGATCCACTTTATCTCCCCGGTTTCTGGATCTTTTACCTTCTTGTCGAGAGCGCGCCCCGTGATTGCTACCAGACCTCCCTCGTGGTCTCGGACAGGAATCACTACGCGGCGTCTATGCGGTTGCCAGCCCAGTTCGAAAACCTCGATGGTGGTGGTCGTTAGCCTCCGGCGGGGACCCATCAGGTAGTCTCGTACCGCGGGAGGTATTTCAGCGAAGGGCTTTAGATCCTTCTCGGGGAGGAGACCGTACTCCAGCGAGTCGATGGGGGGTGGTTTTGGCATCTCCAGCGAAGAGGGAGATCCCAACCAGTAAGCCGTACGGGAGATCTTGACGGGGCTTGGGTCTTCGGCGAACTTGCTCTTGTACTCGAACTCTGCGGTACTGGGACAGTCTCCGGACACAAGACGACAGGCACGGGCGTACCAAGGAAGTGGTTTCCAGTATCGCTTGCCATCGTCTCCTTCCTTCCAAACCCCAGAGGAGCGAAAGCGAGCAAGAAGCCAGATCATGTCCCTCGCGCTGCCTGTGACGCCGCAGGAGTGACAGAACACATGGCTCTCCCCTCCTGCGTTGATGGCGATGCCGAAAGAAGGTCGACGATCACGTCCCTTACTGTGGCGCCATTGCGCAAACGGGCACGTCCCGTTCACCCAAGCAGCTGTGTGTTTCGTCCGTTCACTGCCGAGAACTGAGAACAGCCTCTCGATCTTTCCAGCGTCCATAGGTTAGTCTCACAGAGTGTCTTCGCGGTCTACTTCGGGAGCCAGGCTTAGTCCGAGCTTATCTCCCTCCTTTCTTAGAAGTCGATCGAACGCCAACACGGCTCTGGCGGGTTTGCGCATGTGCTCCTGATTGCGCTTCCGCCCCTTGAGTGTGAGACGTATCGTCGGTCCTTTCTCAGATCCTCTCTCCAGGTACCCTTGGTTTGTCAGGGAACCCCTGGCGATCTCGAACGCGATGGGGAACTGGTGGCCCTTCTTCATGATGGCCATTGTCACATGCTTCAGCATCACGGGTATGTCCCCAGGAGCAGTCATCAGAAAGGCAACTCCGTGTTGCTACCCCCTTCGTCTCCGATTCCGGTTCCGAACGGGTCGTCGTCGTTGTTCTCGTTGCCGCCTACCTTAGGAAGTTCGGTGAAGTTCATGACATCGAGATCCCAGTTGACCTCGAACTCCTCCCCCACACCCTCTCGAACCTTGAGGGGCTTGAAGATCATCCTCTTATCCGCCTTCATGTCTTCTGTTTGAATGAGGCCGTAAATTAGGTCCGCGTTCCAGGCAGCGACGTCGGTCAGAGCGATGCGTTCTGCCGATACGCTGGAAGAAACGTTGGCCTTCACCTCCCTGTTGAACTGCATCGTCACTAGGTTGGGGACAGAAGTCCGCTTGCAAACGCGCTTCAGCTCGTCAAAGGCATTGGCTGCGCGCTCGATTCGATTGTGGCCGTCAACCTTGAGGAGGTAGGCACCATCTAGGATGGCCAGAACCTTGTCCTCTTCTCCTGCGTCCTCCGCGGTTGCTTCGACTGCTGCTTCGTAGCTCTCCACCTTGAAGTCGAAGTCACCACCGATGACCTTCAGACCCTCGGAGTCCATGACCTCCGCGACGCCGTCCTTGAACTTCTTCTCGTTGAAGGCGTCGAGAGTTCCCATGCGGAGATCTCGATAGGAGATGTTGAAGTGCAACGCAGCGAAGCGCATGGCAATGCGCAGCTTGCTGATCTCTGTCGTACCAAACAGTACATGACAGCCGCCGGTCCAGGCATGGTGCCCTACCTTTGCAGCCGACCATGTCTTTCCGATACCAACACGGGCTACGATAAGAGCCAAGTCCTCCGGCCAGAGACCGAGGGTCTCTGCGTTCACCGTAGGCCACGGAGTCTCGATGCCGCGCTCTCCAGACTTGATGCGCTCGTAGTACGCCTCGACATCCTTGAAGAGCTTGGGAAGTTCTTCGACCTTTCCGGATCCTCCTTGACGATGCGTCTTGCGCATGGCCCGCAACAGAGTCTCCAAGGAGTCAAGGGCCTCCTGCGGTTTCGCCTGCTCCATGAGCCCCGAGAAGTCGTCGGCCCCTTTCTTCAGATCGAGAAATAGCGCGCGGTTCAGTACCTCTTGCGCGAAGAAGGCCGCAGGCTCCTGGACAATGTCCAGCGCTATGCCGGTCTTGGCCTGGATGGTTGGTACGGAGGGAAGATCGCCGTACGTTGCGCTGTGATCGACGATCAGCTCGAAGAGCGTCTTTCCTTGCCCGTCGAGGTGGTTGGCACTTACTCCCAGGTCTCGAACTTGGTTCAGCGCCTGCTTACCTTCGCTGATGATTGCCGATACCAGTGCCTTGTCGAGATCCACTCGCCCGCTCCCAGAACCCTCGGTTACGTTGACTGCTAATCAGTCACTCTATGCCGAGGACAGCTCTCTTCAACTCTTCGCTCTGTGCCCGTCGCAAGTCCTCGCCCGTAACGGGAAGGACCACCATGCACCCTTGCACGGCTTCTAGCAAGCCCGGAAAGAACTTATCGATTCCTCGCATATCCAACCGCGAGGTCACTATGGAAACGCGCTTACGTGTTCCCCGGCCGACCAGCAACTCTTCGATGGCTCGGCTTCCGAAGGTGTAGTCCTTCTGATCTTCTTCTCGGAGACCGTCCAGAACGAGAACATCGACTTCGCGGCATCTGTCGAGAACGCTCGTGGTTTCCTCGAACATCACCTTGGACTTCACGCATTCCCTCAGCTCCCATACCGATGTGAAGTAGACGGTGTAGCCCCTAGATCGCGCTTCCTTGCACACGAGGGAGGCGATTCCAGTCTTACCTACTCCGGCAGGACCTGTGAGGAACATACCGGCGCCTCGATCGAGCATGATGTCCGTGTTCACGAGGTACCGATGGATCGTAGTCCGCATGGACTCCGGCACGCCTTGCACTTTCGCGGTCCAGTACTCCCGCGGCAGGTTCATGCGCTCGAAATCCGAGCGTGTGTTCGGTCGGCGTAGCCGCTGCACGTTATTCATTGCTTCTGGTCGCTAGAGTCCGAGCGCCTCCATGGCTTTCTCCGCCTGGCTGTAGCGAGCCTTCAACTCGGGGGGAGGTAGATCGTGTGGGTGCTCTTTGCACCAGGCGTCGTACTCGTCTCGAACGGTTCTGACCTTCTCCCACTGCTGCGCTTCTGGGATGAGCGCGTCGTGAAACTTTCGCAGCGTCCCGATTCGAGGAAAGGAGCCCTTGCCTCGAAAGAACCGGTCGTTGATTTGGTCCCATTGTCTTACCATATAGTGTAGGGCATATTCAACGACGGGGCCAGAATAGAGCTGGATCATCTCTTTGAGCTGCTTCCGCTCCTTCGGCTCCCAGCGGGCGAAGTCGAACTCCGGCCACCGCGCCTTCAGATCTTCGCGCCACTGGACTTGAAGGTGATCCAGGAACTTCTTGGTGCTGATGGTCTCCGTCTGTCCTTGGAGATTCTCCTTGAGACGCGCCTTCTTCTCCTTCTTCGCTACCTGCTCGCTTCGATGCTTCAGGAGACGCTGCTTGCTCGCCGCCGTGATTGCGTCGAGGCGAGACTGGTCCAAGGACGAGGGGGACAATGTGGGAGTTTTCCCCACATCCGGCGGAATTTCTTTCTTCGATTTCTCGCCGGCCGAGGGTGAAGTGTTTTGGAGGGGAAGACTCTCGGCGAGCGAAGGCTCGCCAAGTGATTCTCCTTTCAATGACTCTTTTCCATGACTCTCTTTTTGTCCGGAAATATCCTTCCAGGGGGTGTGGAAGGATAGTTCCGGGGGGTGCGGAACGATACTTCCGGGGGTGACAGATCCGTCACCACCCTGTGAGGACTTCTCCTGGGGCGGCGGGGGCTCCTGAACGGCCTCCTGGTCAGTCTCCGTCGGCGCCTGTGCCTCGGTCTCCCCTCCGTGCATCCAGGGGTGGTCTAGGAAGTAGACGAGGTCTGGAAGGCTCTTGTTGGTCTGCTTGACCTGCTCGATGAGACCCCACTTCGCGAGGTCTGTGAGGTAGTTCCGTACCTGTCGGTCTGAGACTCCTAGGGCGCTCGCTATCGTCTTCTGCCGCGGGTAGCACTTGCCGTTGTTTCCGGCGTAGCGGGTGAGGCGCGCGTAGCACATCTTGGCTCCGGGGCTCAGCTCGGGTCGGGGTTCGAGCCACTCAGGCAGCATGGATCCGTGGAACTTCTTCCAGGGGTTGATTCGCTCGCTCACGACGCAACCTCCTCGCGCTGCTCTTCCAGGTAGAAGCCCTCGTACATCCAGCCGTGGTCGTAGAACTCGACCTTGTTCGGCTTGTTGCCGGTCTGTGGGATGATGGCGATCAGGTTGAAGTTGGATAGCTCCGCAAGGTAGCGCTGTACCTGACGCTCACTCACTCCGAGGTCCGTGGCCATCTCAGCGACGGAGGGCTCGTCGTTTTCCTCCTCACCGAAGATGGCAGAGAGCAACGAGTAGCAGAGCTTAGCTCCTGGGCTTACTTCCTCACGACGAAGCAGCCACGGGGGAATGCAAATTCCTCCCTGCCACAACCAGGGGTTGATCCTGTTCTCCATGTCCTCTCCTTCACAGCTCTATGGGCACTCGTCGCATCGTTGCATGAGCGCGACTTTTTGGTCTTCGATCTTTCCCGCAAACTCCCAAAGCAGGGCGCGAGCGGAATCCCCAGGCTGCAACACTTCGGCCGCCCGGTAAAGAGCATCTCGTGCGATGCTCAGTTCCTCGTTGATTCTGCTCGATTGCTCGCGGGTAAGCTCGGGCTCACTTCTCGACGAAGCCACGACCCTGGCACTTCGGGCAGATCTTTGCCTGGGCGGTGGTCCACCGACCGTTGACCACCTTGATCTTGCCCTGCCGCCGCAAACGCTGAAGAGTGCGTCCGAGTACGGAATCGTTGGAGAGGAGTTGGTCCTTCAGCTCACGGTTCGTCTTCGGTCCGTTCTTCAAGGCAGAGAGCGCTTCCTTCTCGACCTTGAGATCTTCCTCCGAGACACTCCGTTGCCTGCTTGCCTTCTTGGCGACTCCTACCTTCTTTACGATCTTCTTCTTCGTTCGCGACTTCGTCTTCTTGGCTGCCATCGTCCTTCTCCTTATCCGGCGGTACCCGGATGCGTCCTTTAGAAGAGACCTTCTACCTCATCTGTCCCAGAACCGCCGTGGGTTTCGGGATCCTCGTAGGAAGGTAGGGTCTCCGGTGTGGGTTGATTCGTGAAGATGAGCTGGATGTTCTCGAAGCTCGTGATCACGTAGTAGAGGGGGAAATTGAAACCTGCCCCATCCTCGTGCTCGAACTCGGTCTTGTAGATAGGCCAGCAAATACCGCAGAAGGGGCCGGAGAGCGACTCGTCCATCTCCCCGACTTTCCCCTGGACGGCGACCCAGACGAGCTTCTTGGTGATCAGACCCTCGTGTGCGTGCTTTCGACACTTCTTCGTGCGTTGGCACACGACCACTTTGCCGGACTTGTACTTCTTCCCCTCGGCCGTCTTGACGTAGCCTCCTCCGTCCTTCGCGATCTTGCGAATGTGCTCATAGATGGCGAAGATCAACTCTTCGGAGGCAACCCACTTCTTCAAGGAAGGCTTGTCTACGAGGGAGCCCAAACGGATGAGGGTTTTCTTGTCGCAGTGCGCGCAGAATCCAAGAGGTCCGGGATACAGATTCGATCCGGCCATCGTTCATCGGTGTCGTAGGAAGTTGACGAAGCTTGAAGCCACCAGGTGCACCAGATCTCGGTCGAAGTGCTCAGGGTCGACGAACCTCCAGTTCTTTGAGGATCCAAACATGAACTGCATCTGTTTGGGAGTGACGTCGAATCTGAGCTGCGCCTTTCCTGCCCTGCGAGGATCTCTGAAGCGCTCACCCAGCATCACGCAGGTAACGTTGGTTCCGTTCTTTCGCATGGATCGTGATTCGTCCCGAACGAATCCCATGAGCTGGTTCGAGTTGAACCACTTGCCGTCGCGGCGGCGGTGAGAAGGAAAACCGTCCGTGAGCAGGAAGCATTGCGTGCTTTCGGTGCCTTCCGAAAGCCGCCGTCCGGCGACACGTAGAGCGATGTGGATTGGCGTGAGACCTCCGACACCGAGACCCTTTGTGCGCATGATGATATCCTGATGAGGATCGAAGCGTGTCAGGACTACTTCTCCTGCTTCCTGCGACGTGAAACCCCAGACCTCTACCGATACGTAGGGGAAGCGCAGCGCACGCTGGATGATGCGTGCTGCTCTCTCACATTGCACAGTCTTCTGTCCTTCCATCGAGCCTGACCTGTCGATGAGCAAGATTGCTCTAAAGCCTTTGCCAGACCCTTCCGCTTTGAAGACTGGTACCGGTATTCCGGTGAGCCGTCTCTCGATGAGAGCCCCTACGTCCACTTCTACGCCCGCGTCTTCGAGCGTCGCTTTGCGACGTCCTTCTACCCGGTGAAAAATGGAACGGAGCCGCATGACCGTGCGTTCGTCCTCCGCGGGGAAGGGCTTGTACTGTCCCGAGGTGTCCTCGTCCAGGAAACGAATTTTTGCCATGGCGTCCTTTTGGAGCCAGTCGTCTTCCTGGAGTTCTTGGCGCATGTTCTTCCGCGCCTTCTGGACGATCTCGTCCATCTCGTCTTCGGTCGATTCGAGCAGTTCTTCCATGCTCTGCTCGTCGTTGACGTTGGCCTTGATGGCTTGGTTCGCTTGCGCTTGCGCCTTGGGAGAGGGTCGACCCTTTTGGAACTTGGAATCTTCGACCGAGTCCTTCACTTGATCGGGAGCGTTGCCGAACTTCTTCAGCAGGTCTTGCAGTGCCTTTGTTCGATCCTGTCCTGACGGCTCTTGCTTTCCTTCCGGCTTCGGCTTGTTGTCCTTGTTCTTGCCTTGCTGCGGCTGTTTCTTCTCTTGCGGAGGAGCCGCTGCGTTCGGTTGCGGTGGTAGGAGCGGCGGCAGCTTCTCCTGATCCCGTAGGATCTGGTTCACCATCTGCATGACGAGCCACTTCGATACGACGAGGGTAGAAGCGAAGCCTCGTTGGTTCACTTTGCGGAACGCTTCCTCGACGAACGGTCGGAACTTGTCCATGTCTCCCGGAGGAATGTTCTCCGGATCGACTTCCAGACACGTGATGAATCCGAGGAGGGTCTTGTGTGCGTCGGGAAGGAGTTCCTGCACCTTGGTTTTGGCGATCTCCCTCATGTCCTCATAGCTGCCCTGATAGAGTCGACCCCACAGGGATCCGATGCGGCGCCGTTCGAGGAGCGTGATGATGTGCGTGAGGGCTGTGTGGAGGTAATGGGGTGAGATCTCTTGCCCCATCTTCTTGGAGATTTGCTCGATGCGCCCTACATACTCCGAGACGAAGAGCTTCTTCGCTTTGGGATCGGTGCGGAAGAGAATGTGCGCGAGCTGTTCTTCGACCAACCGATAGAAGTTGGGGTCAGAGAAAGGTACACGGATCTCGTGTCCGTTCGTTGCGGGCTCCGGGCCGTTCTTCAACCACAAGCGCTTGCGTGTGATGCCCGCGAAGGTGTCGACCGTCTTGTAGGCAACGGTCTTCTTTTGTTGGAAGCGTATGAGGCGGTCGAGGGACTCCAGATCGATCTTCTCGTCCTTCGGTCCTTCGTGCTCCTCTAGAAGCTCCAGGGGGTCCTGTCCTGGTTGCTGTTGGCTCATGCACTCTTCTTCTTGGCTGCGGTGCCGAAGAGAGATCCCAGACGTTCCTCTACGGTATCTCGGTCTGCGCCCTCGAACTTGCCGAGAACGATCCGACAAGCGTTGGGGATGCCCAAGATTGCCATGTCGTCGAGGATCTGTACCACGTCTCTGGTCGATAGCGCGTACTCCAGTGCCTTCTGTCTGGTCTCATGCGCTAGAAGAAGTACGCGCTCGACCGTCTTCGGCGGTAGCTTCTTGCTGATCCCCTTTAGAGTCGCTTCGATGATCGCTTCCTCGTCCTTCGTCTTGGGGTAGTTGAGAGCAATCAGACGAAGACGGGACTTGAGGTCTTCGTTGAGCTGGTGGACTCCTCCGTAGACCGCAGAGTTCATCGTACCAACGATCCACACCTTGGCACCCTTCTCCAAGGTGAAGACCTTCTGTAGTTCGGGAACCTCGATGCGTGCTCTCCAGTCTGTTGCGGCGTTCAGCACCTTCTGCATTTGAGGCGTGAGCGCATTGATCTCTTCCATGCAGAGGATGCACTTTCCTACCTCGTTGGCAACCTCGAAAACCGTGGTGAGCGGACCGAGAATGAAGGGGGTTTGATCTCCACGGAGTACCTGCATGCCGATGAGATGGGAGCGTCTCACGTCCTCAGAGCAGTCGTAGGTGATGATCGGGCAGTTGTTGGCATAGGCGAACGATTGGAAGCTCAAGGTCTTCCCGATACCTTTGGGACCCACGGCGACAGTGGGCGCTCGAAAGGACAAGCCCTCGTACAGCGGCATCAGCTCGAAAACGTCCACGTACTGGACATCCTTCGGAGCGAAGAGCGATGAGGGCATGCGTTCCGTTGTTTGCTTCATGCGAGCGGTCTCCTTGACGGGAAGGTACTAGGTTGGTTTTGGATAGTCAAGAACGCCCCAGTGCGTCCATATGGACGCACGGCTTCGGTTTAGTTGAAGTGGGTGAGGAGTCCGGCAAAGGGGCTGTGCTCGTTCACGTCTTCTACCTCGTGAAAGTCCCCTAAGTAGGTCTTGCTGTTCTCATGCAAGACGTCTGCTGCCCAAGCCAAGGGGCGTCCGAAGCGCAGGTGTTCGAAGGCGAGGAGCACGACGTCCTTGATGCGCTGGTGCTCGTCCTTTTCGAGATCGAATAGTTGGTCGATACTCTCGTTGCCTGTGGTTCCTTGGGCAGGCTCCACTTCTTCTGCTTGAAACACCATCAGCACTCCTACAGCCTTGTGAATCTTCGCGGAGTGCCTCACAGCTTTTTCGAAGTGCGCAGAGAGTTCCGGTGTGGAGGTGTCTCCATCGATCCTTCCGATGATGGGTTTCTTGAGCATCTCGTGGGTCTGAGGGTCGACTGTCATGAGCACGAACGCCGCAGGTGATATGAATCCCACGGCGTCGAACATCTCGCGCACCTTCCCCTTGACCTGCTCAGCGAATATCAAAGCCCCCTCGCGCGTGAGCAGCTCTCGGGGGTCCCGCTTTTCTTGATCCTTCTCCAAGGTTCGGTAGCCTACCAGATGCTGCTTTCCTAGTCGGCTACTTTGCCGTCGACCAGATGCACAGCTGGTACAGGGACGTCGGCTTCGATGAAGTGTACGGATGCCAGAAGGCTGGGCTTGTTCTCCGGCGCGTCCATGTCCAGCCACTCTCGTGCGAACTCAGCCTTGCTCGTGTCGTCTCCTCCTGAGGATCCATTACACGCCCACTGCGCATGTTCGTTGACGGCTACCGCGATACGGACACGCACCATTTCTTGAGGAGGGTTCCGAACCGCATCGAGGGCCCGCTGAGTATCAGCGAGAGCGCCTGCTCGTCCGAGGTTTGGCTTGGCACCTTGCACTTCCTTGCTCAGCAGGGCTCGTCGAATGGCGACGAGAAACGCTTCTGGGTGCTTTCGGATAGTGGCGTCGAGCACCTCATCCAAGGCGTCCAGTGGTTGTCCCCCCTCCTTTATCCGCTCCCTTATCCGACGAGACGCTTCGGCACCGAATTCGATTTTCCAATCAGGCTCGTCGGACATGGGAGGAGGTTCCTACTTGGTGGGTTTGCACTCGGCAAGGAGAGGCTTCATCTCCTTGGGCTCGGTTACCTTGAGGGCGTGGGTGACGCCGTGCAGGCTCTCCGCTTCCTTCGCCGTGATCTTCCCGGAGTCCACCAGGTACTTGATCTTCGACGGGGACGCCTGGAGGACCTTCACCGTGTCGAACGCCTCCTCCAACGGGATACCGTGCTCTTCGAGGAGCGTCTTCAGCGTTTCGGCGTTGGGAGCCGACTCCCGGCGGTGCTCTCGGGTCACACGGAAGCCGTCGATGACCACGTACTCGTTGAGGGACTTCTCCGCCTTGGCACCGTGAGCTTCGACGTGAGCGAGGAGGGAAGCGCGAAGCGGGCTCTTTCGTTCCTTGGCCTGCTTCTCGACGAAGTCCACAGCCTTGTAGGCTCGGACTTGATCGGCAATCGACATTTCGTCGAGAGGCGTGCTCATCATGCTGCCCCGGGTGAAGGGGGCCACCTCGGTTTGAAGAGCCTGGTGCTTGGTGGACGGAACGGGGGTCTTGGATTTCTTGGGCATTCTCTTGTCTCCTTGAAGCATCAGCGGCCTTGCGGCGGCGTCTGCCTCACGTTCGAGTTGCTCGGGAAGATACAAGTCAGCGTGTGGATTGTCAAGCACAGCTAGGACAGGAAACGTCCTTGCTCTATACTTGACCCGGCCTCATGGAGAAGCTCGTTCTCGAAGACCTCAGCGACCTGGAAGAAGAACGCTGTCCCCACTCGAAGATCGTTCCCTACGGGGATGGCAAGTGGGGACGCTGTGTTCGTTGCGGGGATGCCTCGTTCCCGCTGGTGGCCGAAGACGATCCCGAAGTACCGTCCGAAGGTCTCGTGATGGTGCTGTACCCAGAGGACCGGGACGCCCTGCTAGACCGCTTGCGGGCTCGCTTGAAGAAACCTTCCCTTTGACAATCGTTCCCCTGCCTATTACCATCCGGTTCTCTACGTGGCTGAACCGAGCGAGATCATCGAAGCGATTCAGGAGGTATCGGCAGCAGCCAAGAAGCTGCTGGATTCCAAGCTCAACGATCGCGCGATCACGCTCTTGATTCAGCAGGCCATCCCTGGGAAGACGAAGCCCACGCAGAAGACCATCCAGATGGTTTTGGAGGCAGCGTCGAACCTGGACGTGACGTATCTCAAGGCAGAGGAGATCGACACGGAATGAAACTGATCCGCAAGCGTTGTGTGTACTGCGGGACGCCCTACCGCTACCAAGCTAGCGGGGGTGGTGCCGGTCGGTACAATCATCCGGACCACTGCCCGGCATGTCGCAAGGTGGTGTGCAAGGCGCTGGCTGAGGTCCCCGTCGTCTATCAAAGCCCTGGGCGGACCGCTTCTGGCCTGGGCGCGAAAGCGAAGCGGAGATCGAGATCGAGATGCAGGAACACGTTCCTACTGGGGAGCTACGTGGTCCGTGGGTAGAACCATGAGTTGGACTCCGGTAGACCTTACGTTGGAGCAGCTGCGAGCCTCCAAGGACTTCGTGGAGTGTGAAGAGTCCTCGGAGGCGCCTGAGTTCTCGGGAACCGCTCTGCTCGACGGGCGGTTGTACAAGTATCAGTACGTACACGGGAATCCAGAGAAGCTTCTCCAGGTCCTGGTGTCTGATCAAAAGGTTGAGGGCAAAGTACGTCGGGTGAACATTCTTCGGCGTGTTGTAGGGAACACCTACCTTCTCGTTCGCGAAACCTGGGAGGCGACTGGCGAGCGTCCAGGGAAGGACGAGTTGAATCCAGACGCCAAGCGTTTGCTGCTACGCAAGCGACTGGGTCAATATGAGTGGACTCGTCGTGTGCCTCAGGGCCTACCGTACCGACTGAATACGGGAGAGCACGTGATCTGTTTCGATCCCTCGTCTTTCGATGCCGTTCTTTTCTCTCGTCTTTCTGGGGACGAGCATGAGGTTCACACTTACTCTGACGAAACGGAGTGGCCTACATGAGCGAGTTGAAGATCGGCGTCTACTCGGACGACAACATTTGGTACCAAAGCGAAGACGAAGATGGCGAGCTAGGTACCGCCGAAGCCTCTTTTCTGGTGGCTTTGCCGGACGGTACGAGGCTTCCTCTGAACGTGAACTACGGGGACAATGGGTGGGAGTTCACCATGAGGTTGCCCGAGGGGGCGCACCTCATAGAGGTGGAAGACGAGTTGGCTAGCGACGAGGACGACGAGTCCGAGGAGGGGGTATTCTTCGATGAAGACTGAGCTGGAAGCGCTGTTCGCTTCGCTCGACACCGAGACCCTGTTGAAAGAGGTTCTTTTGGACGGCTACGAGACGCAGCAGGACTACGAGAAGTACGGAGATGCCTTCGTTCCCTTGAAGCCTTTGGCACCTACGTGTACTGCCCTCGTGAAGGTGTCAAACGATGAGTGATCTGACCTCGTTGGCTCCGTGCCCCTTTCCCCAATGCGGTTCCTCCCGTGTCGTGATGAAGGGGTCATTCGGTCTGCCGTCTTCCTACTGGGTCCACTGCAAGGACTGCGAAGCGACTGGTCCGAAAACTCCCACAATCGAGGAGGCGGCGGCTCGTTGGAACGGTGTCTTGGTTCGAGGGCGTGCCGACGGATTAGAGTTAGCTGCGGATTCCGTTAGTGTGGTGAGCATGAACGGCGACCAGCGAGCCGTCATTCGAGCACGGAACGCCATCTATGAAACCCGAGATCGATTGGAGTCCGCATGAAACGCCGTACGTTCCTCCAAGGCTTGAGTGTTCTTCCTGCTGTGGGGAGTGTTGCAGAAGCTCCCCGGGCGGCGGAAGTTCCTTTCAATCACGCGCTGACGGACGACGAGGCCAAGATCGTCTCCATGAGCCAGTTGCTCGTTCAGAACTTTCGCGACTACGTGAAGCAAAAGGGTTGGGATCTCCCTGTAGCCGAGCACTTGTTCATAGAGCAAAACGCGAGGCTCTTCTGCCAGTACCTCGCTGATTGGACGCTTAGCGACCCTCTATTCGAGGAGCACGACCGTTCCCTGTTCGTTCCCTCGGTGCTATGGGTCACGACTGTTCCCGGAGTCTCCCGCAAGCTGCGCGTCCCTTGGATTGGAGACGAGGAGGCGGATCCTGAGGAGGTGTGGGCGAAAGAAGCAGCCCTCGATGTTCAGCACGAGATCAGGAAGGAGGCCGAGGAGGTTGGTCGTCTTCAGGGGTACCTGATTTATCTCCCTCCGTTCTTGCCTCCGTCCTACTTGGATCCCAGGGACTTCTCTGTCCATCGGCGGTTCTTGCTCAACTACACGAAGGTGCGTGCGTGATGCCGATCTGGGGAGCGTCGTTCCACGAACCTGACGAGACTCCTGAGGAGCGCGAAGCGCGCTTTGCGGAGATACAGAAGCAGATCGAGAAGGTTGTTGCGAAGGTCATCAAAGAGAACGCAGAGCTGTCCGCTTTGTGGGCGCACGCAACGGGCCGTATCGTCGGAGAGGTCATGGTGCAGGAGCACTTCCCTCCGGAATGGATCGAGCAGGTGCAGCGGGCTGTGTTGTCCTGCCTTGCGAGGGAGTCGGGTATCAATGAAACGTGACGCGAGGGGGAACTATCACCCTGAGGCGTTCTGCTTGATGCAGTACGCAAGCAAGGACGGGTCTGAACGTGAGTTGATCTGGAACTCTCGCGACGGTGTGACTCCCTTCTGCATCCTCTCTCGCAGCAGTGTGGAGATGCAGCACGTCAACTGGAAGCAGGATCGCTACGTTCCGCAGCACCTTCCGCGTGTAGGGGATCGCATCTTCGTGGATCTCACCTTCGAGCGGGCCATCGAGACGCAGCGTCAGAACGTCGAGCGCTGGTGGGACGAAGAGGAGATGCCCATGAAGGACGACCCTGAGTTGGGGCCCATGGGCAAGGAGGGTGCTGCACGACACCTGGCTCACGAGGAGATGAAGCAGTTCCAGGTGAACGCGACGGCCGAGGAGCTGATGGAGTACGGTGCAGGTCCGCCAGATCTCGTCGAGGTGACCGAGGAGCTTTTGAAAAGTCTGAAGACCATGAAGCGCCCAGAGTACCGCCCGAGGCGTTTCGCGTGATCCCCGAGGCGCTCCCGTGTCCCTATCCCAAGTGTAGGTCGATCAACGTCGAGTTCGATCCTGACATCGTGGGAGTGTCCTGTCACGATTGTCTCCTGTCGGGACCGTGTTTCGGGAAGCAGGGATTCGATAGCGACGAAGCCGAGATGGCGGCGGCTATCGATGCTTGGAACCTACTTCCCCGCGGGGGCTTGCAGATCCTGTGCGACTCCTGCGGTGAGTTGTTAGAGGAACCTGGGGCTCTCCTCTTCGGACCTCCGAACGCATTGGGGGACTCTGCGAAGAGGCACATCTGCAAGACGTGCGTGCTCTCGAAGTACGATCTGAAGAAGCGGTGAAGACCTGGCTGGAGGTGACGGATAGGTGCCACTTCGTCAAGCGCGTGCGACGCGGTAACCTCTACCGCTGGTATCTTCACGGCGGGTCCGAGTTTCGAGAAGCCGTTTTTCGAGAAGACGACATCTATCAAGGCGAGGACGGTGGGCCTCTCATCGTGTGCCAGGTAGCAGCAGCAACCCAAGGGATCTACAGTGGCAAGTTCTTCCGACCCCCAGCCAGTACTGCGACCTGAAGTCGGTTCGCAGCTCCTTCGAGACGGGCGCTTCTACGTAGTGACGCAGGTCATGCCAAGGATGACCCGGTATACCAAGAAGAATCAGGACACACGCATCGAGGGGTACACACTCGGATTGCGTCTGGCGCTCCCTACCGATTCGCCTCTCGTTGACTATCGGTAGACCACCTGGTACGTTCCGGCCATGTGGAGCGCCGAACAGGAAGCCGTCATCGACAACAGCGTTAGCGGCAAGGGGCACTCTGTGGCTCTTGCCCGTGCCGGGTCCGGCAAGACGAAAACGCTTGTGGAGGTAGCTTCTCGAATCGAGAAAGCGCGTCCCCTGATGGTGGCCTTCAACAAGAAGATCGCGGACGAGTTGAAAGACAAGGCTCCGCGGAATGCTCGGGTGTCGACTCTGCACTCCTACGGCTACCGCCAGGTGCGCAGGGCTCTGGGTAACATCGAGTTGGATCGGAAGGGCAAGCCGAAGATCTATCGCCTGATGAGCGACAACCTTCCGTCGACTCAGAACCTTTCGTACGACGTGCGTCTGGACTTGGCGAAGGCGGTATCCTTGGCGAAGAGTAGCTTGCTCTTCAAACCTCATGACATCGACGCCTTGATCGATTCCCACGACTTGGACTTCGGCACGACTCCCATGGAGCGTGAGGCGTTCGTCAAGTACGTGATCGATCTGCTCACGCTCTCGAAGGACGATCTGACCGAGGTCAACTTCGACGACATGGTGTGGCTGCCCCTCGTTCTGGAGCTTCCGTGCGAAGCCTTCAAGCGGGTGCTCATCGACGAGACGCAGGATCTCTCCACGGGTCAGATCGAGCTAGCAAAGCGGGCGTGCTCTCCCAAGGGACGCATCACGGCTTTCGGTGACGACCGTCAGTGCATCTACCGTTTCAGCGGGGCTTCGTTGACGGGGTTGGAGGGTTTGATCCAGGGCTTGGATGCCGAGGTCTTTCTCATGTCGCGGACCTACCGCTGTGGGAAGGCTATCGTTGAGGCTGCTCGTGCTTTCGTGCCGGACTTCGTAGCGGACGAGTCGTGTCCTGACGGGCACGTTCGACGCACGTCTAGAGCGTCTCTGTTGAACGAAGCGCAGCCTGGTGACTTCGTTCTATCCCGGACGAACGCTCCTCTTGTGGGTCTCTGTTTGAAGATGCTGCTCGCTAGAAAGCCGGCTGCTGTGTTAGGCAAGGCGCTCGGGAAGGGGCTCACGAAGCTCGTCAAGCAGTCCAAGGCGGAGACGGTTCCTCTCTTGCTCAAGTGGGTCGAAGATTGGGAGCAGTCGGAGATCGAACGGCTTCGTGCCAAGAAGCGGAGCACGACACTAGCTCGCGACAAGGCCGAGTGCCTCCGGGAGATCATGGCAGGCGCGCAGTCCGTAGGTGAAGTGCATGCTCGCATCGAGAAGTTCTTTGTCGACGACGAGCGTTACAACTGCGTGCTCTTGTCGACTGTGCACAAGGCCAAGGGGATGGAGCGGGATCGTGTCTTCATGCTGGAGGACTCGTTCAAGCGTCCGAGCTATCGAACCCTCACTGCTGAAGACGAGGTGGTGGAGCAGAACCTCCGCTACGTGGCCATCACTCGTGCGCGAGAAGAGCTGATCTTCGTGGACGGCGCGGTTGATGAACGATGACGACTTCCTTGGGTATGCCTGGCTTCATGCCCGCACCCCTCGTGCTCTCTTCGCTGTGGAGGATATCCAGCGTTTGCACAAGCTAGCTGGTACCGCTTGTCCCGAACTTCCAGAGAAGGGGTTCCTGGCCATGCGCTCGGACTACGCGAATCCGCTCATAGAGCGGGCTCGTGTGCGTAGGCGTCTCGTGGTATTACCTGGAGGCCGATCATGAAGCGTCGAGCAGTTCTACAGTTCCTGTCCTCGTTGCCCTTGTTGGGATGGCTCGCTCCCGAGAAGGCTTCTCCTGCACCCGCAGCCGTGCCTTTGGAGGAGGACTACCAGTTCATCATGATCAGTGTAGTGGACGACCCTGTAGATCCTCGTACGAGGCTTCAGTGATCTACGCGCCCGAGTACAAGCCGGAGAACCCGAACAAGTGGGAACACCTCAACCACTTCCTTGGTTCCTCTCAGTCGCACGAAGATCTGAAGCAGCGAACGATGCTCTGTCTCATGGACATGTCGTTTCCGCGGCCTGACATCCTGGTGGTTCTGGAACGAACCAAGTGCAAGAACGGTTGGGAGGACTGAGGGGCATGATGAAGATCGTCGAGGGGTTGGAGCTGAAGCCTCAGGAGTTTTCTGCGGACGTGCGGGCTTTGCGTTACGTGCCGCTGAGCGAAGCCAAAGGAGTGGTAGTTCGCCCGGAGGGGTGGAACGCTGCCAACGACGTACCTCGTTCATGGACTCGTCCAGGGCATCTCTATCGAGGGATCACGGACGACGAGTTCCGCTTCATCAAATCGCATGGTGTGGTCCGCAGCAACGAGAAGTGGTCGATCCGTGGCGAAGGTACGAACTTCGCTGAGGACGCAGATGAGGCCGAGAGCTACGTGAACTACGGACGCACCGATCCTCGCAAGACCGGGAAGCCGACGTACGTCATCGAGGTGAAGAAGGACGAGAGCTTCAAGCGATGGCCAGACGGCTACTGGAAAACTCCCGAGGTCTCCAAGAGCGCAATCACCCGCGCGTGGAAGATGGTGGGCGAGGGCGGTGAGGTCGTAGCCTACCTGATTCGGATCTGATGATCTTCATTGCTGAGGTGAAGACCCGGAGTCCCTTTGGGTGGTGCTCGCCCTATTCGTGGGCGACTCTGTTCGAGATCGCAAACGAGGTTGGGGACTGGGTGGCGGTCCACACCGAAGCCCCGTGGGGCGGCAGTCTGGACCTGCTCCGTACAGCCCGCCGATTGACGGACAAGCCCCTCCTCGCGAAGGGCCTCCATTCCAGCGACATTGAGGTAAGAGAGGCTTTCGAGGCGGGGGCGGACCATGTGCTCGTCGTTGGTAGAATCCCCTCTGTGAGGCCCACAGACTGCCTCATCGAGCCGATCTCGATACGCGACCTGCATCGGATTCCCGTGGGGTTTCGAGCGGTGTGGAATTCTCGGGATCTTCGGACAGGGGGCAGGAAATCCGAGCTGTTCGCGGACGCGCGTCGCTGGAGCGGCTGGCTGTGCCAAGCCTCGAACATCGAGGATCCTCGGGGTATCGATCCCGGGGCTGATGCTGTCCTGGTAGGAACCCATCTCCCGGCCTTTGCTGATCGAGCGAGGTAGGGTAGCCTCAGGACATGAACCTGACCGAAGAGTTCCGCGAGCTTGCTGGCCTCAAGTCCCGTCTTCCGAGTCTTCAGGAGGCGCGTAGGCTTCGTGAGGCCGATGAGATCAAAGTCAACCGTTTGGAGCGGTTTGTCGATGCGACAGAGAGGGAGCTTCGGCAGTTGAAGCACTCGCTCGATCTCTACAAGAAGAACCCGCAGAAGTACGCGCCCCAGCTCAAGAACTTCAAATCTTCGGTGAACACCATCATGGGCGTAGGCCGCATGGTCATGCGAATGATGGGGGAGGCGTCCCCAGTCTCTGAGGGGGTCAGCTCGATGTCCGTGGGGACCTGGTACAAGCAGGTGTTCCGCGGGGGTGAGGAGATCTACTTCAAGGCGAAAGAGCAGCAGAAGAACGGTGGCTGGAAGGGAATGATCGTTCAGTACGCAGACAGCGGACATCCCAAGAAGGCCAAGCAGACATCCGTTCGCTCGAACGAGTTCCGTCTCTGGACGGAGGTGCCCGCTTCCAACGTCCCCAAGGACGTGAGAGCCCGTTTGGGCGAGAGCCTGGGGGAAGCCATCGTCCAACCCTCGAAGCTGTTCAAAGCCATGCAGGACGCCGACAAAGCCCTGGTCGATGCCCGCGTCAAGGTGCGCAAGGTTCACGAGATGTTGACCGACGTCTACAACGATGCCTCGGGAACGTCGTGGACAGATAACTATCAGGACTCAGACGTCAAGCACACGCGCGACGAGTTGTACGACTTGGATCGTTCATTCGGCTCCGCGATGGACAGCATCGCTCGTACGAGCAAGGATCTCAAGAAGAAGACCGTCTGAGCCCATGCTCATCGTCGAAGGTTTGGAGCTACGCCCTGAGGCGTTCCGACGCCAGGTGCGGTCGCTTCGGTATCTTCCAGAGGACCGTGAGCTGAACCTTGCCCAGTGGGGGTTGGAAGGGCTCATGATGGGGAAGCCGACGAAGCTCTATCACGGCACCACGCGCCTGTTCCGGAAGTTCGATCTGAAGCAGAGCCGAGACGAGCTGGTCAAGGACTACTACGGTAGCGGGATCTTCCTGACTCCTTCACGTCGTGTGGCTGCCGACTACGCCTACGCGAATCGGAACAAGGGGTTCCCGAAGGACGTCATCGACAAGCTAAAGCGCAAGAACAAGAACGCGGGGGCGTTCCTGCAAGCGCTGTACGACGAGGGGGATAGAGCTTGGGACACCTATGGGGAGAAGCACGGGATCGTGACCGCTGTTGAATGGGATCAGCATCTTGGGGGGTTGGATGCGAACACTATCGGAGACGTCGCGGGGTACATTCTAGGAAGCAAGGTGAAACCCCTATCTAGCGGCGGCGGTGACTTCAGCCTGTTCAATTACACAGCTATAGGACTGCCGGATTACGTTTACGACAACCTGGAAGAGTTGGGCATCGACTCGAAGCCATATCGTCCCAAGGTCTACACAGTGATGGCCACGGTGCGTAATCCGCTGGTCACGCAAAGCCAGGCCAAGGCACGAGGGGCGCGGGCTTCAGGCTACGATAGCGTTATCTACTACGGTCCTTTCTTGGTGCAGGACGTTCCTGAGGTAGCCGTGTTCGATCCCAAGAAGGTTCGGATCACCAAAATCGACGTGCTGTGACATGCGTCCATATGGACGCATCGTCCCCTTCCTACCTTGTAGTACGGTGTAGGCGTTCGGTTGAAAGTCGTGTGATCTCCGGGGCCTGGAGAAAAGATGAAAAAGATCCGATCTCCTCTTGACCATGCCGTTTCTATGCGATAGCTTCTAAGCATGGAAAACGTCAGCACGGAATGCCCCGAAGTGAACGGCGCGATTGCCGCTCTCGAAGAGAACGTCGAGGAGGAGACCATGACTCAGGAGGAGGCCGAGGCGGCCTTCGAAGCCTGGGCCAAGGATCACCTCGCCGATGGGTGCCCCGTGTGTTGCAAGGAGGAATCATGAACGCATTCGCATACGACCCAGAGGAAGACGCCCGCCAGGACGCAGGTGACGAGGACAACTTTTTCGGTTTCGATGAGGACATCCTGTTCTTCGGCGCTCCCGAGGAAGTCGACGACACCTCAGATCTGGAGCACTTCCGAACGCTCGCGCGTCGGGGTTGATCATGGCCTGGCACTGGTACTGCAACGGAGAGGACTCTCGGCGAGGCTCGTTTCACCCGGACTACGAAGGTCGGTGTGGAGCGCATAGTCGGAAAGGATTCTCCTCCGAGGAGGGTGCTCGGGAGGCTGGTCGACGACACGCGCACAAGTGTGACTTCGGAGCGCGTGTACGTGTCTTCGAGTCTCGCAAGTCGCCAGCCAAGCTGTGGGGTTGAGATGAGCCTGAGCTTCGTTCACGGCGGCTACATGGCAGGGCTTCGCGGGGAGGACCCGGATCCCCGCCTGGAGGGCTTCCCCGACTACGACACTGCGTGGCTCAAGGGCTGCGAGGATCGAGAGTCTGGAGCCTGCAAGCCCGAGGACTTCGAGGAGGTACCGGAGTGGTTGAAGAGGGGTGTAGAGATCACGGTGCCCAAGGGCACGCCTCTGACGTCGACCCACCCTCAGAGGAGCGGGGTGTTCAAGGCGGGGCGCACGTACAGGGTGAAGATCCACGACGTGTACCACGTGACCCCGGCGTACCGAGGCTACAACGGATTCGAGCGGCCGAAGCCTGCGCAGGTTGTGTGGGCGGGCGCCGGAGGATACTGGACACACGCATACATCACGGACCTACCGTGGGACTGTGCGAAGCAAGAGGAAGCAACAGGCTAGAGTATCGAGAGAGTGGGCGGAGTGCATTCGCCAGGTCTGCCCGAGAGCCGAGTACGCTCGGAGGTTAGGCTGTCGACGCTTCGGAGGTACGCCTCCGGGGATTGGGTCGGGCGGGAGTCGGGTAGTGCAACCGTCGTGAGCTGATCACTCGCGGATTCCGTTAGGCGCCGTCCACTCACTCTCTCGGCACTTCAGCCGATACAACGGACGAAGGTAAGGATGTTCACGGACGAGGAACTGTTGGCAAAGGTTGCACCCATGGTGCTGGCTGGGTTGAAGGAGAAGGGGCACAAGGTCTCCTTTTTGGAACCAGCGAAGCAACATAGGACTTCTAGGATTGTCGTGGACGGCGTTCGTGTACCATTCGACGTACAGCGTCAGGCTGGTTCTTGGGGGCGTTTCACTGGAAAGAAGACTGTGCGCATCGATTGGCTCTGGATGAGCAACGACCACCTGAACGGGGCGGTGCAGATGAAGGCGCGGTCCTTTCAGCAGTCCAAGAACCGCCCGGACACTGAGGGCTTCGACATCCCAAAGATCGTCGAACACATCGAGAAGTGGGCGTCTGAGTGGACGCGCCTGAAGGAGATCTGCGATCAAAAGGAAGACCACCAAGAACAGTGGACCCGCGTCGTCAAGCTGTTGCGGCAGTCCTTTCCTGAGGCGAGCGATCGGCTCAAGTTGAAGGCGACCACCAAGGGCATCGAGGTACGAGGGCTCTTCGGACACAAGGACGTCGAGGCCATGCTCAAGGTGCTCGGGAAAGGTGCGCCGTGAACGCTCCGCAGAAGATGGCGAAGCCCTGGCACGCTCGTGAGATGCTGATCGAGGTGTTGAAGGATCGTGGCCACGAGGCGGACGTCTACAGCTTCGATGCCCTCCTCTTCAACGGCATGAAGGTCCCCGTGCAGGCTGTCACTAGTCGCCTTGGGGTGAACATCAACGAGTTCGTAGCCTTCAATGTCGTCCGCTTGGAAAAGCGGTTCATCTCCTTCGCGTCGGATGCTGACATTGCGAAGGCTGCCGATCACGTGGAGCTGTGGGCCTCGATGCGCTTGGAGTACGAGACCCTGAGAGCGGGTGGCAAACACAAAGACTACACGAGGGAAGAGCGCGCCGTTGTGGAGGCGGAGACGGAACTCATCTTCGAGCGGACGCTCAAGCGTCTTGTGGAGGCTTTGGCAGCCAAAGGGATCAAGGCGCAGGTGAAGGATTCGCGGCTCATTGTTCGTGGGGTCTACATCGACGTAGTCCTCAACGATCGCTACGTTCTAGGGATCTGGTCCCCGGCTCGTAGGGGTAAGCGTAACCTACACTTCAAGGCCGCGTCAGGTGTGAAGGCTCGTAACTTCTTCGAGGCGGCGTCTCGCAAGGAGACCGACGGTTTCGACATCGAGAAGATCGCTGAGTACGTGGACGCTCGTTCGAAGGAATGGATCAGGTTGTACGGTCCGGAGATGGTCAGGCGTCAGCGCCGGGCCAAGTGGGGCGTGGTTGCCAAGACGCTTCGGGAGAAGCACCCTGAGGCAGCGAAGCGCGCTACGACCTTCGAGGGATGCTCCAAGGGGATCCGTGCGCACTTCGTGCTCGACCGCAAGGAGGCCGATGCGGTGCTCGTCCTGTTGGAGACCTTCGCCAAACAGAAGGAGAAGGCGGCCAAGAAGGCGAAGCCCTCACCCGCTCCTGTAGCTTGACTATCGCCCGGCTTACTGATAGGTAGCTCAGGCATGAATGAACTACTAGAGAAAGCAAGAGCCTTCGCGGAGAAGGCGCATGGTGACCAGAAGTACGGTAAGCAGCCGTACATGGTTCACGTAGACGCGGTGGCAGGTGTTCTGCTTCAGCGTTTTCAGGGACCGGAGGCGGATAAGGAGGAGATCCAGGAACTGATCGCGGCTGCTTATCTGCACGACACCCTGGAGGACACGGACACCACGAGGGAAGACCTCGTGCGTGAGTTCGGCGACGCCGTCGCCATGCTCGTGGACGCTGTGACTGATGGTAAGGGGAAGAATCGAAAGGAGCGCAAGCAGCGTCCCTACAAGTTGATCCCAATGGTCCGTTGGTCCCTCTTCCTCAAGCTGGCGGACCGCGTAGCGAATGTGGAGGCCGCGAAGGCCGAGGGTCGTGAAGACCTCGTGGCCATGTACCGCAAAGAGCAGCCGGAGTTCCAGTTTCGGCTGTTGGACTCAGCCAATTCGATTGGAGAGCAGGCGCTGTTCAGTCGCTTGAATCGCCTTCTGGAGACGGAGGAGTGACGAACGCTGAGTTGGGCCTGGCACGTTGGTTCGCCGACAAGGTAGCAACCGAAGCGAGGCTGCCGAAGTACGTTCAGCGCGAGGTGCTTGGCATGGGCTTTGAGCCTGAGACCGGTGCCCTGCGCGTCAAGCTACGTCAGGTGTCGGAGGACGGAACCGAGAAGGAAACGTCCTTCCGTTTCGTCCCCGAGCTGGATTGGAGGAAAGGGTAGTGAACTTCGTGATCTTCGGTGTGCCGGTGCACTTCTGTCAGCAAGAGCTAGCAGCGATGATGGCCGCTCTTCCTTTTGCGGGTGTGATCGTGGCTCGGGTTCGTACGTGGTGGAGGAGTCGGTGGGAACGAACCTGAACCTGTGCAAAGAATGGGGCGCGCCTGTGGAGGTGGAATGCCCTTCCTGCCATGCGCTGACGTACACCCCGTTCGAGGAGTACGATGTGGAGGTCGCGCGACAGGTAGGGGACAACTTGTACGAGCTACCCACGCTGTGCATGCACTGCGAGCACGAGTGGAACTTCGTATGGGCTCCCATCCAAAAAGACTCTTTGATGATGGACGAGGACACCAAGCGTCGAGCGATTTACGGACTCGGTCTGCGTGCGATTCGGTACTACGTAGACACCGGGATCTGTGTGTTCTGTGAACCTGAGGGCGATACGCACGAAGAGCACTGCAATCTCGGTGAGCTGGTAGACGCTCTCCCGAGTGAGGAGCGCATTTGGGCGAAGGCGGAGCAGCACGCGAACGAGCGGTCGGAAGAGGACTGATGCGTAACCCGTTCGAATTCAATCCGGTCCGGCTTCCTCCTGGAAGCCTGCGCCACGTCGGTTCCTACAAGGGGCGGGACGGCAAGGTGCTCAAGATCATGCGGTACCCGACCGCGTGGGATCCGAACGACGACGGTCCCGTGGGTTGGGAGCAAGACTGGAGCCCCCTCCCTATGGGAGAGATCAAACGTGAGCCCATGAAGGTGCCGACCGGCGGCCTCTTCTACCTGGACTACAAGTACGAAAAGGACTCCCGTGGAAAAGCAGATACTGAATAGAACCGAAACCCTGGCCCTCATGCGCGTTCTCCAAGTGGGGCTCGACACCCCGGGGGCTCCGCCTCTGTCGGATCACGAGCGTCGAACAGCAGAAGCGGCGGGCGGTAAGATCGCTCAGCTCTTCATGGTGGCGAACAGCGTGGAGATCTCCGAGGGCTTGTGATGGAGGACGGTCGGCACGACCCTCCTTCCGAACGGGAGCTGCGGGAGTGGGAGACGCTGCGTTCCTACAGCGATCCGGGTCCGGAGGTGGTTCGAAGGATCGTGCGTACTGCCTTCCCTGTTCTCTTGGACAACCGCAACCGCTTGGCCGAAGAGGTCGAGCGCTTGAAGGAGACCTATGTTCCGCAGGACGTAGCGGCGGAGTGCATCGAGCGTTTGAAGAAAGCTCTAGACGGTCCTCCCGAGGAGCAAGCCAATACGCTCTGGGACATGGTACACGAGGTCTGCGAGCGCTACGAACGGATGTTCGGGTTTTTCGCTCATCAGTCTTTCGATCTCGACGACGACCCGAACATCACTTGCGTGTTCTGCGGCAAGGAGGGTTGCGACGCTTCTTTCGTTACTCGGGCTGGAGGAGTGACCGCGGGCCACGGGCTTCACATCGACTGCCGCAAGGCTGCTAGGAAGCTGCTGAGGTTGTGGTGATAGGTCCCTGCGTAGGCTCTGGATACTGCTGCAAGAAGGCGCCCTGCGGATACGGGGAGCCAGACGAGACGGGAGGCTGCCGGTTCCTCGTGGTGTGGGATCAAAACGAGACGAAGACAGAGCGCTATCGCTGTGGGAAGTACGAGGAGATCCAAGATCTCCCCGGGGCTGACCTCATGCCTGCCTTTGGTGCGGGTTGTTGCTCCTCGTTTTTCAACGAGCGGCGAGATGCTGTTCTCATCGAGCTTCGAACACCGCGAAAGGTTGGCTGAATGGTTCGGGTTACTTGTGAACGTTGTGGGGTCCGTTGGGATGTGGACACGAGCCGCTTCGGCGCGGAACCTGTGGAACACACTTGCCCTGCTTGTTCGAGAGCCCTCGACACGCTCCCTGTGTTCCTTTTCTACATCGTCCTCGGTATCGCGTTTTTCGCCCTATGCGCGGCTCTCTAGCAAGCTCTCCGGAGCTTCGACGTGTTGCAAAGTCCTAGCGTCGTCCTTGTTGATCAGGTCCGGACGCTTCTTCTCGTACATCGCTCGGAGTTGCGGGGGTAGCCACGTCATTGCCGTGAATCCTTGGGCGTCGAACCAGGGGAAGGGCTTCTTCGATTCACGGAGGCGATGCTCGATTCCTACCGGGAGTTTTCCGTTATCCCGCATGTTGAGCGGCTGTCCGCTCGCGACGATGAAGCCCCATGTACTCATGAAGCTGCTGATGCCGACTCGATACGGCATCGTGTGAGGGAACACGCTGCGCACGGTTTCGTAGAGCGTGTGGAAATTGTCCCCTTCCTTGCCCATGAACTCGCCAGCCTGCATGGCGAAAACTCCCCCGTCTGCTAGGCGCCTTCGGACGAGCCAGAAGAACTCCTGCGTGTACCCTCGTTGCGACTCGGCGCATGAAGCAGGGTCTCCCAGGTCTAGGATGATCACGTCGAACTGATACTCGCCCTCGTAGTCCAAGGCCGTTCGAATGTCGTGGTGCAGTACCGTCACCCGTGGATCCTCGAAGGCGCCCTGATGCCACTCCGGAAGATGCTCCTTGCACGCAGCGACTACGCGCGCGTCTATGTCGATCATTGCTACGTGTCTGATGTCCGAATGCTTCAAGACCTCGCGCAGCGTAGCTCCTTCAGCGCCTCCGCCGATGAGCACTCGCTCGGGACGCATGTGTAGAAACATGCCAGGATGCACCAAGGCCGAATGATACAAGCCCTCGTCCACAGCTGCGCTGTTCAACACCTGGTCCAGGAAGAGTGCCTTGCCGAACGCTTTCGTCTCAACGATGAGCACATGCTGGTAGGGCGTCTGCTCTACGTGGCGAACGACGTCCCCTATTTCGATGATGGTCTCCACTCCCGTAAGGGCCCCCGTCGGGTCCGTCACATGCCTTGCCATTCCCCTATGGTCTAGCCGTCCGCCGCAGGCGACAACCCCTTCTGTGCAATGTAGGTGAAGGTAGGGAACGGATCTTTTTTCTCTCCTCTTCTTGACTATCCCTAATCTATGCGATAGGGTTAGAGCATGAAGGAAGAGCAAGGCCCCAAGGCCACGAAGAAACAGGGACAATCCTCCAAGCACTCCGCTGCGAGCATTCGCGATCTTCTTCTGAAGAGCGACAAGGCCGTGGAGCGGGCGCTGGTGGCGATCTACGCTCGCCAGACTGCGGACGAGAAGCAATCGCACGTGACCAAGCACACGAACAACGTCGGCTTCAACAAGCCGGACTCGAACTACTGCACCTATCTCGCGAAGTGGTGCCTCAAGGGCAAGTCCCTCTCAGGCAAGCACCTTCAGCAGGGCCGTGCTCGGGTGCTCAAATACGCGGGGCAGCTCGCGGCCATCGCCAACGCCAAGGAAGCGGCCAAGGTCGCTCAGAAGGTGGCTGCGTGAGCTTCGATTCTGACCTCCCTCCGAACGTCGTTCTCGTGCGCATCATCTTCGAGGAAGAGTACTTCCTTGGCGGTGCCTACGAGGTGACCGAGGACGAGTGGTCCAAGCTGATTGTTTCGGCAGTCCAGCGCAAGGATGGTGCCTACGAGGGGCGGACGGTGAACAGTCGATTGCTCGACATGATCACGGATCGCGAAGACGTTGGTCCCCTCTACACTTCAGGAGACGTGATCGCCATCGAGCGCTGCGTGTCCTTCATCGACTTGAACAGAAACGTATACTGAAAACAATTCCCATACGTGCGGCAGAGCCGCTGACGTCGGAAAGGTTGAAAAGGAAATGTGGGTATTCACTACGATCGGGTTCTTTAGCATTGTCGCGGACCGCTACGACAAGGAAGGGCGTCGTCTCATGGTCCGAGCGCGCGCCAAGAAGGATTTGGAGCGACTCCAGAAGCAGTACCTACACGATCTCACCATCGTGGACAGTACGAGAGAGCAGTTCCAAGTCAAGGACGGCAAGGGAGGTCACTACTACCGAAGCTCGGACTATCCCTACCGGGCGTTTGTCACTCGGCGTGCGTTGGCCAATGCGATGCGCCGCATGGTCATGGACCTGGTGTACACGAACTTCAAGAGCGAGGTGATGAAGATCGACGGCTCCGTTCGTGAGGGCGTCTACATGGACGTGTGGAGCACGATGCGTGCGGCGGAGGACAAGGGGAAGCTCAACGGCACCTACAAGCCCCGTCCCTTCAAGAGTTACAGCGGCGGTAGGAGCAGCAGCCAGCTCTCCTTCGGCGACACGCGCTACGACCTTCCTCCGTCTCTCATGGATCACTTCATGGGCGGGGGCAACGAGCCGGAGCTAGATCCCGAGGAGGAAGAAGCGTTCCTTGCCGAGCACCCGGAGATGGCTGACCCTTTCTTCTGGAGGGACGGCGAGGGGCACACAAGCGACGACGCCGATCCCGACGACGAAGACGAGGAACGAAGGGCCATCGAGGAGGAAGCGGCATCTGACGCTCCCATGGAGTTCGATTCGATCGAAGACGTGCTTGCTCACTTCCGCACCGAAGGTCTGGACGATGGAGAGTCCCTCTTGCCCTCCAAGGCGGCCGAGCTTCCCACGGACGGACGTTCGTCCTGGATCGATACCACCGGAGGTTTGGTGCCCCTGGTGGACCTATCCGAACCCAAGGAGCCTGAAACATCGGAGCCTCCCCCGAGCCCCAAGAAGCCGAACCCCAAGAGCAAGAAGACGGGTAGGAAGGCGAAGAACAAGGGCAAGGGGAAGAAGAAGTAGCGCCGGTTTTTTGGCCATCCTCTTTCTGACTGGTAAGGTTGAAACATGCAGACCTACGTGATTTATGCAAACCACGATGCTATGACCGAAGAGCAGCGCGCTCTTGCTTCCTCGGGGAGAACGTTCGTCGACCCAGATCTATACGACGTCGTCTTCTCCGAGGAGGACTCGGGAGGGCTCACCCCACCCTTCTACGGCGCTCAGGTGTTGGCCGCCTTCAATGTGCACGGTGGTATGCACGAGCGCTTGGGGCTTCGGAAGCTCGGCCCCGGAGACTGTGTGGGTGTGGGGGCTCATCTACTAGCTTGTGACGAGGACCTACTCTGGTTCCCAGTTCCCAACGGAGACACCCTGCTCCATCTGATCAAGAAGAAGTGCATTCGGGTGGTGCGTAAGGCCCCGGGAAAGGATCCGGAGGTCATCCATACGTTTCGAACGCTTGCGAACCTCCAAGCCCTGGTTGACGGTCCCATCGAGATGTATCGCTTTGGCGATCAGTACCGAGTCGTGGTGTCTGAAATGGGGAACGCGCTCCCTGCGAACTACTCCGAGAACATAGTGCTGTCCTCCGTGGCTCCTTATCCCCTTCGAGGTACGATCATCGTTGCCCGAGAAGGGGGTTGTGAGCTGGTCGACATGACCGAGGATGAAGCAGCACATGTCGTGGAGGTCCTCACTCGCTCAGGAAGGAAGGCATCATGAAAGATCGAACCTTGTTGGTTCTGGGGGTCCTTGCGGTTTGGGCTTTTCACCAGACCGCGGAAGTACAGGCGGCCCCCAACCCGCCTCCGTCGAGTTTCGCTTCGCGGCAGACGAGGGCGTTGGAAGAGATCGCCACACAGCTCAAGAAGCTGAACACGGAGATGGGCAAATGCAGACGCTGATCCTTTTGTTGGGGCTGCTGTTCCTCGGGGCTTGCGGAAGCGCCGACCAACCGAGCCCATTTTCTGACCTCTCAGCTCCCGACAGTTCCTTTGGGGGCTCCCCGGGAGTCAGCGGTGGGGCTCAAGGAGAAAGTGGCTCTGGAGGCATCTCAGGGGCCGGAACAGGGGGTTCGGCCGGAGCCCTCGCGGAGCCCCTCGATGCAGGCGCTGATGCCCCGGTCTTTTGGGATGCTACGGTTGTGGATGGTTCCTCTTCGGATGGGGCTGTAGACGGCTCCCTAGGCGGCTTTGGAAGCTTCGGAGGCGGAGGGTCGTCTGGTTCCGCAGGAGCGCTCTCGGGCGGTTCTGGGGGCTCTGGAGGGGACTCTGGCGCGGGTGCTGGGGGTCTGGGAGGGTCTGCTGGTTCTGGAGGGCTTGGGGCTTCTGGGGCTTCTGGGGGTACCGGGGGTGTAGCCGGAACCGGAGGCGGCGGGTCCGGAGGTCTTGGGGGCTCCGGAGGTCAGGCACCGAACTGCGTCCAGGACCAGTTCAACAACCAGTGCCGGGATTCTGCGGAGAACGACGGTTGGCTCCAGACCGACAAGCTGGGCAAGTGCTTCCAAGATCGATGCTGTAGCGGCTGTACGGAGGGCGGGGTCGTGAACGGCACATCGTGCGAGCCAGGAACCTCGTTGCGAGCGTGCGGGTATGGGGGGCTTGCGTGCGAGGACTGCGAGGACTTCAACGAGTGCACCGACGATGCATGCGTTGGAGGAACCCTCTGCTCGAACCAGGGCAAGATCGATGTGGCTTGCACGAGCATCAGTTCCACGGGCAAAGGCGTGTGCAAAGCGCAGATAGGAGGAAGTTACGGATGCATCCCATGCGGAGGCATCGCCGAGCTGTGCTGCGTCGGAGACACGTGTGACAGCGGCCTGAGTTGTGTCAACGATCGATGCAAGGCGCCTTGTGGCAACAGTGGTGAGGTGTGCTGCTCTGGCAGCTACTGCAACACGGGACTGTTCTGTCAGAGCGGGACGTGCGAGGCCCCGCCGTCGTGCGGGGGACTCAACGAAGCATGCTGCGCTACGGGATCCCAGTGCAAGAGTTCGCTGAGCGCCTGTGTCAACGGCGTGTGTATCTCTTGCGGCAATCCCAATGGTCCCTGTTGTCCGGGCGCGGTCTGTACTAGTGGGTACTTTTGCATCGGAGGCTCGTGCGGTACGAGGTGATGTCATGTCCCGCTGCCCCGTCTGTTTGAATCCCCAGGCATCATCCAAGAGCAAGTCCTCAGAGAGGGAACGCATGGAGCGCAACCTTGCTGCATTGAAACGCGAAGAGGAAGCGCTCCAGAAGAAGTTGCACGACAACTTGGTCAGGCAGCATCGGCTCGAAGCGGTGCTGAAGGACGCTTGACTATCCGTTCTCTTAGAGGTATAGCAACGACTTTATGAACGAGAAAAGGATTTCGAATGTCGCAGCATCGACGAGTACGTGACTTTGGCACCGATCCCAAGGCAAACCTCTTCCAGGCGGCTATTCCCGGAGGCCGAGGCATCGAGGCATCAGAGGCGCGAGGTCAGGTCGAGTTGGTGAACAGCACCCAATTGCCTTTTCAAGGCAGCGATGACCCGGCTTTGGCGGCTGCTGGTGTGGTGGTCGGGGGAGAGACGAACGGGAATGACATGCGGAATGCGGGGAAGCCGCTCTTCATCGACGCAACGCTTCCCGCGGGTTGGAAGAAGGTCGGTACGGATCACGACATGTGGTCCAAGCTCGTAGACGAGAAGGGGCGTACTCGCGCCACAATGTTCTACAAGGCGGCGTTCTACGATCAGAGCGCGTTCATGGGTACGGTGGGCCGCTTCAACATTCAGCGGAAGTACATCGAGGGCAACGACAACACCTACGTGTTGGAGGTACGTGACTGCGAGGAGCCGATCTTCTCCGTCACCCGCGAGCTTCCAGGCAAGCAGAAGGAGCGCACTCGCGAGCAGTGGTCGGAGTGCGACGCGATCGAGAAGGAAGCGGCGGCTGTCTGTGAGAAGTGGCTCGTGGATCAGGGCTATCCCGAGTGGAAGGACCACTCGAAGTACTGGGACTGAGACGTGCTCAAGTACTTGGTAGGCGACGCGACGCGGCCCGTGGGTGGTGGTGAGAAGATCATCACCCATTGTTGCAACGACCTCGGGCGTTGGGGATCGGGCTTCGTCGTGCCTCTCGGTCGGCTCTACCCGAGTGCGAAGTTCGCCTACCACCGCTGGTGTGAGGGGTTGGACGATCCTTCCTACTCCGCGACGGGTCTCATGGGTTTGGGAGAGATCCAGTTCGTTCAGGTCGAACCGCACCTGTGGGTGGTCAACATCATCGGGCAGCATGGAGTGATCGATCGCACCCCTGCGGGAGAGGGGCCTCCCATTCGATACGAAGCGATTCGGCAGGGGTTCGCCAAGCTACGGGGTTTCGCAACGCTGCGGAGTGCGAGCGTCCACATGCCTCGGATGGGTGCGGGACTCGCGGGAGGGCAGTGGGAAGAGATCGAGAAGCTCATCAACGCGGAGCTACTTAGCGGGGGCTTGGACGTCTTCGTTTACGACTTGCCTACGAAGGAGGCGAGCTTCTGACATGGGCTACTTCAGTAACAACGATGAAGGTTCGGCATACGAGGAACGCTACTGCTCTCGGTGCATCCACGGCGGGGAGGACTTGGAGTGTCCTGTGATCTTCGTTCACGCGATGTACGCCTACAAGGAGTGCGGCAAGGGTTCGAACGCGGAGCGCATCCTCAACATACTGATCCCTCGTGCGAAGAACGGTGTGGGCAACGAGCAGTGCAAGATGTTTGTCGCGCGCACGGGTTCTGAGGAGGACGAAAGCGAAGATGCTGCTGTGCTCCGGATCATCGAAACGGACAAGAGCATCGCCGAAGCGTTCGCTCGCTTCGTTGCGGAGCCTATGTCCGTCAAGGCGCATCTCACGGATTGGGAGTTCAAGCTCGCATGCGAAGCTCCGATCGTCTTCGAGAAGTACAAGGGCTTCACGTGGAAGCAGCGCCGCAGTCTTCGTCAGATCGTGCAGAAGATCATTAAAGGACAAGGGTGATGGTTACGGACGGTCGCGAACTGGTCGAGATTCTAGACCGAGCCTTCAAGGGTTCTGTCTCGATTCCTTCTGGGGCGGGGTTGCCGCCGCGGCACTGGAAGTTGCGTCTCGAAGCGTACATGCACGAGATCGGTCACGGGGCCGTCCTCGGTTGGAAGCGCATTCCTCGGAAGCAAGAGAACCGCTTCCAGGACTTCGAGATGTTCGGTACGGAGATCGAACAGGCCTTATGGAACCTCACGGTACGTACAGCAAACATGCATGAGGTGAGGACTATTGCCACGGTGCTCGGGCTCAACCGCAAGTACGGTTGGGGGTTGCCTGAAGCACACTCGGTCTCTGTGGGCTTGGACAGCCTGTACAAGGGAGACGACAAGGGCTCGGTCAAAAAGCTCACCAGGAGGCAGCTACAGGCTCTCGTGGAGGCGGTGCCTCAACGTTCCGTGGCGAAGTACGTGAAGCGCTCTGAGACGATCATCTCGAACGTCGTCCAGCGGATGGCGCGTCTTTGAGGTACTTGTAGGCGGCGTGTAGGCGTGCGTCGCTTCGGTACTTGCGGAAGGCTCGAACCGCAGGCCACAGCTCATCGGGGATCTCTGCATAGGGGAGCTGCTCGACACGGAGGGACTCGGCCAGCTCGTGTGCGGAGGGAGTTTTCCGCATCTGGGCTGCTCGCCAAGCTAGGGCTGGGAAAACTTCCGAATAGCGAGGCATCAGAAGTCGTTCGGGCGAAGATCGCTCTCACCCGTCAGGTATTCCAGGAGATCTACTCGTCCGCCGAACCCTGCGCGGATGGTCTTCCTCTTGAGTGCGTGGTGTGCGAAGTATCGATGCCAGCCGTCGAGGATGACTGGGATTGCGTAGACACGACCGCCTCCGCAGATGCAGTCGATCGAGATGGGAGCCTCCAGGTCTTCGGGGCTTTGCATGAGGTAGCGGATGCGCGCAGCATGCGTTTCCGCAGTCCACTTCTTGGGAGCGCTGTGTCCATCCGGAGTGTAGCGGGAAGGTTCCAGGGAGGTGCCTTCTTCCACCATACTCGGGTAAAAGCCAACGCCCCAGATGTCGTCCTCATCACAAGGACCGGCGCCGAAGCATTCGTCGAGGCGAGCAAGGATGATGTCGTAGACTGGATCTACTTCACGGTCGCTTGCGGTTGGATCCAAAACATCGTCGCTACCAGATACGCTCCCTTGAAGGGCGTTGGTTTGACGATCACTAAGCGCAGTCCGTTGTGCTCTCGCCATGTCGAGTCCGTGTCGAACGTATCCTTGCCCTTCTCCAGGGCTTCCGCAACGTGGAAGTCGGTGATGCTCTGTTCCTCCGCCTTGGCTTGCGCGTGACGGGTGAGTACGATTTTGTGCCTCCCGTAGCCCGGTACGTCCTCGTAGAGGTACTTCACGCACGCCCCTCGCGAACGTCCGTGGAGCTGATGTCCCATCGGCCTTTGACGGGGTAGAATAGGAAGTCCGAGTTCAAGGAGAGCGTCTCGTCGTTCAAGAGGTCTCGCATCGTGGTGTACCCCCGGTCCGGGATCTCTCGTCCTACGACGTAGAACCGTACTCTCTCTTCGACGAAGGGGGCCAGGTTCTCCTCGGGGGTCTTGTTGTCCCACGTCATGAGACGCAGCAGGGCGTCTGCACCGATGACGATGTGCTTCACGCCGGAGGCGATCTTGTCCTCATAGAGGGGTTGCCCTCTGGTGAAGATCACACTGTGTCCCTTGAGCATCTTCGCCCGCTGCAACATCTCGGGGACGGTGAGCGCTGGCTTGTGCGGAGGCTCTGCCTCGATGCTGAATAGCACCGGACGTCTGTGCTCTTCTTCGATCTGCTCGGCGATGCCGAAGTGCCCTTCGTGTGGCGGGTTGAACGCTCCGGGGAAGTGTGCGTACTCCGAAGCACGCCTGTGGCTCAGGTTGGTGAAGGGACGCAAGAAGAAGACGTCTCGAATGTCGATGGGGTCGCTCAGTTCGTACCAGTCGAAGATCTCTTGGGTGATGGGCACGAGAGGAAGACCAAGGGCGTTGCGTAGCGCGTTGAGTCCTAGAAGATCGCAGGTCTCTCCCTCGTCCTCACGTCCTGTGCTCTTGCTTTTGTTCAGCACGGCGTAGAGCAAAGTGCACTTGTCTTCGCTTACCGTTGCGATGTAGACCCGGTGATCCCCCTTGTGCTCCCGGGTGGTGCCGACGACGGCCGTCATGCCTACACCGATCGTCCTCTTGTTTCCCGGTTTCCACGCACGGCTGTATGCCTCCATGGCGAGCTGGATAGCCGTGGTCTCGGTGCATGCTCGTTCGGGCTCGAACCCTAGGAAGTCCGCTGTGTCCTCCGCCGCGTAGGGGAATGCTGCGCCCACGAGGAACTTGGAGCACCCGGGGACGTCCCACAGCAGCTTCTGGAGGCCTGCCCCGGCCCCCGTACAGACCACGTAGACCTGCGGGGGCTCGGGGAGGTCACGGATCTCCGTGACTGCGTCGATGGTGTTCACTGGACCGCTCACGCGGTCTCCTTTGCCCTCTTGCGGACGTCGTCGAAGGTGAGGGTTCGGAGGATCTTGCCGTTCTCGTAGACGACCTCCAGTAGATCCCCGTGCTTGACCTCGGGAACGGTGCGGAGCTGCCCGCCCTCGCGAACGAGAGACATGCGACCCTTCTTGCTGACCTTGCCGTGGTCAGTAGCAGGATCCTTGAAGACCTCCACATCCTTGCCGGCAACGCGCGCCCAGGAGCACTTGAATGCGAACTTCTGGGTGTCCCGATCCATTTTCTGGAGCAGAGCCCCGCCGCATCCGAAGGCGATGTTCGAGGCCGAGTAGCCGTTGCTGAGCACGACTCGAAGGATCTCCTGGATCGAGTCCTCGTTCACGCCGTCGCCTTGGATGAGCCGGAACTCGGGAGGGAGCACCTTGTAGCCTTTGGTGTTCTTGGTCATGCCCACCTTGCGCTCCAAGATCTGAAGGCACTTGAGCACGACGTCCGGCGGGTTGCCCGAGTCCGGACGGATGATGAGCGTACCGCCCGACTCCTTGACCAGCTCACGCAGCTCTTCGCCCCAGAGATTTTCCACAGCGCTGAAGATGTCCCACGAGTCGGACACGCAGGCGTACAGCTTACCCTCGCCTGCGTACTGCTTGACCATGTTCCGGTAGGCGTCGGCCTCGTGAGCCTTGCCCCACATGGTCATCGTGGAGTGCTCGGCCGCGGGAATCGAGAAGCCTGCCATCTCACAGTCGTAGAAGTGGTTGGCGTAGCGCACTCCTTCGACCGTGTCCGATCCCATGAAGTTCACGAGGTGGGCCATGCCTCCGATACCCGCAGCTTCCCGGGACGTCACGCCACGACCACCGAAGTCGTGCAGCTTGAAGTCGATCTCCGCGGCGGGATCGTCTGCGGACTCCACGAGAGCCTCCCAGATGATCCTTCGGATGTTGTGACTCTGCGTCGCAACCGTGATCGGGTACCAGAGGCGCACCATTTGGGTTTCGAGCCAGGACACGACCCAGAACAGCTCTGGGTCCGTGCTCTCGACGCTGAGCAGGATGTTCCGCGTGGGCACCACCAGCCCCTCGGGAACGGCGCGGATGCGTACGGGCAAGTAGCCGTTGTGCTTGGTGACGACTTTCATCCAACCCTCGCGATTGAAAGGCTCCCCGTGAGCCGCGAAGAACTCGGCCGCCTCGTTCACGTCCGCTGCGGTGATCGGCTTCGAGAGGTACTCGCGCATGAACCACTGGAGGCCGAAGAAGACGGTCTGCCCGTAGCGCCCGCCACGCGACTCGAAGTACGAGTACATCGCTTCGGTCTCCGGAGGGTACTGAAGCCAGTGGCTGGCCTTGTAGCTGTCGGTGTCGAGAATGAGGTTGAAGTCCATGATTCGGTTCCTTTCAGATCTCGAAGACGAGCCCGTTCTTCACGGCCTTGTCGTAGGCCCGCTTGTCGAAGCGGTAGAGTTGAGCGGGACGGTGACTCGTCCCCTGTTGCATCCCGTTCTCCACGAGGATGTTCATGGCGAGGATCTTCTTGCGGAAGTTCCGCTTGTCGATCTCACGCCCCAGGATCGTTTCGTACAGCTTGCGGAGCTGCCCGAGCGAGAATTCCTTCGGCAGGAGGTTGAAGCCGATCGGTTCGTACGTCAGCTTCCCCCTCAAGCGCTGTACGGCCGTGCTGAGGATCTTGTTGTGGTCGAAGGCCAGCTCGGCTTTCATCGCTTCGTCGAGGGGCATCCACTTTGCTTCGGCGGCGTCGCTGGCTCCTTCCACGAGCATGGAACGCACCAGCCCGAAGTGGGCCACGGTGATGACACGCCCCCGAGGATCTCGGTCCTTGTCGCTGAACGTGTAGAGCTGCTCCAAGTAGTCGACCGTGGCGCCGGTCTCCTCCTCCAGCTCACGACGTGCTGCGGCTTCGATGTCCGGGTCTTCGTCGATGTCTAGGAATCCGCCAGGTAGTGCCCACTGACCCTTGAAGGGCTCGCCGCCCCTCTGGATCAACAGCACGTTCAGCGAGGGCTCTAAGTAGGACTGGTGGAGACCGAAGAGCACGATATCGGCTGTTACGCTCGGTCGCGGGTACTTGTAGGTGTGAGCCATGGGGTAATAATCACACTAACTTAGTGTTCTGTCAACACAAAAGTTCGTGTGCTCCTAACCCTAAGTAATCATGGGTCTCTTTCGCCTCTTCCCCCAGGCAGGTCCTTCCGATACGCTCGCTGCTTCCAGGGCCCGAGAGGGCCCCCTAGAGACGAAGGAGCTGAGAATGGAACAACGGACGCTGCGCCCCACGGTCCCGGCCGCGGAGGCGATTTTGGGCAAGTACTTCCCCGTGCTCGACAACGGGTTCATCGCCCTGAAGGACTACATGGGGTGCGATGAGGGGATCGAGGAGGCGGCTCGCCTCTCGTACCAAGGAGGCACGAGACAGACGAGCGAGACACGGGGGCTGGTTCGATACCTACGCCGCTTGAGGCATACGAGTCCGAGCGAGATGGCGGAGCTGAAGTTCCACGTATCTATGCCGATCTTCGTGGCGCGCCAGTGGGTCAGGCATCGTACGGCCTCCCTCAATGAAGTCAGCGCGAGGTACTCGCTGCTTCCCATGATCTTCTACACGCCGAAGAAGGAAAACTTCCTGCCGCAAGCGAAGAACAACAAGCAGGGTCGAGAGGACGGCGCCTCGTTCGAAGACGAGGGGTTGTACGAGCGTACGGTCATCGAGTGGAACAACGAGAGGAAGCGTTCGAGCGGTCTCTACGAGAACCTTGCTGCGGACGGGGTTGCGCGTGAGCTGGCTCGCATCGACTTGCCCTTGTCGACGTACACCCAGTGGTACTGGAAGGTCGACCTGCACAACCTGCTGCACTTCCTAACGTTGCGAGCCGACGAGCACGCTCAGTGGGAGATCCGTCAATACGCCAACGTCATCGTGGGCATGGTGAAGCGCCTCGCTCCCCTGACGTACCAGGCGTGGATCGACTACGAGCACATGAGCGCTCGTTTCTCCCGCATGGAGATGGAGGTGCTTCAGGAGCTGGTGTCAGTTCTCACACAGGAAGAGGATGGGCAAGCGGGTGTGGACACGGCTGCGGGGTCCCCAACGTCGGGGAACTTCATCTCGCACGAAGAACTCGTGAAGCGCATCGGTTCGAAGCGTGAAGTTCAGGAGTTTTACGCGAAGCTGACGAAGCGCTACGTGCGTCCCGGCTTCGACATTTCGGAAGCGGATGCCAAGCCTCCGGAGTGGTTCGAGGAACGCATGGCCAACGCGACTCCGAAGATCGATGCAGCTCCCAAGGGTGTTGCTACGTGAACCCGGTTCCTACGGTGGACCTCGATATTGAGATCGTGCACATCGATGCACGCTCTCGTCAGATCACGTCGGTTCTGGCAGTCCCGCTCTACAGGAACCTTCGAGCTTTTGTGGAGCGGCAGGGCTGGCGTTTGGCGAAAGAGCAGTGGGAGGCGTACCGAGTGCTCACGGAGCACTTCTGCCTGGAACTGAATCGTACGGACGAGGGGTTCTTGTTTACAGGCGCTCCTTCTTTCACGGTGCCCGAGTTGGGGGAGGCGTTCTTCAACTACCATACGGACAAAGCGTTCTTGGAGAGTTTCGACCCCGTGTACCTCGCTGGTGTAGGTAAGGGTATCGCGAGAGAGGTTCAGAGGGAGATCGAGCGCGTGCAGCGCACGCTCAGTCCTATCAAGGAGTACCGCCTCTTCCTGCCCCCGTTCCAGCCTCCTCTCTTGGCAGGGGACTCGTTGGACGGGCTCTGGTTGGGGAGGGAGCTGATACTCCAGCGAAGCCGCGAGTCCTCGTGATTCCTTGACAATCGCAGCCCTACCTAATAGGGTTGCCGGATGGCTAAGCTGTCCGCAGAGGTTCTGGAAGAGGGTCGTGCCCTGATTCGGCAGAAGAACTTGGATGGGTTCTTGGCTTGGGTCGATCGTCAAAGGGTGGCTATCGACATGGAGGTCGTACGAGATGCGTACGAGAAGTGCTTCGAGTACGACGACGTGGATAAGGCGCTGCGCCTGTTCGAAGCCATCTTCCCGAAGGCGGATCCTGCCGCAGATCTGCTCTTAGGCTTTTCCCGTTTGGCTCTTCGGATTCTCCTGGTCTTGGGAGTAATCGGGGGTCTCATCTATTTGATCCGGAATCTCTGATGTCTCGTAACCTGGGTCGCCGAGACTGCTACTTCTGCGGCGGGGAAGTGATCCTCGTCGAGACTTGGCGTACGCTCGGTGAGCGGGAAGCGAACGAGCGTTACGGACACCTGCTGGAGGCTGCCGCCGATGCCTCTTAGTCGCGTCACTCTTACCGGGGTCGACGAGAAGACGAGCCCCGAGGAGCTGCTCAAGCTTTCTGCGCGCTACCCGTTCGCTGAGTGGGGCGTGCTGTTCTCCCCGAAGAGACAGGGAGAGGAGCCGCGCTACCCACCGAAGTGGTGGCTGGAGCAGCTCTACGAAGTGGTCGTGCTCAAGGGAGTCAAGGGCTACTCGTTCGCCGCGCATCTGTGTGGAAAGCACACGCGCGACGTCGTGCAGTACGGCAACCTGAATTGGGTCCACCCGATCTTCGAGCGTGTTCAGCTCAATGGCGTGAGTGCTTACTCCACCTTGATGGAGAACATGAGGTGGCCCGCAAGCGGCTTGGAGGTCATTCTCCAGATCGGGAAAAAGGCTAGCTTGGAAGAGGTAGCCAAGTTCTATCGGATGCTGCCCTTTATGGACCTGGCAGGCTTGTGGGATCCTTCGGGAGGTAAGGGCATCCGCACCAAGAAGTTCCCCGACGCCCCTACGCTTCCGCGAGGACCGAACGAAACGGTTACGCTGCGCATCGGTTATGCGGGAGGGATCTCTCCGGAGAACATCGAAGAGGTGTTGGGCGCGCTCAAGGATAAGCAGCACGTCTACTGGATCGACATGGAAACGGGTGTACGTACCGACGACTGGTTCGACGTGGAGAAAGTGGAGGAGGTCTTGCAGAAGGCCGAGCCCTTCGTCGACTCCCGATTCCGGAGGAGCGCGTGACCATCATCAATCTCGACTACGGCGGTTGGTCCCGAGAGGATTGGGAGCGCTCCCTCCCCAAGCTGACTCCAGGCAAAGTCTGCGTTGTTCCGATGCGGCACCCCGACAACGACGATACGTGGGGTGTGGGTATCTACGACCCGTACAAGATCGAAGGTACCCGTGGAAAGGGACATCGCCTTCGAGGCATGCTCAAGGGGGTCAAGGTTACGACCTTCGGGGAAGCCGAAGCCGCAGTAGCTGCGTTGCGAGGAGAAGCATGAGCGTCACAGGAGACATGCTGGCTACGGCGGATGCGGAAGCCTCGTACTACAAGGCGGTCGCTATTGATCTTCAGCGTCGCTTGACGGTTCTTCTAGCTGTTACCCGAGATGCGAGACAAGCCGCGGATCTTCCCTTGGACCTGGGTCCTCGGTTGCAGGACGCTATTCAGAAGGCCGAAGAGAGCTACACGGAGCCCGACGGCCCGGCGCGCTCGTACTTGAGAGGCACGCGCTTCACCGTCGAGCAGCTCATAGCCGAGATGGACTTGGGAGGGTCTCTCGGTCTGGGTCAGTCCTTCGTCGAAGTGTGCAACGAGTTCGACCTGGACGCACAGGTCGCTGCCGGAGCCCTCGTGGAGCACTACGCTTCAATGGAGGAGTTGAAGGCTGCGCGTCAGAAGCGGCTTGCGCTCCTGAACGATAGGATCGACGAGGAGTATGCCAAAGAGCCCAGGGACGAGGCCAAGATCGATTCACTACGGCGCGAAGCAGCCGACCTCATTCGAGTGCTTTCGGAGGACGAGTTGGCTCCTATGAAGGAGCGCTTTGCTCGTCTCAAGCAGATCCTCGATGAGGGGCTTCCCAAGGAGCACCTCGCTGGAGACTAGTGATGGAGATCTGCAAGAAGTGCGGCAAGCGTCCGGTAGGTTTAGGTTTGGCTTCCCTCGCGAAGCGCTGTGCCGAGTGCTATGCGGGAGCGAAGGAGGGCCTCGTCATGGTTTGCTTCGAGGGCGACGTGTCCGTACTCGATCAGATTCGTTCGAGCGGGCGGCGAGGTATCCTTCGATGACGACCGCGGAGATACGAGGGTTCTTCGATAGGATTCGGAAGAAGTGGCCTCCCGAAGAATTCGATCTGACAATCATCGGTCCTCGTACCGATGGTGGCTACGTCGTCACTATCCGGCGTACGCGCAGTTTCGCAGATATACATCGATTGGAGGCTTCTAGCTATCGGGGCGTCTTGCTGAAAGCGCTGGGTGCTTCTGGAGGGTATGATCGTGCCTAAGCGGGTCGTTGTAGTCGTCAAACGCAGCTCGTGGTCTCAGCGTGTGTCCTCCGGGGAACCACTTCCGGCCGGTTGGAAGCGTAAGGCGTTAGCAAGCCACAAGCAGCAGCAGAGGATCAGAGATCGAGTCCTTGACCTGATCCGTGGCTTTGGTGTGAAGCCTTGGATCGTTGAAGGCGCAGAGACTGCTTTCAACGCGCGAGGTGCGGACCTTGTGGTGTCTGTTGGAGGTGACGGTACTTTGCTTTCAGCGAGCCACTACGTTGGCAAGGAACCATTGCTCGGCATCAACAACGACCCGGGACGGAGCGAGGGACACTTCTGTGTCGATACCAGCGATGACCTCAGCCGCACGTTGGAGCAGGCGTTGAAAGATCCTTGCACGCACAGTGTGACTCGCATGCGTGTCTCCGTAGGAAGACGGGTGGTGGCAGATCGAGTTCTCAATGAAGCTCTCTTCAGCCACACGTGTCCCGCAGCCATGACGCGCTTCCAACTCGGGAGCTACAAGTACGCTTGTTCTGGGGTGTGGGTAGGAACGGGTGCCGGCTCTACGGGTGCGCTGGCCTCTGCCGGGGGCGAGGCGATGCCGTTGTCTGCACACAAGCTGCAAGCCGTCATTCGAGAACCCTTCAAGGAATACGATGGCAACGTCATCCGCTACCAGAGTCGATCGATTCGTCTCACGAGCCTTACTGACGATGCGACACTCTACCTGGACGGACCGTTCCTCCGCGTACCTGTGGGTCTGGAAGACGTCGTCGTGTTCGATCGATCTCCGTCTCCTCTGAACCTGGTGATGAACCCATGACTCCCGAGGAAGGCGTCGAGTTTCAGGTGGGTTCGGAGCCTGAGCTGGCTCCAGGAGTGCGGGGTGTCGTGTTCGACACGGAGAAGGGCATCTACGTTCCTCTCATTTTGGCCGAGGAACCCGGTAGCGGAGCGGTTTCCGCTTGGCTCGACACCTTACCCGCAGATCGCCGCGTTGTTTTTCCCAACGTGCTAAATGGTAAGCTACGCACGATGCTACAGCGTCGAGGATTTCACGAATCCCGAGAGCTGGATCCGATGAGCGGTGATCTGGTAGAGATCATGGAGCGCTTAGGCTCATGACGCACGGTAGTACGCCAAGAGCGCGAGGAAACGCGCTTACTCCGCAGCAAAGCTACTTGCTGAACCTAGCTTGTCGGGGTCTTGTAGATGCTTTCGGTCCCAACATCTTCCAGGTAGGCTCCTCGATGAGCCGACGGGACTACCGAGACGTAGACGTTCGGTGCATTCTGGATGATGCGGAGTTCGAGCACCTGTTTCCCTCTTGCTCGGAGCGCCCGCACGCCAACGCCTTGTGGAAGGTGCTCTGCGCTGCGATTTCCGACCATCTCTCTCGAATCACGGGCCTGCTCATCGACTTTCAGTTCCAGCAGCGGACGCAGGCCAACACAGAGTACCCGGGACAGATCAGAAGCGCGCTGGGAGTCAGATGATGCCGATGAAGCTGCGTGGATCTTTAACGGCGCCCCTCCTTCCGGGCGATGGACGTACAACTGGTTCTGGGAACTGAAAGAGAGACAATGCAAAACCTACTGCCCTACCGCGAGCTTCTGCTGAAGAACATCGAGAGCGTGGTGAAGCTCGCCGGAAACGATGCCTACGTGCTGCGAACCTCTACGGAGGTCACCGCTACGCTGTGCGAGCTGATTCAGATCCCTGATGAAGTGCTCATCCAACCACTAGAGGCTCCCCTCGGAGTCGTCACTACGGCCGAGCACTACAAGCCGGGTTGGTTCCAAGACTACGATCCGTGGGAAGGAGAAGGCATCCCTCACAAGTTGATTCAGGCCGAAAGAACACATCTTCCTTGGCAACCTGCCCAGGAACCGAGCTGGGAGGAGGTAGCCCGCGGAATCGAAGAGTCGATCAAGAAGGTTCTGAAAGGCACTCCACCCGCGTCGGGGCAGAGTGCGGCGCTGGTCTACTCCCCGTACATGCTTCTTCTTTGGACTACGGATTCGCATCGGCCCTACTACACGCGGCACGCTCTGACGTGGATCGCGTGAACGTATGGGTATTCGCAGCGTCGAGGACATGAAGAACGACAACCGTCCTGAGGACAGCAAGTTCGACAAGGATCGAGTGTGATGAGTGCTGAGAACCTACTAGCTCGCTTGGTCTTCGACTCAGAAGAGATGTGCGGCCGTCCGTTGCCGGACATCCAGGAGAAGGACTCTCGGGTGACCTTTACCTTTCGCATCGAGGGTTCGGACATGGTCTGGTCTGGCTTCGCGTGGCTAGGACCTGGGTATGCTCCTGGTCCTACGCTCGCGAAGATTCACCCCCTAGCGAAGGAGGCTCGTGAGCTTCTGGTGCCGGGTACGCGCATCTCGTTCTGTTACGCCGGACCGTACTTCACGGGAGCGGGAGAGATCCTCCCGATCCACATCGCGACAGGGATTATCGAGCACGGGCGTCCGGTGTACTGGTGTGATGCGAAGCCTATCGCAGGAGAGTTGGACAAGGAGGAGTACTCGTTGACGATCCTAAACGGAACCGACAAACCGGGTAATTCGACATGCTCCGAGTGCTGGGTGCGCTTCGAGGAAGCGATGAAGGCGCATTCTTCTGGAGGTCACCCGTGAGACGCGAGCCACCTCCCGATCCTATCGAGCTAGAACCTCGTACGACAGGGGACGCGGTTTGGGGTGTCGTACTTGTCGTGTTTGCTGTTCTCGGCGTGCTTGCTCTCATAGGCATGGTTGCGGTGGCCGCCTTTCTTCCGACTCCGTGATGCTTACCGGAACGCCTTGCCCCGAGTGCCTGAGCGGAGATCTCGTCTTCGTCGTGGTGTGGGGCGACACGGCTTGCCGGCGTTGCGGTCAGAAGGTCTCAGAACGTTTGACCCGCAAGGAGATCCGGGCGTGCATGAAGGAACGTCGTAGGTTGGCTGCGGAGGAAGCTGCGAAGGAAGAGGACTCTTGACCATCGCTTTTCTTTACGGTAGCATTCTGTTCCTATGTATCGGTACGGGTTACGTTCCGGTTTTGACTCTGACGGTTCGGGAGCTGCACACGTGAAGAAAGAGGTGGGGATCGAAGAGAGTGCCGAAATCCAGATCGATGGCCCCCTCTTCGTGGCGTTTCTCTTTATCTTGATCTTTTCTTTCGGGGCGCTGCTGTTTTCCGTGTTCACCCTGTGGCAGATAGGGAAGGTCGAGAAGATGCTGGAAGAGCATCACGTACAGGGACGCTGTCCGTGATCCGTTGGCGTCCAGACGTACCTTACTGCGAGTGCGTCCGTCGACACTTTGAAAGCTGCGGCGCGTACCGCAGAAGGGATATACCATGAATGACGACCTGCAAGATACTGGGGAGATCAACACTCTGGACGAGGCGTATTTTCACCTGAGCAACTCGGGCATCAACGTGTGCCTTGTCGAGGAACGCATGGAACGGACGCGACAAGACCTGGTTCGCGTTCGAGAGCACACCTTCTACGTCGACTTTCAGATGCACGCCTTCAACACCAAGCTGTCGCTGCGTCTTCCCCTGGAGACCTCGGCCTTTGCTCACTGGCTTGGGTGGGCTTTGGTACGTGCTTCGAAGAAGATGCGTGTCGTCGAGCAGGAGGAGCAGATGAAGTACACCTCGATGGAGGAGCCTCAAGTGAAGTACTCCTCGGGGGCTGTCGAGTCCGGTTGAACTTCCATGCGTCCATGTGGACGCATCAGGATTCCCGTGGCGTGGCCGACCATGAGGTCGGTTGGGGACCCACTTCGGATCGCGTGTGGGACACGCCACCTTTCAGGAGATGCGCATGAGCAAGTGGAAGAACGTGGTTTGGCGCCATCCGGACGGGGACCTGGTTCGCTTGATTCCCCAGACTGAGCAGGCAGCTGAGGACCTCGAACGCTGTGGACCGAAGATCTTCGAAGGTCTGAAGAAGCTGGGCTACGAGCCGGTGTCGGTGGAGCTGTCGAAAACTCCCGACGGGGTTCCAATTCACTAGCAGGGACTCCCAGTGATCACTGTGGGGGAGCTGATGGTCGACCCACAAGCAACCCGGCGCTTGGCTCAGTGGCTTCGGTTGAAGACCGAAGGCATGAGCGACCGTCAGGTAGCAAAGCTAGTACGCTGGAGAATCACTCGTCGGCAGATGCGCTGGTTCACCTACGAGGAGGTCGCTCGGAGCGCGCCCAAGCGATGATCTTGGAGTCGACGCACTCTCTTGCTTCGGCGTCCCATGCTTGAAGCTCGTCCCACAGCTCGTTGAACCCGGAGAGTTGCCCTGGGGGTAGGCCTCGTTCAAGCGCAGCTTTCTGGAGCATGAGAAACGCGCTCTCGATGTCCTCCCGGCGGTGGAGGGAGAAGACCATTTGGCTGCTGTCCGGGTCTGAGGCCCGCACCCAGCACAGGGGTAGGGTCTCCAGCTCCTTGCGGTAGGCAGCCACCAGGGCCTCCAGGAGCCTTGTAGGGACGCGCTGGTGGAACTTCCGGAGCCCTGGGTTGCCGTAGTCCTCCCAGCGCAGCAGCTCGCCCCTAGCCTCGAAGACGAGGCCCACGGTGAGCAAATGCTCGGGGTCCGGTTCCTTCTCAGAGAGGGCGGTTCCCTGGAGCAGGAGGTTCAACATGTGGATGCGCTCGGTACGGATTGCGTCGTTCATGCCCCCAAGGACGCAGAGGGGTCTCGGAATCTGACGAAGAAAAAAGATCCGTTTTCTAGATCCAACCCCTTGACCATCCCGATTCTATGCGATACCTTGGTGTTGGAAGGAAGAAGGAACCGATGGAAACACTGGAGTTCGTACAGAACGTGAGCAAGCATGCAGGGGAAGAGGGGCTGGTCCTGAGCCTCTGCGGTTCGGACGGGTTCGAGATCGGCGTGCAGTTGCCTCAGGGTTTCGGTGTCGGGCGGGAGACCCCTGAGTACCGGGACCTTCGGGCTTGCCGTGCGGTGGACCAGGAGTGGACGGTGGAGGCTCAGACGGAGCTGGGCGTGCTGTTCCTCGACATGCTTCGGGACGGGGAGCTGGGCTGATGGCACGGGCAGGCAGTAGCGATCTTCGCTTCGAGGACTACGAGTACGAGTTGGAGCGCGAGTCCCCGATCTTGGACGAGAACGGAGAGATCGAGGACTACGACTACGAGTGCATCACGCTATTCATCAGCGGCAACTACGACCCGGGCGAGGCTCCTAGCTGGGGCTACTACGGGGGTTGCCCGGGGGCTCCGGCAGACGTCGAGATCTTCACCATCGAGGTGGAGGACGAGGACGGCAAGCGGGTCAAGTGGGACGGCACGCTGGACAAGGACGAGGAGCGTCAGGTGTGTGCCTCTCTGCGAGAGCAGGCTGAGGACGAGATCCGGATGTGGAAAGAGGACGCTGCTGCGGCACGCGCGGGGCTCGACTGATGGTTTCGAACGAGCGTGTCTCGTTGAGGCCCCAGCGCTTCCGTTTTCGGGTCGGTGCTGTCGTGGCTCTGTCTCAGGAGGGGTTTGACGCTTTCGAGCAGGACCGCACTCCGGGTTGGTCCTCGAAGTGGAAGCTCGGGGACCGCCTCACGATCCTCAAGAAGTTCCCTAGCCGTAGTTGCTCAGAAGAGTACCTAGTGCTGTATCCTGGTGGGGGCACAGGGCGTTTGCCGGCGCACCTCATCAACACTCGGTGGGAGCAGGTCGAAGACCCGTGCCCCAGAGAGCGTAAGCAGCTGCGGGAGGTCATCACGCTCCAAGAGGAATGTCGGAAGGCGGGCAAGCAGGAGCGCGCGGAAGAGTTGCAGCGGGTTCGGGCTCAGCTCCTTGCTGCCATTCAGGAGGCTGAAGCATGAAGATCACACTCACCTACGTGAGCACCCCGGGCGGTGCTGGGAAGAAGTTCCACTACAAGACGCTGGGCGGGGCTCGCAAGAAGGCGAGTCGCCTTGTCGGAGGCTTTCCCAAGTTCGACCCTGACGGCTACGCTGTGTCCCGTGCCCGGGGCGACTGCCTCTTCGTGACGGGAGACGCAACGCTGGAGGACATCTTCCCCGGCATCACTTCGGGTGTCGACAAGGCGGGCCATGGCCTGGGTTACATGCAGGGTCGAGGTGCGTCGTGAACGTCGAGGCCCTGGTAGAGGCCGAGGAACTCGTGCTCGACGACGGGTGCGGCATCGGAGGCCCCTACATCCCGGACGGCATCGTCCGTATCTACGACCCCGAGGATTGCTACAACGTGCTTGGATCGGGAGAGACCGCAGAAGAAGCGTGGGACGAGTACTGGCGCTGGGCACAGAACCCATGATCACTTGGGTCGAGAATCCAGCCCAGTGGATCGAGGTTCGCGATGACAAGTTCAACACGAGCCGCTGGTGCCTCGTAGTTGCCGGCTACGTGCGCGTTCGGTCTACGGACGAGGCTGAGATACGGGACCTGGCAAAGCGGCTCAGAGAGCTGTTTCCGGAGCCGCAGAGCCCACACCAAAAGAAGGCGAAGAAGAAACGATCTTCTCCTTGACAATCCCTTCTTCATACGGTAGCGTTAGAGGGTAAGAAGGAGTACAGCGATGCCCTGGCACACATTCAAGTACAAGGTGCAGTTGGACGTCAATTTCAACACGGCCCCCACGGAAGAGGACAAGCAGAGCGCTCACGAGGTTGCGCGTTTGCGCTTCATGGGCTTGCTGAGTTCGCTTTGGGAGGGCTGGACTCCGGTGGGCCCCAAGGGCAACGCGATCCTCCTGAAGGGCTACAGCGCGGTGCTCGGGGAATCGCTGACTCCAGCCGACTTGGAGGCGCAAGCGGTTCTCGCGAAGGAGCTGGACGAAGAGGTTCAGTTGGAGGCCCGCAAGTTGCAGCTGGTCAACACGGTCCTCGGGCTCGACGTCACAGATTCGCTGGAGCACTTCGAGGAGGTGTTACGCGGTGCCCTTTCGGAGAAGTTCCAATGAGCGTGAAGAAGGTAGCAGTTCAAAACATTTCCTCCCCGAGCACGTTCACGGAGCAGGAGATCGAGCTGGTTCGGTCCACGGTGGCCTCGGTTCTCGGCGAGAAGGTCGAGGTCGAGGTACTCGACGACGGAGAGACGATCCGTATCGGCAACGTCTCGGGCATCGCAGTGGACGAGAACGAGGTGGCGACCATCGGAGGTCGGCGTACCAGGCGCGAGTTCACCCTCCTCAAGTTCGTTTACGACCCAGGCGTTCGCTACTACCCGGATGGATCTGGAGAGCCTCCGAGCGAGGACTGCGAGTCTGTGGGAGCCTCCGATCCAGGCATCGGCCACGTGTTGGCGAAGGCGTGTGCACAGCACATCGAGAACGAGGTCTGGGACTGCCTACAGGCTCGGGACGAGGCCGAAATGGCCGAAGAGATGCAGGAAGTCGAGCAGATGTTGGCGGAGGACTCCCCTAGCTGACCCTGAGCCCCGTATGGTAGGCTCAGCGCATGAAGATCATGGAAGGTGTCGAGCTGGATCCGAAGGAGTTTCGGGAACAAGCGGGGCTAGTGCCCCGATTCCCGGGTCTGCTGACTGAGGCTCAGAAGACGCTGACCTCTCAGGAGGTCGAACGTCTTCCCGAAGGCTCCCTCGTGGTTCCCAAGTCGGACTTGGGCATGTACTTGGTCCGAGTGCCCGGAGGTGTTGCGCCGATCACCATACTGCCGAAGCAGGCAGGCGGCGGACTTCCCGATGGGGAGGGATCCAAACAGTTCGGCAACGAGTTCGACTTGATCGTGAAGGGACGAGGCAAGGTTCCCACGCACAGCACGGCTGTGCGCCTCGTCACCGCTTGGGTACGTAGCCTACCTGTGCCTCGTCGGGAGTCTCGTTTGTCCGAAGCTGCGGTGTGGGACTCTGAGCGCTTCTGCGACGCCGTCCAGAAGCAAGCGAAGGCAAAGATCGGTAACAAGTATCTTCACTGCGATCACTACAACCAGTTCAACGACAAGCACGACCACGTGATCATCACCTTCGTGAACCTAGAAGGTCGTCCGGTCGGAGCTTCGGCCATGAACAACAGAACGCAGTTCACGGTGGACGGGTTCGCGGCTCAGCTTGGACAGGATCCCCCGACAGGCAAGGTGAAGGTCAAGCAGCTCTCGGGCTTCGTCGGTAAGCAAGCTGGCTTGAAGTTTCGCGCCAAGACGGGTACGCCCGAGCAGATCGTCAAGTACCTCGTCGACTACATCGGACAGCTCGCGGAACTCGAACCCAAGAGCTGATTCCTCTTGCATGAGACCGGGGACTCACTACTGTCCCCGACGCCTATGAGGAAGTTTTCCGAAACGCACGGGCCGGACGCGGTCTGCACGATCTGCGGCTCGTACGTTACCTCTTACCTAGACGTCGAAACGCGCGTCATTCGCATCCACTGCCCTGGTTGCGCTTCGCGCAAGTCACGACCCCCTTCACAACCGACGCTCGATGCTGAGGGCGACGCTTCCGGGGGTCTACTGGCGTAAAACTCCTTGTGGTATGCTTCGTGGCCATGAAGATCGTCGAGGACGTGGAGTTAGATCCTCAAGCGTTCCTTCTCGTTGCGGGAGTGCGATCTTCTTTGCCCTCCTTGGGAGAGGCGCGGCGCAAGCGAGTCAACACCAAGAAGATCGAAAAGGTCTTTCAGCAGACCGTCGAGCGAGTGGCTCGTGACTTGGAATCGTACGAGACCCCAGCTTCTATTGGTACAGGGCTGTTTGCTTCGGCGAGCGACGCTCTGTCAGGTGCCGTGGACGCGAATTTGGAACGACTCGATCGCGTTTTGGGGGCTAAGAAGTTCCAAGCAGGAAGACAGGATCGAACTGAAGACTCCTACGAGTTCTCGGACAATGCCTACGTGAGCTACGAGATCGAGTACCCCAAAACTGTCAGCTCTGTGGTTTCCTTCAGATTGGATCCTGTGGACGTCGTTGGCGGCGCTCTGCGGGACGACTGGTCTGAATACAAGGAGTGGCTGCCCGAGTTCTTGAAGCAGCGAGAGATTCGATCTGCGATCGAAGATCTTGCGCAGTCCGTGCTTCCGGAAAACAACAAGGATCATACTCCCACGAGTAAGGTAGCGGACGACGCTGTGGAGTTCGCCTACCAGAAGATGCACACGGACTACGATGTGGACGATGACGACAGACCCGACGTCCCCGTGGAGGCCAGAGCCAAGCTTACCGCCTGGAGCCTGAGTCGAGAGGTTTCCATCAAGAGCGGGAAGATGCTCGTGCGGTCCGATGTGGAAATCAGGGCCGAGGTCTTGTGGCCCGGAGACCCTGAGTACCACGACTACTTCTGAGCCTTGACCATCCTCTTCCTATATGGGATGGTCCGGAGGCATGTCCGATGACCTCATGGCGGAGTTCCAGGCTGCGGCTGTTCGTCAGTTCGGTTTGGACAAACCGTGGCCTGTCGTTGCGATCTTCGATGCCGTACCCGGATGGCATGCGGTTACGCGAGAAGCGACAGAGCTATCCAATCCCTCAGACGAGGATCGGGAGCTGGGCATGAAGTACGTCATCATTCGCGCGTTCCCCATCAGCAAATGGGGCATGACCTGCCCGCCTGAGTACTACAAGGGGCCTGCGTTCTCCGCGCCTGAGGAGGGAGGGATCAGCGGGGCTCTCCTAGGAGCCCTGGCTCGGATGGGAGGGACCCGCACTCCTCACGTTTTCCTGCCCCTCGATCCGAGAGAAGACGAGCCCTCGTTCTTCCGTGTTGACCAACTGTGGGGTGTGTATCCTCCATCAGAAGGGACCGCGAAGGAGGTCATCGAGAAGGCGAAGGCTGCGCTACAAGAAGAGTCCGACAAGCTTCTGGCTCAGAAGCAGAAGGAACGCAGATGAATCCGTCTTGTCCCTGCACGCACGCGACTCCTTGCCACCCCCGATGCACCTGCGTTAGTGGAGGCAGCTCGGTCGGATGCAAGCGTTGCTGCTCGTACGGTAGTCCCGAGCAGCAAGCTGCTGCTGCGAAGCGCATCGTCGAAGCTCTCGACGGCTATCGTCCCAAGAAGGGTCTCCCTTACTGTCAGCAAGTTGGATACATGCGCGGGGTGATGTTGGCTCTGGCTAAGGATCTTGCATACGCAGAGAACATGGGGATGGTGGCCGAATTGATGGAGCGCGCGTTCGAGCTGTTCGGTCTGGACGAGATTCCTCTGGACCCCTCCGGGTTGATCGACGGTCAAGCCCTAGATCGCTTGGGGGTCGACTCCGTTTGGAAGATCCCCTCATGATTGCCGAGCGGCTTGTCTTCGTCAGTGCTCTCCTCTTTGGTGTGAGTCACGTCTGTAGTGCAACGGAACCCGTGGAGCAGGTCCAGGAAGGTTTCTGGCGCGTCGATCCCGTTCTTCCCTCGGTACGAGAGACGTACGAAGCGCCCGAGTACTATAACGGCCCCGACGGTTGGATTCAGGGCTACCCGTCTCCGAAGTGCAGCTCTTCGAAGACGTGCGTAGCGAACGGGTGCGAGACTCATGCTCTTCGCTGGTCTTGGGAGGATCCTCGTGAAGAGCCTACGTGGCCTACCAACCTGATTGGATGCGAGTGCTCGTCAGGCAGGCCGGCGTACGTGTCCTGTCTCTATGAGGTGGATTGATGTTTTACGACCTAGTCGAGAGGGTGCTTTACTCAGGTCTTGTTGCCTTGGGAGGCGTGGTCTTCGGGATCTGTATAGGTGGGCTCATCGGTACTCGCCATGAACGAGATCGTTGTCTTGCCCTCTTGTGCCTCATCCATTCGAAGTTCCGGCTGCGCTCCAAGGGGGACGCTCTTCTGAATGTGGTCACGGATGACATAGCCAAGGGAACGAAGGCCCGAGCCTTTTCGGCGCGGCTTCAGAAGATGCAGTCCGCGAAGGGCGGTCTGCCTCACGAGGGGCACGAAACGTCTGAGGACGAAGTCATTCTCACCGAAGACAAGTAGCTGTCGGTGGAGTATCCTTCGCCCTGATGCCCGCGGCCCTGTCCCACCTGATCTCAGAAGCCTACCTCGCGGTCGAGGCGGAAACCCCCGATCAGTACCGAGACCGTACAGGCCGTTGTCCTCGTGGCTACCGTTTCGCTCAGGACAAGGATCGCTGTCTCACCAAGCAAGGCGTCAGCAAGACAGAACCGAGTACGGAGAAGGAAACCTTCGCTCCCTCACCCGAGAAGGTGGAGGCCATGGCGAAGCACGTGGACGCCGTGGACAAGGCGTTGGGGTTGAATCCTATCGAGGCGTACAGGAACCGCGCGTCCCTTCCGACTGTGTTGCGTGACGAGTTCGACAGGCTCCCGAAGGAATCGCAGTTCTTGATCAGTACGGCTCAAGCAGCGAGCTACGAGTTCGAGCACTCTGTGGTGAAGAAGAAGCCGTTCCACGATCGCGTGTGCGGAGCGTGGGCAGAGGACACGAGTGCCATCGACGCGCATCGTATCCAGGGGGCTCTTGCCGCCAAGGGTGTGAATGGGAGCCCTGCGCCAGACGATCCCGATGCATCCTCCGTACGCAAGGAGGGCGCGGACAGCCAGGATTTCAACGACTGGATCGATGATGTCCAAGCGTTCACGCAAGCCTACCTCAAGAAGCACGGGATCGAGGAGGTCACCGTGTACCGTGGGGTGAAGGGTCAGTTGGAAGGCGTGGAGAAGGGGGACGACATTGGCATCGCTTGTCGCGAAGCGTCCTCGTTTTCCTTGAGCCCTCGGCAGGCGAAGCGCTTCTCGGACAACGTGATCGCCATGAAGGTGCCAGCGTCTCGCATCCTGATGACTCCGGTGACCTCCTCCGAGTTGGTTGCGTTGGGCGAACACGAGATCGTCGTCATGGGTGCCTCGGATCTCAAGGGAGTCTTGGTATGAAGGTCATACGCATGAGCGCTGAAAACGAGAACTGGCTTCGCAAGAAGGACCGCAAGCGCAAGAAGAAGCGCGAGGCTCTAAGCGCAGATCAGAAGATCGAGGACTTGAGCAGAGAGTTGGACGCCGTGGGCTGCGTACCGAAGAAGGATTGACCCCTACTTGCGGCCCTTGTAGCCGGCCTTCTTCGCCTGTTTGAAGGCTTGGTCAATTGCCTTGTTCTCTGCGTCAGGTCCCTTCCAAACCCGAGCGGTGTCCAGGGCCATGTTTGCGTCCGTATCCCACAGCGTGACGGAGACTCCGTTCGTGATGCGGGCGACCTTCACTGCCGTTCCGTCCTCCGGGATCTCGTAGACCTTGATGACCTCGGTTTTCGTCTCGGACATCGGAGGCATGTGTCTCAGCGCACCCGCCCCCGCTAGCAGAGTTTTCGCATCCAGCTCCAGCCCTTCGACGATCTTCATGGGTCTGAGAAATCTACCACCTCTCGCTTATCAAAAGCAGCCCCCGCGGAGTTCTTTCTTCTGAAGAGGTCGCAACGCCCTGGGTCTAGGCCCTGAGACGCTTCGCACATGAGGCAAGGGGCTTTCCGTGCGACCCCGCAAAAGGAGCTGAGAACACCCATGCTGAAGCTGACAGGACGCCTTCTGGGCGAGTGGATGGATCGCCACCCCGATAACAGAGAGGACTGGCGGCCCTGGGCCTTTCCCCGGAGGCTTCAGCCTCCGAGACAGACCCGGGACGCGGTCGAGCTGCGTTACATTCGCAAGCTAGATCGTGGTCATGAAGCTCTTGACCATCACGGGGCTTGATGATACAAGGGTAGGTGCAAGTCCCGACAACGGGCGAAAAACGGACCTCTCGTGTGGGGTCTACCTACTGAATGCAAACCCAACTGTTGAGACGAACTAGAACGACACAGCGACATCGTCGTCGAAGGAGCGTCCCATGACGTAGCTACGTTGCCACTTCGTGGGCCCCTGAGAGGGGCCAAACAAATGTGAAAAGATCCCTCTGAGGATCACAAGTGAGGCCCCTTGTGCGGGGTACAGGAGCGGCAGGCAAGGAGCCTGCCGCTTCGCTTTTGTGGTAACGTGCGTGTCATGTCCTACGTTCAGAAGCTGTGCGAGTGGTTCCGAGATCAAGACGACATCAAGTCGATCCAGATCACGGAGGACGTCGAGAACTTCACAGTGGACGATAGGGGCATGCCCGTGATCAAGTCGGCGTACCCGTTGAGCGAAGCTCAAGCGGAGGCGTTGTACAAGGTGGTGACCGGAATCATTCCTTCCGAGGACATCACCAATCAGGTACTGTAGAGCTACGCTTGGTTCATGGGCGTGGCGGTCCAGAGAGCCTGCTCTCCGTCCGCAGCTTGCACGTAGAACCACACGGCGTAGCCGTTGACCACGTGAGCGTGTTCTTTAGCTTCGATCGTTAGAGCGCTGCGCATCCCAACTGAGAGTGGGATGCTCTTGGTCTTCAGGAGATCTTGTCGGGACATCGTTCGAACGATGGTTCCTGTGACAGCGTCTTCCAGAACAACGCATACGAGGTCCGTAGTGCCGTTCTTGCGAGCTTCGTTGATGGCGTAGTTGATGACCTCCAACGCGCTTTGGAACACGCGCTGGACGCTGGGGTGGGGTTCTTGACCTACGATCATGGTGGTCCCCAGACTCCCTCGACAGGGGTGACTCGGGCAAGCACTTCATTGATCTCGCTCTCGACCGCATCGAGGGACTTCGTGTGGTCCTCGGGATAGTACGAGACGTAGAGCCGACCAGCGTTCCGCCAGAACTTCCCACCGAAGCCGAAGACGCCGCAGAACCGAAACTCGGTGGCCGAGTGCTCCTTCTCCAGGAAGGAGTGGATGAAGTACTTGCGGGCGCCCTCACCGTCGTAGGCGCTGGCGAACAAGACGAGGATGCTCCAACACGCGCTGTAGAGAGAAGCATCGTGCGGGTAGGGTTCGGGACGTAGGTCGCTGAGGTGCTTCTCACGCACCGAAGCCGAGCGCTCGAAGAAGAGGTCGGTGTCCATGCGCGCTCGCTTGAGACTCTTGAAGACCTTGACCCAGGAGGCGTACAGCTCGGGGGGCAGTCCCGGGATCTCAGGAATCGCCATCGGTCAGCATCTCCCGAGGACCGACTTTGAAGGGAATCACGCCGCGCTTCCACCGGATGTCGCAGTCTTCGCATGTGAATACGAGCTTGGTAAGATCTTCGGAGAATTCGTTCCCTCCGTCGACCCCTATCTCCTCGCCACATTGCGGGCATTCGTCCGAGTAGTAGAGGCTACGGAGATGGGCGCAGACGCGAACTTCTTCCGGCATGCCGCGACTTTACTAGGTGATAACTGCGTTGTCAATTGAGTCCAAGGCTGCTACCTTGGGCGGCTCATGGACGAACCCCTCCCGCAAGTCGGTCGGTGCGAAGCCATCGATCTCGTTCCTACAGAGGATGATGCCAAGGCCGTACGTTGCGTGAACAGCGGCGTCCGCGTATTCGAGCGTGACGAGTTCGGGCGGGGACGTACACGCATCGCTTGTGCCTACCACCGCTCTTTGATCGACACGCAGCTATCCTGAGGAGAAGCTCTATTCATGAAGACTGTACATACGATCGATGCTGGTCGTCTTCTTGTGATTCTTCGATCCGATGGGCAAGTGTACGTGGCAGACAAGTCTGACGTGGACACGTCATCGTTTGGATCCTTCGCGGAGAAGGCGAAGCCTGTAGCAAGCTCGGCTCCCGGTTGTGATGGCCTGGCCGACGCGCTGCACGAGATGGCGACCTTCATTCGGGAGCACAAGTCATGATGGAGTTCCTCAGATCTATCCTGGAGAACCAGATCTTCAGCGGAATCATGGGCGGCTCCGTAGTCGTCTCGATTCTCTACTGGTTTCGAGAAGTACCCGTGCGGCTCTACCGCCTCTTGTCCTGGCATCTCACTACGGAGCTGACGGTCTTCAGCGAGGACGTATCGTTCGAAGCGCTGGACTCTTGGCTGGCTCAGCGCGATGCTGCGAAGCGCGCCAGGACGTTACGTCTCATTTCCAAGTGGGACGATAACAACAGACGGGATCAGTTCCAGGTGACCTTTGGTCTTGGTGCGCATTGGCTTTGGTACAAGGCGCGGCCTGTACTCATCGAGCGCGAGCTAGCGAACAAGGACAACCCGCCCGTGGGAGCAGGCCGTCGACAAGAGACGCTCAAGGTGAAAACCATAGGCCGATCGCATAAGTTGATCTTCGACCTCATCGAAGAGGTGGTTGCGCACCATTACGGCGACCTATCCAACTTCATCACGGTGTACCTCTACAGAGGCTATTGGCGGCAGGTTGCGCGCAAGGACAAGAGGAGCCTCAACACGATCGCGATGTCCGAGACGCAGAAGGCGGAACTCGTCCAGGACATAGAACGGTTCCTCGAAGCTCGGGCGTGGTATACCGAGCACGGGGTTCCGTACCGTCGAGGATACCTGCTCTACGGACCTCCGGGATGCGGCAAGACAAGTCTCGTGTTCGCCCTCGCTTCCTATCTTTCGAAGCGCATCTACGTCTTGAACATGGGTAGCATCAGCGACGACGACGGTCTCATCGACGCGATGACCTCGGTCCCGGAGGATGCGATCCTTCTCATCGAGGACATAGACGCCGCGCAGAAGGATCGAGCCACGCAGGTAGTACAGGAAGAACCTCCTTCCGCTATCGGCGGTTCGGAGAACAAGAAAAAGGTCGAGGCGAAGAAGCTCACCATGAGTGGGCTGCTTAATGCGATCGACGGTGTGTTCAGTGCGGAGGGGCGTATCCTTGTGATGACGACGAACTACGAGGATCGCATCGACAAGGCGCTCTTGCGCCCTGGTCGGGCCGATGTTCGGGTTCCAGTGATGGAGATCGAAGAGGAAGAAGCGCTTGCCATGTGTCAGCGATTCGGGGTCGAGGAGATTCCGAAGAACATCGCTCCCGATATTCCCGTGCCCGCTGCGCAGCTACAAGAAGAGCTGCTTCGGCGTAGAGTTGCTTGATGATGAAGCCGAGTGATATCCCTACGCCGCGGCTTCCTCTGGACAAGGAAGCCTTCGCGCTGTTCGAAGCGTCTGCGGTCTCCTCCAGGTTGCACAAGGCTGTTCTCAACATCGCGTTGGAAGACGCACGACGCAAACCCGGGGATTCCTATCACAAGCAGGCTCTGGACTGGGCGCTGTGGCTATCTCGTCTTGCCGAGGACATCGACAAGCGGATCGAAGCCGCACGTAGCGCCGGTCCTGGAGGCCCACCCCGATGAAGCGGTACAAGTCGAAAACGGATGGCAAGGAGCACCGGGTTGACGAGAAGATCAAGACTACCTGTCCGTGCGGCGGGAAGGTGAGCATTGGGTACGACGGCGAGGGAAGAGGTGTAGTCATGCATGCGATGCCCATGTGCGAGGACTTCGAGAAGAAGGACCCCATGGATTACATGACCTGGCTTCGACGCAAGACCGTAGGCTATTTCCCGGGGGAGGACTCTTGATTGTCATCCGCAACCTGATGGCGGATCCCGATCGCTTCGGAGCAGAGCGTGTGACGCTGATACGTCCGGAACACTGGTGGGAGTGGTTCTGCCTTCCTTTCGTCGGCGACCAGTGGCACGAGACGTACCTGTCCTCGTATCGTCTGTGGCGTCTCAAGAGGCAGAAGTGAAGCGCCGCCGCTACTTGCTGCCATATATTCGACGACGGAGTCCGAAGGACAAGTCCGAGTCGTTGAAGGTTGCTTACCGCATGGCGTACCTAGGAGAGAACTGTGTCGTCTTGGTACAGCGGGGGTACCCGCACCTGGTGATGTGGGCAGACAGGACGAAGCGAGATCTACTTCGGAGCATCGTACATGTTCGTCGACCGAACGCTCGTAGCTTCCGGCAGTGGGCCAACCGTTTCGCTCGTCATGCCAGATCCGTTACGTTTGGTGGAGTTGAATGATTACGATCGACGGCAAAGGTACGAAGGACATCGACGACGCGATCTGGGTGGAGCGCTCCCCTTCAGGGTGGGTCGTGTCCGTTGCCATCGCCGATGTGTCGAAGGACATCAAGAAGGGTTCGACGTTGGACAAGCGTGCCGAGGAAGTCGTGGCTACGCGCTACTTCGCAACGGGCAACAGTCCGATGTTCCCTCGGCGCTTGTCGGAGCAGAAGCTATCGCTCTGGCCTGGTGAGCCGAAGGACGTTGTCATCATCAAGATCGAGTTGGACTCCTATCTGCACGTCAAGGAGGTTTCGCTGAGCGACCTGAAGCCCCTCGTGAGCCAGGCGAAGCTCTCGTACGAGGAGATCCCAATCATCCTCCAGGAGGACTACAACACCGCGACAAGCGTGTTGATCGCGAACGCTGTCTTGAATGCTAGAGACCTTTCTCTCCAACTCATGCAGAGGCGGAGGAGCAACGGAGCCTTCGTTGTCTACGACTTGAACAATGGGTGGGTTACCACGGAAGAGGGGTTCATCAAGAGGATCGAGAAGAAGGAAGAGGTTGTCGGTCAGATCATCATCCAGGAGCTGATGATCTTGGCCAACACCGAGGTTGCCAAGCTGGCGGTTGAGCATGACGTACCCGTCGTCTTTCGAAACCACGAAGCTCGGATAGCAGCTCCGGATCGTGAGGAACTGATGGAGCAGATCCAGAACGCGCACGCGATCCCCTTGGAGAACCTCGACACGCTTCGGCAACGTACGCACATGCTACTCGGTCGTGCCGACTACGGTGCCTCTCTCCGGGGGCACTACGGATTGAACCTTCCGGCCTACCTCCACTTCACCTCGCCCATTCGACGGTTCGTGGATCTGGTGAACCATCGGCAGCTCAAGGCTCACCTCCGAGGCGATCGATTCCCGTACACGAAGGACGACATCCGAGATATCTGCAAGCACGTCAATGAGGTGGAGGAAGCCGAGAGGCAATCGACTCGCGAGCACTTCAAGGGGGAGCACGAGAAGCGGGTGGAGTCGCAGGCCGTGTCCGTTCGTCGCATCGAAGGGTTCAACGCCAAGGACTTCGAGCGGCTCACCAAGGTGCAGGTCCGCTCCGGAGAGGACCCCTCTCCAGAGTACGTTGCGGGTTATCAGCGCCGGCTCAAGGAGGGGCGGGTTCCTCTCTTGTGCCAGGTCGTAGTGCTGGCCGAGGCGCCTCAGACAGAGGCGTGGACGGACCTGAAGGAGCAGACGCTCCAGGCCATGGAAAAGACCCCTCAGGATGCCGTCAGCGCCCTTCTACAGGCTTCCCAGGGCATGGGGTGGCCCGAGGTCTCCTATCAGCTCGCGGGCCGCTCAGGACCCAGCCACGCGCCGTCGTTTACCGTTTATGCCTACCGGAAAGGTCTAGGGCGTTTTCCGGGGGTTGCGTCCAGTCGGAAGGTGGCTCAGCAGCTTGCAGCTTTGGCTTTGCTGCGGGCGGCCTCGCTAGGGCTCCAGGCGCCCGAGGACGGGGGTTTGCCGCCTCCTGAGGCCGAGCCCTTGGAGCCTGCCAAGAAGGTCTCTCAGGACCCCTTGACGGAGCCAGGGAAGAATCCGGTGGCGGCTCTCCAGGAGCACTCCCAAAAGACCGGAGGGACTCCGCCTCTCTACGACTTTGAGCAGGTGGGGCCGGACCACGTTCCGAAGATCACGTGTACTGTCACATATGGCAAACGCACGGTTGAGGCTACGGCGGGGTCGAAGAAAGAAGCAAAGCGGCAGGCTTCGGCGCTGATGGTGGAGCAGTTACGGGTTGCGGAAGCGTCGTGATATCTTTCGGGAGGAGGCTGAGCATGGATCGTCGATCGTTTCTATTGGGTGCGGTATCGATTCCCGTTGCAGGATCAGCGGGAGCGAAGGCCGAGCGCACGGGGGGTGCTGGGAGTTTTCCGGTACTGCGTGACTCGAAGCCGCAGAGTATCGTTTATATCAAACCTCTCGATGTGCTTCGTGTTATTCACGAGGACTGTTCGTGGCGAGAGGATTGCGTAGACGGACGTATATCGCTTCTGTGGCACCCGTACGAAGAGAGGCTCGTTGGATTCCAGTTGCGAGATGCGCACGGGCTTTGTGAAAAACTCCTGTACTCGCCTCTGGGGACTCGCCTCTACAGCTTGCTCCTCGTTGCGATGAACGCTTTGGATGGTGAGGGAGACGAACGTCTGTTGCCGTATATGCGTGCCTTGGTCCTCTTTGGTGTCGCTGAGATTCCTGAGGATGTGCTCTTCCACATGAGCAGCTTGGATCAAGACCTGCCTATCGTCGTTCTAGATCATGACGGTCCCGTGCCTGTTCAGCAGCTTCGGGAGAAGGCGGCCAAGATCCTAATGGGTCGCTGTCTTTGTGGCGCGCGCTTTTTCTCGAAGCCTCTGGATCCGGAGGAGGGTGCCCCCAAGTGCCCAACGCACAGCTACGGCGGCGAGTGGAAGATCTACGTGCAAAAGACAGGACACGATTGGGTGACCAACGGCAAGGTGCCGTACCCGGACAGCGTGTTGCTCCTTGGTTGAGTATTCACCTGATGATGAACTTCCTCACTGAGTGAGGAGTTCGACGACGAGTTCCGCGTAGCGGGTCGTGAGACCTCGCTTGTGGTTCACTCTTACTAAGCGATCCATGAGGTGGGCCATGTCGGAGTCGTCGTCGAGGATCGCGAAGCTCTCGATCTCCATCCCCTTCTCGCGAGCTTGATTCAGCCAGGCTTGGATGTCGTTGCCTCGCAAGTGAGCCCGCTTTTCCTGAGGAGTCCAGTTGTCCCAGTCCCGTACCTCGGGCGTGAGCGGAGCGCTCGTCGGGGTGATGCCGAGTACCACGTTTGGGTAGCAGAAGCCCGCATCCCAGAGGTCGGCTACCAGCTTCTCGGCGCTGTTGATGATGCGCTTCGAGGAGGTGATGACGATGCGAGCATCGGTCTTCTCGATGATCCAGTTCAGCACTCGTACGGCTGCTGGGTCCAGAGGCGTGATGCTGTAGGTACGGCCGGCAGCCGCTTCGCTTCTAGTGAACTGGAGGCTGTTGAGCACGCCGTCGAAGTCGAGAAAGAGGATCCTCACGATGCGCAACCCTACCCCATGGGCATCGGATTGTCTAGCTGTGCTACGCTTGAGGCATGAAGCGCCGGAAGAAGGGAGGAGCACCGCGTAAAGCGCCTGGTGGACTCACCAAGGTGCTTTTCCTTCGAGTAGACCGGGCCCTTCACAATCGAATCGAGCAGGAGCGCGCGCGCAAGAGCGAGTTGCTGGGGGTGACCCTGTCTCAAGCAGACCTGGTTCGTATGCTTCTGGTAGAAGGTCTCGACAGAGCCGGGTTCTAGCTTGATGTGCTGGAATTGATCCAGTTCGGGTTTCGTACGCGGCTTGCAACTAGCGTGAACTCGTCTCGTGCGAGGTGGGAAGCGTCGCCTGCGTAGCTCTTACGGGCAGAGGCGAGGAGAAGGGCGGCCACTTGAAGTTCTAGCTCCTTCTGTTCCAGTTGCTCCTTGAGCTTCGTGACGTCGTTCGCCTCGGAGTCCGTAGCGCTCAAGATCTCGACTCGGCGCCCGTTTCCCTTCGGCAGGGCCATGTCCTGACACATCCGTGCGTGATGCTTGTCGTCGACCCGCACTGCATCGTACCCAGATCCTTGAAGCCACTTTTGTAGGAGGTAGGCAATAGTCGACTTTCCAGACGCCACGGCTCCGGTGATTTCAATGTGGACAACAGGATTCTCGGGGATGTGCATATCTCGATGCTATGCCATAGGCTGGGTATTGTCAAAAGTCGGGTCTTCCCCGTTCTCTTCTTCAGCCGTGTGTTTCAGCGTATCGGCAGCTGACCATGGTGTCTATGCATGATAGAGTCCGTCGGATGGACAGACGATCGGTACTCAAGTTCTTGACGACTCTTCCTGTTATCGGAGGCTTCGTAGCTAAGGTTACCTCAGCGAAAGCCGGTTCCTTCACCCGCCCCAACGGTCCTGCTGATCCCGCTCCGGTTCTGTGGGACGACGTTGCGCAGCGTCCGGCATACAGCGAGATCAAGAAGCATGGAGATGTGATCCACACCATGCATTTCGCCGGGGACAGCTTGGTAGAGGATCGTGCGGCTGTGCTCATGAACAACTACCGACTCCTTCACGACCTTCGGGGTTGGCCGCAGAAGGCTGAGACGGACAACTTCGTTGGGCGGGTGACGGAAGTGTTGAGTAAGCACCTGGAGGACTGGTCCTTGTCCGCTCCTTTCGCACCTGGCGCCCCTACTCCGGAGACGGTGTTCACTGTGCTCACGAATCCAGAAGTGAGTGCGATTCGCAACTTCCCGCCAATCGTTTGGTCTTCGGAAGCTATGGGGGACATCCAGACGCTTCACGGTCTGGATCCGATGGAGACCTTGGCTTCGTCGATCGGTCAGGATCTTGCGCTCAAGATCCAGATGGAGGTGCGCAAGTACCTCAAGGAAGGCACACCGCTCAAGGAGTACGCCTTGGCTTGTGCGCCCCTACTCGGTCCTCCCATCATGAAGCCCGAGGATTTCTCGGTGCGCAGGGACCTCAAGCTCAAGTACCTACGGATCCCTTGAAACCTGCTACACTGCCCTCGTAGGTCGCGTGTCGATATCCCCTCCCTCCTCAAAGGCAAGGCGCGCTTCCGAAAATCCAGGCCCTCGATAGTTCCGCACCTCCGAAGGGATTCATTGGTCACGGTGGCTGTCGAGGGCGTGGTGTACCCCCGGCAGAATTCTTCCGGTTCCTAGGAGGTCCCAACGCTTCTAGGTTGGAGCTGCGTCAGACCTCGGAGGCTTTGCTGCCTTGTGAGTTCTTGGAGTTGACAGTGGAAGCGCCGACGCCTGGAGCGGGTTTGCTCACGAGGATCCTTTCTCCTTCGAGATCTGACGTCTTCTTTCGTTCTCTGCTGCTGCTAGATGCATAGATCCGCCTTCACGCCATTCTTTGATGATCGGGCACCAGTATTCCACTCGGCTGTACTCCCACAGGCGCATCTTGGCGGGGCCTCCTCCCCACGGAACCATCCCTTCCCAGATGACCTTCAAGCCTGCGTACCTCCGTGTACTTTCCTACGGAGGGTGTATACGTCCATATGGACGCATGGGAAGCCTAGGGCTGTGTCGAAAACCACCACAGACTAGGCAGGCCGTCTCTTTACAAACGACCTGCCTAGCAGGGGTTGATCACTGCTGGGTGGAGCAGGCTTCGCGCTCGTCGCAAGACTCCATCTCGGCAATGCACTCGGGATGAAGGTCGACGCCGTTCTTCTGGGCGTTCTTGAAAACGTCCGGACACTCGACACCTCCAGGAGTGGGCTCCCAAAGGTTGCGTCCGTCTCTGGATTGACATCCGAGTTCTTCGAAACGCTGGCATGCAGCTTCGTTGACATCGGGAGTGGGCTCGATGGGTTTGGCCGGTTCCGTCGTGGGCGCCGGTTTGTCCTCGGGCGTGACTGGGGGTTGAAGCTCGCACGCCAATGCGAATGCGAGAGGGATCAGGAGTAGTAGGGATCTCACAGCGTAAACTCCTTTGCGTTGTCGATGGCCCACCAGTCCGTGGCCTGGTTCCAGTTCACCCACTCCCACGCCATGCGGAAGAAGCCCGCGGAGAAGCGTCCGGTGGGATCGGGACTTCCCCAGTCGAGACCCCACGAGTTTGCGATCCAGAGGCCCTCCTCGTCATAGGCTACGGCGCACATCATGTGTCGTCCGATCGGAGTCGAACGAGGGATGCCCAGAGTCTCGATGGTAGCCTGGTGATAGTCGTCGAACTTGTCGTCAACCAACGAGCCGAAGACCACGGGATGGTTCTTCGAGATCGCTGCCTTGACCTCCACGTCACGTCCGTAGAGCAAGCCCCAAATGTTGTAGTAGCCGTCGAGCCACTTCTGATCGATGGCGCCCGAAGTTGCGTCGTAGTCCGGTTGCGTGTTCACTTTCGAGCGATCGAAAGGCCACAGTTCTTCGGTGCAGAAGCCCATCCCTGCGGCAGCCTTCCACGCTTCACGAGGAACGCAGCCTCCATCGACGTTCTGAACGCCGGTACGCTTTCGCGTGTGGAAGTAGCCATAGAGGCGGGAGAGGAGCTTGGGATCTGGAACCCCCTTCACCTTCTGCCCGATGTAGTGCTGCGTCTGGATGGCATTCCACACGCAGGAGTTCGTGTGCCCTTGCTCGTTGATTCCGTGCATGAGGGCGATGAGGTCGAAGTGTTCCTTTGGGATGTCGGGGGGAACGACGGCTCCGAAGAGCGCCCCGTCGTCACCCACCAACTTCCGATCGCGGTCGTCGATGGGTGACGGCTGAAAGCCTAGATTGTGCTTTGCCAAGGGGCGGCTCCCTTCACTTCGAGGCGGGAGCTGCTTCGGCCGGAGCTTCGGCTGGAGCGGCCGGAGCCGGAGCGGGGGAGGGAGTTTCCGCAGGGGCTGGAGCAGGCTCTGCGCACTTCGGGCACTCCGGGCAAGTGGTTGCTCCTGCTCCTGACATGCTGGCCGTTCGAGCGGCGCCTGCGGCCTGAGCAGAAGCGAGGTAGCCATCGACGAAGGGACGAAGCTTCTCCTCGGTGTCGCAAACGTCCTTCACAGACAGACCGTGCTGGGTGGCGTAGAGATCGCAGGCGTTGCGGGCAACGTCGAGGACCGTCTTCGCGACGTCCTTCTGCATCTGGGTGCAGCCTGTTGCCAGGGCGATGGTGGAGATGAGTAGGAACTTCTTCATGGCTTGGTACCTTCCGTTTCGTCGACTGTTGGGGTCTCCGGAGATCCGCCACCGAGTTTCTCAGCGACGGCGACGACCTTCTGTTGCTTCTCGGTCAGCTTGTTCTTGTTCTTGGCGGCTTCCCCCTTGACGGTTTCCTTCGTTGCTTGGACGACCTTCACAGGGTCAAGACCTGAGGCTCGAAGAAGCCGGATGATACCAGCAGATCTCGGATACTTCTCAGCGAACGCCACCCATTCTTCTGCCGTCTTCTTGCGGAGGACAATGTTGAGGATTGCAGTGGCCACAGGCCAAACCGCGATGAGGAAGAAAACGCCATGCTTTTCCCAGAGATCGTTGATGAGTTCCATTCGATCCTCCTTGTAGCGGAAGCATAGCTCAAAGGAGATCTTAGGTGAAACCCTGCTCCCTTGTTCGACAATCGGGTTACTATTGGGTATGCTCCGGAGCAGATGAGTCAGGCGACATTGTTCAGCGAAGAGGATCTTCGGGGACCGAGAGGCGCTCCGGAGGTAGATCGTTTGCGTGACGTGGCCTTGAGCTGCAAGGCGTGTCGCTTGTGTGAGAGTCGTACGAAGGTGGTTTTTGGATCTGGCAAACCATCCAAGCCGCGGATCGCCTTCGTAGGAGAGGCCCCTGGGAAGAACGAAGACGAGACGGGGGAGCCCTTCATAGGCAAGGCAGGGATTCTGCTGGACAGCATGATTTCCGCGATGAAATTGAAGAGAGACGATCTCTATATCTGCAACGTGGTCAACTGCCGACCGCCTGAAAACCGTACCCCCTATCCCGATGAGGTGGTGGCCTGCTCGCCCTTCCTCTTCGGACAGCTCCGTGCTGTCGAGCCCGAGTGCATCGTAGCTCTCGGAGCCTCTGCCGCGCGCGCCTTGCTGAGGGCAAAGCGCAGCATCAAAGACATGCGGGGGAAGTGGCACGATTGGGAAGGCATTCCCCTGCGCGTCACCTTCCACCCAGCATTCCTCCTCCGCGACCCACAAAAGAAGCGGGAAGCGTGGGGGGACCTCCAAGAGGTTATGGCTAAGCTACGGATATCGTAGCTTTTTTGAGGGAGTCCTAACCTCTTACCTCAACTGTGATATACCAAAGGAGCGAAAAATTGTCAGAAGCAGCGACTGCTCAAGAAGCCTCCTCCTCAGAGGCACCGCGATGCATCGGTTGCGGCAAGCCCGTGACCACCGGCAAGACGTATCTCATTCTCACGGGTAAGACCAACGACGGTGAGTTCCGAGAGACGGGTACGTACGGTCACATCCACCAACCTTGTTTCGTTCGCGCGGTGGAGTCCCCACGCTCTGTGCTCGACGAGATCCAGAGGATCGCCAAGTCGGCACCGAAGGGGAGACTGCGAAAGGTCAAATGAGGCGGCGCCTACCTCGCCTCCGGCAGATTCGGCTCGACGTGGAAATGGAAGGGCATAAGCCCGGCACTCCCGTGTTCGAAGCGAAGGTGCGCCAGAAGCAGGTGAGCCTGTGTCAGGAGCTACAGCTCGTCCCGAACTGTCTCTCCTGCCCCGCCTACGATGATTGCGAGATTGTGAAGGCCCATCTTAGGGACATTCGCTTCGGTGTTCCTGGCGTGGAGGTGAAGGATGCAACAGGTACAAGAGTCGGACACACGTGAGCTACTTACGGATGTGATCCGTGCGCTAGTCGATGTGCCTGGTGAGGTGCGCGTCGAAGAGCGTCGGAGCCGACACGAGTCCCACATGATCATCGACGTCTCTCCGAGAGACCGAGGCAAGATCGTTGGAAAACGGGGTGCTACCGTGCAGTCTCTTCGGGTGCTGTTCGGACGCATCGCTGCGGTAGAAGGACGTAAGATCTTCATCAACCTATCGGACGACGACCGCTTTCGCGCGGCCTGAACGGACTGCATGGACCCAGCCAACATCATCTGGCTCCTTATTGGAGGAGCAGGCTCTCTCACGATCGCTTTCGGAGTACAAACCTTCCTCGCACGACGCGCGTCGAGTGAAGACGTGAACGAAGAGCCCCCTACCCCGGAGAACCGTCGCATGCCTCAACACGAAGATCCGTTCGATGCCGCCTTCGATGCTCTCGACGAATCCGAGAGTCCCACAGACGCAGCGCTCTCCCACAACGTGTTTCCTCTTCCTCCTCGCGCGGCGGATCTCCGACCAAAGCGCCAGCCTCCCCCTCCTCAGGAGACCTCCGTGTCTGCAATCCAAACTCAAGTCCCGAACCACCCCTGCCGCTACATCGATGGAGTCTATCCACCCCACTACCGAGAGGGCGAGTGTCAGGGAACGTGCAGGCACAACCAGCAGCCGGGTCGGCTCTGTTTTTGGGTAGCGAACACAGCAACCCAGTGCGGCTACTTTCACCCGAAGGTCGTGCCCACCATGAGCATCAGGAAGAAAGCCGCGGGGTGATTCCCCTCCTCTGAGTGCAGTCTACGCGAGCCTAACGTCCGACGATTGACAATCCTATTCCTTACGGGTATGGTTGCCCGTATGAACGCTCAGTCCGCAGTAGAGAACAGGGTATTGTCATCCGCACACCGGATAGGAAGTTGATCGCGAAGCTTCGCTTCGAGGACTACAGGAGAAGCACATGAGTCTGCCCGAAGGCGAGTGCCCGGAGTGCGGTGCTTGCATGGTCCCGCTGGGATCGGGCTGGCTTTGGGGTTGGTTGTGCTTAGCTTGTGGCTTCGAACGGAGGTACCAGTGACGATCGACATCGAGGTGACTCTCAACCGCTTCGGTTTCGAGCGGGTTGCACCGAACAAGGTGCAGATTGCTTTCCTACGGATTGCCTGGTGGCAGATCGCCACGAAGCACTCGATGGGCATCGAGGTCAACTGGCGAAGGGACTTTTCGAAATGAATCGCTCAGCTCTGCGGGTTCGCAGGTTCGTTGTCGGGCTCTACTATCTTGCAATGGGATGGGTCGTCTATGGGGCGATCCTTCAGCCGTTACTATCGTTCGAGCAGTGCGCTTTGCTAGGTATCTTTCTACTCTCGGTCGGGAGGCCGCCGTGAAGGATCAAGAACCTGATGAGATCGAGTTAGCCGCTATCAGCATCTTCGCTCGACTCAAGAGACTCTCGTTCCACGAGCAGCTTGAGGTGCTGGCCCTTGCCGCCCACATGCTGTTCGTCAGAGCCGTCAGGAGAGGCGTGTGAACTACGTCGAGGAGCTATCGCGACTCATTCGAGAGTCGGGGCTGCGTGCTACCTTCGACATGCAGCGCGACATCACCAAGCCCTGTGTGGTCTGTGGAGAGAAGGACGAGCCGCGAAACTTGAGACGTGTTGGAACGTACACAGATCCCCAGAAGGGTAACCTACGTCGCGGAGATGCCATCACGAGGCCCGTATGCAAACCCTGCCAACAAGAGCTGGGCTTGGAGGAAGAATGAACCCAGGAGAGATGACCGAGATCGGTAGGAATGCCGAATGCAGCCTACGCGAGCTTCTGGACTCGCCTCACGAGATGTGGGAGTCGCTGGACGTTGACTACGAACCTCCTCATGTCGAGCGTGTATGGTGCACTCTGATGGATCTCCGTGTGAGTCTGCATCGCATTCATCCGTGCGAGAAAGCGCTCTACCATCCGCACCCTTGGCCCGCGTGGGTGAGGATCCTCACAGGTAACTACGAGATGGGTATCGCCTACGGTACCGATCGCGAGAACCTCCACGAGGTAGCGCGCACGCGCCTGTGGTCGGATTCTGAGTACGAGATGGTGCACCCCCACGGATGGCACTACGTCCGACCCATCGGAGGTTTCAGCTTGAGTCTCATGGTGACAGCGCCTCCGTGGAAAGGTGCTCTTCCGAACGAGGACTTCGGAGGCAGCGCTGATCTCGGGCCTTTGGATCAAGAGGACAAGCTGGAGATCCTCAACGCCTTTCGCTCCCTGCTTGGTTTCGGTACACCCGTACCTTGACCCCTGTCGGTAGGTCGCGTTCCCTGATAAGGAGGAGGGGAGAGCAGAAGAGACAGGGGAATTCCTCCGCAAAGAATCCACCATAGAAACCCAGGGAATATTGATCCCCAGTCCCTTCTGCTCTCCCCTCCTCCGCGGGAGGGGAGATCAGAACTTGGGGGGTTCGTCGTCCTCGGGCTTGTTTTCGGCTTCGAAGACCTTGAAGAACTCGGAGCGGGTGAGGTTTTGCCACACCGCGACCAGGCGACCGTCGGCGCCCTTCATGACCTTGTAGATGAGATCGCCGTTTTCATCGTCGCGCTTCTTGACCTCGTGAACGAAGAACCTGATCCACTGACCTTCTTCGACCCAGATCGCACGGTAGTAACGATCCTCATCCTTGGCGACTTTGCATCCAGAGCGTCCTGAGGATAGGAAGCACTCGTTTCCGGCCGAGTCTGTGACCAACTGCGGGTGAGATCGGTTGGTGAAGATTTCGTGTACTAGGCATCCGGTAGTTACCAGTTTCCCGTTCCGGTGGATCGTGGCACTTCCGAAGATCAGTACTGCTACTTCTTGTCCGTCTCCGGAGTCGATGTAGGACAGCGGGTTCTTCAGATCACCTCCGCCAAGGAAGTTCGGGTAGCTGCCCTCGTCCTCGTAGGTCATGTCGCAGAACCCCTGCATGCTTGCTTCCATTAGCTGCTTGCAAGTATCTGCGACTGCGTCGAGCACGGAGCGCTCCTTGTTTGCCTCCTGCATCTTCTGGATGGGGTTCGGTGGCGCGACGGCTGCGTCTGGTGTGGCCAGCGCCGCTGCCTTTGCCGGAACCTCGGGTTCCTTGGGAGTTTCCGAACTCCCTGGCGAGGAGTCCTCTTCGACGGCGTTGTTCTTCTTCAGCGCGTCGATGACGAGCTGAGGCATCAGCTCAGGAGGCAATCCCGTTGTCAGCTTCTGAAGCAGTAGGCGTGAATGCCACCTGCCCCCATTGGCAACGAAGTCGAGTTTGGAAGCCACGCTCGCCGCCCAGGCAGCCCGGTAATCCGGGGGGACGTGAACGATTGCTTCATCCAAGGCCACCTGCATGATCTCAGCAGAATAGCCCTTCTTGGTAGACCCCTGAGAGGTCTTCGCGATGTCCGTCATTGTCTAGCGTCTCTCTACGTCCTCGAAGGAACGTTGTGCGAGTTACTGGTCGATTGGTGGATTCTTCGCGATGACTAAGCCGACAGTTCCTGAACTCCGAGAAGGCGCGCCCTTCCTGTTCAGGCCGACCCCTTGCGGGGGTCTCGTTACTTCAGACTTTGAGTACGGAAAACTTCCGTAGGGGTCAATGCTATTTTGTAGAAGCCGCAAAAGCAGCAAAAAAGCTGCCGCTTCGTGCCCACCTTGACAATCCCCTGAGCGCTCTATGTCTCGGCGTCGGGCACGAGATGCACCTCTTCCCACTCCTGAAGAGGGATGGTCTTGCCCGCGTAGGAGTGTGTGCAATCCGACAGGTACTGCACCTTCCCCTCTCGGATGAACACGTGGCAGAGGTGGATGCTGCGTACGCGGATGGAGGGGTTCACACTCGGTCCCTTGGGGAGCTGCGTGACCTTCCAGATCTTTGCGTCGACCCAGTGGTACATCTGGCAGCCCGGACACCACCACGTGTGCGTGATGTTGGGATGCGACTTCAGGATCAAATCTCGGCGTACGCGCTCGTGCACGGAAAACTCCCTAATTGTCGAAGCTCTGTTTGTCGTCGAGGAACGCCATGAACTTGGTCCTCCCTCGAATGCGTCCGGGTTCGAGGAGATCGAGAAGCTCGGGCTTGAGCTTGGTGAGACGCAGTAGCGCCAAGCCTTCGGGAGGGCACTTCACTTCCCACCGCTTGAGGGTTCCGAAGGGTAGGGACAGAACCCGTTCGAAGTACGGATCTGTGATGCCTTGGCCCCGGAGTCCTTGGATCAAAAGGAAGGCGACGTGTTGCCTCGCTCGTCCCAACGCTTCCTCGATCGCATCGTCGTTGTCTCCCCAGTAGAGGTGGCAGCTAGCGCATGTGTGGAAGGTGCCCACGTAGGTAACCCCGCCCTCCATCGGGAGGATGGCTTGGTCCTTGTGGGTTTGGATCTCGTCGTCCTTGGCCCCGCACGCGGGGCATTCTACTTCGTCCGCCATGGCCCGAGAGTCTACCAGATGCTGCCTTTGCGTGGACGTACGGTCTTCTTGACAATCGCTCCCCTTTGGGTTGGACTGGCGTGATGCACTCTGAGAGTCGGACGCTCCGCGAGGGGGCGTCTCCTCCGTTGGAGCCTGCGCAGGCGGTTGCTGCGCTGGGCCTGGATTTGTCTCCTGACCAGAAGGAGGTTTTCCACAGCCTCTATGATTGGATGGGGGCTCGGAAGTCCGGAACACTCACCTTCGGTGGGTACGCTGGCACGGGTAAGACCACGCTAGTGAGCGTGTTGGCAAAGGCGTTCGATCCTCAGCGCAAGATCGCCTTCTGCGCGCTCAGCGGTCGAGCTGCTTCGGTGTTGCGGGGCAAGTTGCTAGACATCGGCATCCGCACAGGCGAGGGAACGGATCACTACTGTGGCACGATTCACGGACTGCTCTACAGAGCGAAGACGGATCGCAATGGGAGAATCGTCGGATGGATGCGTAACCCTTCCGTGCAGGAATACGCGACCATCATTTTGGATGAAGCCTCGATGGTTTCGGAAGGGGTGTACAAGGACTTGGCATCGGAGGGCGTACCGATCCTTGCAGTAGGAGACCACGGTCAGTTGTCCCCGGTAGAGGGGCGTCGAGACTTCGGGCTGATGTTGAAACCGCAGTTGACGCTCACCAAGATTCACCGACAGGCCGAAGGAAGTCCGATCATCAAGTTGTCCCAGACCATCCGAGAGACCGGAGGGTTCAGTGCGAGCGTTGCAGATAAGGAGTCCATTTGGGTAGCGGGGAAGTCACATCTGAAGACTGCGATCAATCACTTGGCGAAAGAGCCTGCCGAGCATCTTTTGGACCGCGCGTTCCTCTGCTATCGAAACGCTACTAGATCCCAGGTCAACAACTTGTTCCGTGCTGCGCGCTTTGGTGGATCTCCTCCTGAGAATCCCCAGCAAGGCGAGCTGGCGATCTGTCTGAAGAACAGCAAGAACGAGGGCGTGTACAACGGCTATCGCGGAGTCGTTACGAAAACGTTCAAGCTACAGGGAGAGCATCACTTCAAGGGCAGCGTCGACTTCCCCTCGGAGAACCTGACGATGAACGGGGCTCGCTTCTCTCGATGGCAGTGGGGGTACCCCAAGACCTTCAGTGGCTTCGACGAGATGCACGAGTACGGGTTCTCGCCTTCGAAGTGGGATCAAGTCGGCCACCTGTTTGACTTCGGGTACTGCCTGACGGTACACAAGGCGCAAGGTAGCCAGTTCAGCCGTGTGTTCATCGTAGTCGAGCGCCCGGGTCCCGTGGACGATGACACGTTCCGCCGATGGCTCTACACAGCGGTGACACGGGCTGAGGAGCGCGTGTTCCTCTTCCAGGGGTGAGGACTAGGAGTCGTTCCAGGTCTCGTCTCGGAGAGGTATGTCGGTCGACACCTTTCGGAGAATGTTCACCGAGGTCCTATTCACCTCGTCAGCCGGGAACGTCTGGTAGTTGCCTACCTGCGTGATCAGAAAGACGCTGTCCGTGCCCGAGGGCTTGATCACGAAGTAGTACTCGTTGTAGTGAAAGGTCGGATCCGTACGGGTGTCCTGAGTCCAGCCGGGACCCAAGCGACGTCGGATCTCATCCGCCAGCTTCTTCATGTAGTCGCTGGATACAGCGGCCTCGGTCAGAGTCGGAAACCTCCGAGTGATGCCCGCGCGCTCACGGAACTCTTTCGGATCCAGTTCTACGCCTTCCAGGATCTTCATGGGAGAAGCCTACCACGGCGGTCGCGTCAGAAGCCAGAGCGCGAGTCCGTGGTAGTCCTCCCAGGATTTCTGTTGATCTCTCTGTACTTCCTCGTCGTCCGGCTCTGCGAACTGAGAGACGAAGCGCACGAGAAACCCGGTCTCTTCCCCCAGAGGCGTTGGATCTCGATCCCGTTTGCCGTACAGCATCCGGTTCGGCCAGCGACCCCCTCGCTCAAATCCCCAGTCCACGGCTCCTCGGCGGACGCAGAGGACGTCGATCGACTCCCGGAACCCTGCGTCAGGGCCTCCTAGAAAAGCGCACAGCGCCTCAGCTCGGGCCTCCGTGGGGAAAGGATCAGAGATGAACTCGTGTCTGGCTGTCTCGCTGGTGCGTCCCATACACGAGAGACGCCGAGCGACTCACGCATCTGACACAGGGTCCGCAGATTTCTGAGGGGCTCCCGCCTGCTCCAGGCGGTGCCGTTCGAGCCGCTCGCTCGAAGGGGTCGAGGTCGCAGTCCCCGATCTTCATCGTACCGGTTTCCACTCGGAGACCGCAGCTTCGAGCTTGTCGATCGCGAAGTAGACCTGCTCGCGTTCCTTGAGCGAATCGAGCGAGCGGCTCTCGCTCAAACTCCAGAGGCGCGAGGCAGACTCTTTGGCGTCGGCCAACGCCTTCTGGAGCATGGCGATGTGACGACGCTCGGGAGAGACTGCTTCCTCGATCGGCTTCTTCTTGCCCACGCCTCTCGTGAGCTTTCTGAATTCGTCGATGTCTAGACCTGGGATTTTCGGCACCTTCGTTCTCCTAGCTGAGGCGGGGGACGCCCTTGAATCTCTTGGTGTAGCCCTTCAGAACCCGCAGGTCCCGCACGTCGTGCTTCTTGTCCTCGGGGTGGCCTGCCCAACGCACTTGTGCCTTGTCCCCGGTCACCGTTCGAACTTCACCCTCCATGCCGGCAAGGCGTGGTTCTTGATCGCCGATGTAGCGAACGATGTCCTTGGGCTTGGCCTTCTTCCACGCTTCGGTCATGGGCGGCGTATGACGCAGATCGCGAGCATGCTCGTTGAGAGTTTTCGGATCCAGCTCCAAGCCTTCGCAGATCTTCATGGGAGAAAGCCTATCACCACGAGATCGGCAGGCGTAGTACCTTTTCCGAACCCCCTGTTTCCCAGGTACTTCCCTTACGGATCTTTGCGGTGCAGCCAAGCCCACAAGAAGCCCGCCATCGGAATTTCGGGAACGATGACGCACATCATCATGAAGCGCAGTCTCTCCTCGGGAGAGGCAGGAGGCTTCATTGAGCCCTTCAGGAGCGCGTCGTTCCAACGCCCCTCGTCATGCAGGTGGAGCGTCACAAGGCCCAAGAGAAACCCCAGGCCACGTTCGAAGATGAAGAAGGAGAGCGCTAGGTCGATCATTTCCAACCCAGTAGCTCTTCTGCTTCGCCGATCAGCTCCTTGGCAGCGGCGTCGATCGCAGCCTTCACTTCAGGGAGGTACTTCACAGCAACAATCTTGTCGTGCAAAAGGATGTGGGGGTCAATCGTTAAGCCCAAGCCAGTCACGCCAGCAATAGGAACGGCAGGATCTCCAGCGAAGTACAGAAGCCCGCAGTCGTAGTGGATCTGCCCACCGTCGCCTTCCTTGAGATCGAGACTCAGGTGCAGCATTGGTATTGGGGACCCGATGTCGTGGTAGAAGCTTCGGATCGCTTCGTCCAAGCGTGCGTTCAGCTTGTCCAGGCGCTCCAACGGAGTCAGACGTCGCACAGGCACGTTTATCACTTTTGGCTTTCTGGAGGCGCTGGCCACCCAGGGTGGTCCTGTCGCTTCCTTGAATGGTTCTCTCTCAGCTTTGAGAGAGCTACGCGGACCATTCGGTGCGCTTCGATGCGATAGGTGAGGTCGTGGATCCATTCCATCTCAGCATCGATCCCGTTGACGAGATGGTCGCGATTGAAATGCTCGGACCACGGAGGGATCGAGGCGATGGTCTCCCATCCATCTTCGCCGTCCATGGTGAGCCGCAGTGTCATGACCGAAGCCTCCTCTGGCATCTCCTCGCACGGTCGAGTCTTGTCGCTAAACGCCTTCCACAAGTCACCGTCCGGTTCGACGTGGTCAATGATCTTGCAGCGCGTGCACTGGCGCAGTGTGCTCCCCGGGAGACCCACGCGAAAGGGAGTCGCTTTCCATTGGTGCTTCTGTGCTTTCGCACGAGGCGCGCGTCTTTCGGCAATGAGCCGGTGCAGGGTGGCTAACGGAGACGAGTCGCCTCCCTGCCTTTGAGCGAGCAGGAGGTCCATGATCTCGTTCATCTCTTTCTGGAGCGCTCGCTGCTGCGTCTGCAAGAGGTCCGCTACCAGACCTTTGCCCTCCCCCTCGCGAGCGCAGGGCACGCAGTTCTCGTTCTCGGGCACCCCGTGTTCGCACGTTCTCATCGAGCCAGTCTAGCGGCTGCGCCTGTGCTTGACAATCCCTATCCTAGAAGGTAGTAACGAGGACTACTGATGGCGGGTTCATGCCGTTACTGACGAGGTTGGAGCCGAAAACCATGAGCGATTCAAGTCACGAGGTCCGGAAGATGATCAACGACTCGGTACCCTCTTCAGATGATGGTAGCAAAGGCACCAACATTGTGATCGGTTTCGAGCATCTTCACGCATCCATCTCAGGCGTGGTGGCGGAGCGTGATAGCCTACGCACCGAGCGGGACGAGATGGAGCGTCGGGCGCGTGCGTTCGAGCAGGGAGCGACCAGGTTGCAGCGCGCGAGAGACGAGCTTCTCCAGGAGCGCAATGAGGCGCGTGCCGAGGTCAAGCGGTTGCGGACCCTGCTGGAGAAATCACAGTGAGTCGACCGCGCCGTTGGGTTAAGAGGATCGTCTCCTGGATGTTCGGGCTGTTCGGTTACCGACGCTATCGACTTCGGGACACGCGGCGAGCGGACTGCTTTCTCTGTTGCAGCGCAAGTCGTACCGTGATGCGCAAAATGCCTCCGTGCCCTGAATGTGGAGGAACTATTGTCGTGCTCGGTGAGGTGACTGAATGAATCGACCCTGCCCCCTAGTTAAGCCGACCCAGCGGTACGACACGCAGCAGCGTCGCTTTACGAGATGTCAGGCCGATGATGACGGATACTGCGACTGGTCCGAGTGCCCTCAGCTACGGGACGGAGAGCCCGCGTGTTCAGGGCGCCACTGCCCGCTGGATCTCGACGACGAGGGGGCTGAATGAATCGGCAGCGCTCGGTAGTTCAGGAAGAGCCAGTCGGCAGCGAGGACGGTCAGGGAGGACCTTTGTGCGCGGTCTGTGATGTGTGCTTCAACGGCGGCGCTTGCGAGTTGTCGGTCGAGGACCGCTACGAGCAGGAGACACTAGAGACTCTCACCCGAGAGAGCCGTCAGGGGTTGCGGTAATGAATCGGGTTCGCTACTTAGATCAAGAGCTTCGTCGTCTCAATGCGCTCATAGAGCAGAGGCAAAGCGCGGGCGCGCCGGATGCTGAAATCATGTGCCTGAAGCACCGGGTCGAGCGTTGCATTCAAGCGCAAACAGCCGCTGAACTGGGGCCGATCAAGCGCAGGTCAGCGTGGGTTCGTCGAGAGGCGAAGCGGCTGCTCGCGGAGGTGCGCGGAATGCAGCGCTTGGTACAGGAGCCCCGCGATGGCTGACCTAACCCTTGAAGAGAAGGCGACGAACTACGAGACCTACAAGCACATCGAGGTGATCCGAAATCTCCTCAACATGGTAGTTGCGGAGCTACTACGCCGAGGAGAGATCCACGACCAATCGAAGCTGGGAGACGTCGAGCGTCAGACGTTCGTCGAGTACACGCCCAAGCTCAAGGGATCGACGTACGGGAGCGAGGAGTACAAGGGCTTCCTTCAGAAGATGAAGCCTGCTCTGGACAACCACTACGCGCACAATAGACACCACCCGGAGTGGAAGAGAGCCAATGAGGAGAAGTGGCTTCCTGTAGTAGGGTACGAGGGCCTGTACGAGGTCAGTAATTTCGGTGACGTTCGCAGCTTGGAGAGGGTGGCCGAGAGATCAGGTCCGACAGGGGATGTTACAGTCTCCTCCCGTGTCCTGAAGCCACATGTTACTCCAAAGGGCTACTTACGCCTTCAGCTCAAAAAAGACGGACTCGCGAAGAATCACCAGGTTCATCGTTTGGTGGCTACGGCTTTTTTGGGCGCGCCGCAAGGTCGTAGAGATCAAGTGAATCATCTGAACGGCGACAAACAAGACAACTACCTCGGGAATCTTGAATGGGTAACGCCTTCAGAGAACCTGAAGCATGCCTACGACGAAGGTTTGAGACCGTCTGGGGCCAAGTTCGTCGTTCACTGCGTCGAAGAAGACCTAACGACGTTGGGTATTCAGAAGATGGTCGTAGAGCTACACAAGCGGGGCTACGAGGGGGTCAACTCTGGGGGCATCTGGCGTTGCATCGAAGGGGATGGTGTGTCCCATTTAGATCTTACGTTCACCAGCGAGAACGTCGAAGTCTACGGACCCCGCAGCGACATGAGGTTCATGAACCTAGTTGATCTCCTGGAGATGATCATCGATTGGAAGGCCGCTTCGATGCGGCACGACGACGGAGACGTCATGCGGAGCATCGACATCAACACCAAGCGCTTCGGTATGGATCCTCAGCTCGTCAAGATACTCCAGAACACTGTGCGCGACTTTGGCCTGGATACGTGGCCTTGTGCGCGCGCAGTCGAGTAAGTCTGTGCCGAACGTTCCCATACTCATGGTGCTGCATTGCCCGCGTTGCGGCTTCCAGCACATTGATGCTTCGGAGCCCGAGAAGGGGTGGTGCGATGCCTGACGACGGCGAACCGCCGCTATCCGAGTTTCTGTGGGACCTCGGGTTGATTTTGGGCGTGGTCTTGTTGACCTTTGCCCTCTTCTTTGTACCGCGTTATCTGTGAGGTTTGATGCCTGACCCAATTCCGATGGTTCTCCACTGCCCGCGTTGCGGGTTCCAGCACATCGATGCTCCGGAGCCCGAGAAGGGGTGGGAGAACCCGCCGCACAGATCGCATCTTTGTTCGAGGTGCCAGTACGTATGGCGCCCCTGCGACCTGCCCACGGTAGGGGTGGACGAGATCGACACCCGAGGCTCCCGAGACGACGATCCCGTGCCTCCGTTCGAGGACCGGGTTTGCGATGCAGTAGATCTGAGAGACGGCAAAGACATCCGCAAGTTGGTTCGAGGAAAGAGATGAGTCTTCTACGGAGAATCCTATGGGCCGGAGCTAGTGCAGCGGCGCTTGCGTCGGCGTACTACGAGGGAGTGGTGCGGGGGATCAACGGTACGACAGAACGTTACAGGGTCGAGTACGCGGAGCAAATCAAGCTGTTGAACGAGGCCGAGGTTCGCGTAAGAAAAGCGCTGAAGCTCTGTGAGCGGACTTGCGAGCCGGTCCACGCATCGTGCCCCAACGAAGTCGTTGTCGGAACAGAGAGTTCGCACATTGGTATCATGGGCGTGCGGTGCGAAGATCCGACGGATGTCGTATGGTGCGAAGCCGTCGAGATGGAAGATGTGAACATGTTTGGCAACCACTGCGCGACTCGTTGGTTTTGTGGTCAGCCTGCCGTGGGAGATGGAGCTGATGAGTGATCTACTCAACGTAGCTGTGGCTGACGGAAAGTATACGTTCGTCCAACACGCAGACGGCAAGTTCGAGCTGCTTCGTTACGGCGAGCAATGGCGTAGTCTCATAGGAGATAACGCGGTGCTTGCACTAGCTCAGACCGCAGAGAACCTCCGCGACGAAGTCCAACGTCTGCGTGAAGCTCTCGGTCACGCAAGCACCGATGCGCATCCCATCGGATGCATCACGATCGCTCATGGAGACGAGCCTCCGTGCGGGGTTTGCCTGGGATGCCGGGCACGTGCAGCTCTACGTGATAGGGATCGCTTGGAGAAAGCAGTGCGCGCCTACGTTGCATGCCCCTCGTGCCTCGGGTCCAAATCCGAGGAGTGTGTGCACTGCAAAGGTTCAGGCTTGGATCCGAACGGACCGAGGATGCTCCTGGAGGCTCTGTGATTACGCACATGCGTGTGAACGCTCGCGTCTTCTATGTGCGCGTCTGGCAGGACGAGCGGGGTTGGTCGGCAGCGAACGATCTCTATCAGCTGTCTTGCGATGGCGGCGAGTCCGAAGACGAAGCGGTGAACCACATCATAGGATCTGTCTACGCGGCGCTTGCCCACAAAGAGAAGCCTCCGCATGCGGTCACGTTCCTGGTCCGGAGGGACTCCGGAGACAAGCCCACATCATGAAGCTACAGCTAATCAGCGACCTGCACTTCGAGTTCCACGCGGACAAAGGTGCGTCCTTCGTAAACTCCCTGAACCCCGAGGGCGTGGACGTCCTGGTCGTTGCTGGAGACCTCGCAGTGGGTGAACAGATCTCCGATGCTTTGGGTTTGATCTGTCGTCGATACAAGGATGCGCACGTTGTATACGTTCACGGCAACCATGAGTTCTACATGTCGGACCGAAGGAGCGTCTTGCGCGAGACCCGCAAGGCCCGTGAGCTGAACGACAACCTACACTGGCTCGATGGACACACCATTGAAATCAGCGGACAGCGCTTTCTTGGGACGACTCTGTGGTTCCGTGAAGATCCAAAAGCCAGACCCTACGAAGGGCACTTGAATGACTTCCACGTCATTCGTGACTTTCGAGCCTGGGTCTACGAGGAGAACAGGAGAGCGAGGATCTTTCTCGAAGAGGATCTGCGCGAGGGCGACGTGGTGATCACGCACCACCTACCCGTTCCGGAAGCCATCCATCCGAAGTATCGAGGTAGCCCTCTCAATGCTTTTTTCCTTTGCGATATGTCTCAGTTGATTGCCGATAGAAAACCTAAGCTTTGGATGCACGGTCACACGCATAGCTCGGTCGACCGTACGCTAGAAAGCGGTACCCGCGTTCTGTGCAACCCCTTCGGTTACGTGTCTCACGAGCTGAACGCCGAGTTCCAAGACAGTCTGGTGGTCGATCTCTAGTGTCCTTCCTAAAGAACGTCTTCCATGTCCTTCGCCATTGGGCTACTCGCTGTCCCCAGTGCGGCCTGATTGCCTACTGCGAGCAATGCGCGTTCTGCAAGGTCTGTAGGTTCGCAGCTCCCGAGGTACTGCCCCAGCCCTCCCCGCCCCTACCGCGTATCCCGTGTCGGGAGTGCAAGGAGACGACGACGCATGCGATTCACTGCTCGGTCACGCAGAAGCTGTTGGCAAACTAAAAGCGCCCCAGCACGCGGAACCCGAGTGCTAGGGCGTGGGTATTAGAGTGGTCCTAGTCTAGTACCCCAACAGGAGCCGTCTCCGGGGGACCAGATCCGAAGGCGGCCTACCAGGACACCCTTCGTCCTGTCGGGACCTCCTCTTCCGCATGAGACGGAAAGAGGATTGGTCCAATCTTGCTGAGAGAAAGGGGGCGCGTCAAGCCTCTACGTACGTCCATGTGGACGCATCTTGACAATCCCTAGTGTATAGGGTACGAGAAGGGTTGAGATGTCGCCCAAGTATCCCAGAACCCCGCATCTTCCCTACAGCCCGGGAGGCTCGAAGGACGACCGTCGACTCTCGTCCGTGGATACTCTCCTTCGGATCCCGCTCGTCATCACGGAGAAGATGGACGGGTCCAACGTGTGTCTGGAACGAGACGGATGCTTTGCTCGAAGTCACGCTTCCGCTCCCAAGCATCCGAGCTTCGATGCGTTCAAGGCGTACCATGCTTCGGTGAAGGGCCTGATCGGAGGGGACATTCAGATCTTCGGTGAGTGGCTCTACGCGCGACACAGCATCGCGTACACAAACCTCCCGAGCTACTTCCTGGTGTTTGGAGTCCGAGATGTCGCCAGCGGCTCGTGGGCGGAGTGGGAGGAGGTCGAAGCCTGGGCCGATTGCCTTCGGACTTTCACCGTGCCTCGGCTAGAAGTTGGTCGGTTCGAGAGCGCTTCAGACCTGCAAGAGGCGATCGAAGAGCATGCTCGGGCGAAGGGACTGCATAGAGAGCGTGAGGGCGTGGTCGTGCGTTGGGAGGAGTCGTTCGACACTGAGTGCTTCGGAGACGCGGTAGCGAAATGGGTGCGAGAAGATCATGTCCAGACCTCCGACCACTGGTCCCATCAGGCTCTTGTTCGGAACGGGCTTCTTCTCGGGGGTTAGGCGACGAGGCTCTCGATTTGAAAGCACCAGCCTCGCCACCTGACATCGAGTTGCCAGCCTCCGTTGGGGAAGGTGTACCACGCCTTGTGGATCCTCCAATCCTTCATCTTGGGAGCCGCGAAGGGGGTCAAGATCAAGGACGTTGGTAGGACTCTCATGACGCGGCCTTTACGGCTTCGGCGATAGCCCAGCACGTGGGACATTCCTGCGACGCGCGCCACTGATCGTTCACCCCGTCGAGGTAGCCTGTGGGAAAGGATCCTGCTTCGGAGACTGTTCCGCAAGCCGAACAGATCAGTGCATCGTGCGGGTACTGTGGCAAGCGCGGTGTTCCTACCGAGCCTGCGATTCCATTCCGCACCAGACGTCCCATGAGGCAACCGCGTGCATGAGTGAAGCGTAAGGTACCGTCCTTGAGGAGGTCGGCAGGCGCGTTACATGAGGGGCAGTGGCTGAGGTCCTTCATCTTGTGTAGCGACGATACCACGAGGCTCAGGGTTCTGGTGGGAAGCGGGGCTCCGGAGGCGGAGGCAAGGGCGGAGGCGGAGGAACGGGAGAGGTGTCCTCATCTCCGTTGAACGGTACGTATTGGATGGGTTCGGGATACGGCGGCGGGTCGAGAGGGATGAGGTCTTCTTCTTCTTCGTCGCGCAGAGGAGGGCCTTCGAACGGTTCGAGATCCTCTTCTACGGTCTCCCCCATGCGCATCTCGACATCCGTCTCTTCGATAGGGTCCTCGGTGCTCGCGTCCTCTTCGTCCTCGTCGTCTCCGATGGACATTCCCACCGCAATGATCAAGCAGCACACGCCCATCACGAGACTGACGATTCGCCCTCCCAGACCGACCTTCGGGATCTTGGCTTCCTTGATCTCGAAGCCTCCTCCAATGCCTCCGGTAAGGATGAGCAGAGCCCCGAGTAGAGCAAGGATCGTTTCGATGGCGATGGTCATGGCCGGGAGTTTACCACCAACCTTCGCTACGAGAGTGTCAGTGCCCGCGCCCTGGGCCTTGTGGTAGCCTAGGGGCTCCTAGATCCTCCCTTCCCGGGCAGGTGTTGAGCATGGACAAGAAAGCGATTCAAGAAGGTTACGAGATGGTCGAGGCTGTCAGGGCTCGTGATATCTCTGAGAGCAAGAGCGTCATCGACTACGTCATCCCTACCAAAGAGATGTTGGCTATGGTCGATCGTGTAGAAGAGAAGGACGAGCAGGCTGGCAAACTGCTCATGGATGTCCTTCGAGAGCTGCGCAAGAAGATGGAGATCGACCAGGGCACCGCGGACGCTCTGAATCGCATTCAGGGTCTCATGCTCAAGGGCAAGAACTGGAGCCCGGAGCTGGTTCGGAACAACGTGTTCAAGGCCGCGAACGACATGAAGATCAAGTTGCCCTCGGGCATGTTCTAGGTCGAGCGCATCCTAGCCGGATGCGTCCATATGGACGCATCGAAACCTGCGCCAAAAGCGGCTCCCTTGACAATACTTAGCGTATAGGGTAGCCAGTACCGATGACGGACTCCGAGCTAGCGGACCTTGTGATTGCGCGCCTGAACGAGATCCATTCCCACGACCCTGAAGCGCTGAAGGCTCTCATCTCTTCTCGCGTCCCCTGCAACGAGGCGCTTGCCAATCACCCGAGCGTCCAGGTAGGCATCCACGACGGCGTGACCAAGGTGGGGCTCCTGGGCATCATCAACGGCATCGTGGGCACCATCCCCGAAGGCGAGAAGGCCGGCTGGGGTTACGTTGCCGCGGTCTTCGATGACGATGAGAAGACCCTCACCGGGTTCCGTCGTACGGACCATCCCGAAGTCCGCCCGGAGGGAGAAGCGTGACACCGCCCAAGTGCGAGAAGTGCGGTGGGGATCTCGTGAGCGTCTTGGATCCCGAGACCTTCACGATCTCCTACAAGTGCTCGTCTTGCGAAGTCGAGGTCAAGCAGGAGCCGTCGCCTCACGCCGTCCCTCGCCGTCCCAAGCACCCCGGCAAGGGGAAGCGATGCTGACGCCGTTCGCTGACCTGGTTTTCTACTGGGGCGCCTTCTTCGCTCAGCTCGATGCGTGCCCAAACACCGAACCCTGTCGAGACAACAGGAGCCTTCAATGCACACGCAAGTAGATCATGAACCCCGCGTCTATCCCCGCAACGACCTGGAGCTGATGGTCGAGACGGAGTACCTCCGGGGGTTCAACGCCGGGGTCGACATGGCCCACACCTCTCCAAGGGCTCGACAACGCTTCCTGTACGGGCTCGGTGTCGGCTTCGGTCTTGGTCTCTTCGCAAGCGCGGTTATCCGCTTCTTGATCTTTTGGTGAGCCGTGGCTTCGCTGGCGAAGGGCCTCAGGTCTCGCTTCCGTACTTGGATGGCCAAGAGAGAGTGCCGGATCCATGGGCACCGATGGAACGTTCTAGGTGGATATGTTGACGACAACGGCGGTACGATCGTGCGCCCTATCGCTCCCACCGTTTGCCTTCGTTGCGATATGTGGCTGTGTGAGGACGGCACGCTGAGCCCTACCGACCCCACGTTACCGAGGAAGACGAACCAATGATGGGTCGACAGGACCTCGTGTTCAGGACCTGCCCGGACTGCAACGGGTCCGGGAAGAGTCGGAAGAAGAGGACGAACCCATGCTCCTTGTGCCGCGGGACGGGCAAGGCTGAGTACTGCGAGACCTGTGGGGAGATCATGCCGTGTCCTGGCACGGACCCGCAGATGTTCGACCAGGTCCGGTGCCTCTTGGAGCTGTAGAAGGAACACACGATGCCGATCGAAGAGATGAAGCCGTATCCTAAGTTCGAGCATGATGAGCCGCCCGAGTACAAACCCCAGGACGAGCGTCCACCGGATCTCGCGCTCTTGGTCAGCGACGGGAAGCGGTCCAAGGTCCTCGCCTACATCGGTCCAGGTATCGAGTTCTGGATGGACGAGATCGGGGAGAGCGACGTCTTCGACGGTGTTCCGGCAGGCATCTGGATGTCGAAGATCCGCATCGACACGTACCGATGCCCTGACGGGGACTACGACTCCGACATCCATTCCGTGGAGCGAGCCCTGACCCCCCAGGAGTGGGAGATGTTCATGGAGGACCACGAGACAGGCCCGTGGTGCCCCGCAGACTGGTTCGTGAACCCACCCAGCGACCTCCCGAAGGAAGGGCCCAGCGACATCCCGAAAGGCTGGGGAGTGCCGAGCAAGGAGACCGAGTGAACCCGACAGAGATTCGGATCTCTACCGACCACTGGCTTACCTGGAGTCCCTGGGGTCTTCAGTGCAAGCCGGACGCCATCGAGGCCCTTGGGCACGAAGCCTACGACTTCCTCCTCGGCTTCGAAGACGAGTCCTCGACGCACGTCGTCCTGGCTACGAGTCGCCGAAAGATCCGTGGCTGGTTCCGCTACAGCGTGAGCGACACCGAGCTGTTCGCGCAAGGGACGTGGGTTGCTCCTTCCCACCGCCTCAAAGGCATGGGCACGATTCTTTGGAACCACGTCATCCGCCAAAGCTGTCCCAAGCTGATCCACGTCACCACGATTTCGCCGGGAGGGAGAGCCCTGATGCGAGCCGTCTCGCAAGAACACCCCAGCATCGAGATCAGAGATCACGTCGAGTTCCGTCGTCCTCCTCGATCGACTACTACGAGCCTCACGCTATGAGAACAGCCGAGACCCTCCTACGGATCATCACCAAGCGCTACCCGCCTCCCGAGGGCATGCGCCATTCCCTGGTGCTCGAACGAGACAAGATCATCCTGTTCATCCCTTTAGGCAACGGTGGATCTTTCATGCCCATCCACTTCGATGACGACGACTACCGGAGGTCACCCGAGGAGCTGGCCGAAGACATTTTGGAGAGGCTGCGTCGCAACGAGTCCATCCGAGATCCTCTGCCGCCCGAAAGGGTTACACAATGACGGACGAGAACCCCACCAAGATCCAACGCGGTTGGCGTAGACTAAAGCACTGGTTGTGGATCTTGGGTTGGCCTCCGATGCGCTTGACCTGCCATTCCTGTGGACGCCTCAGCTATTCGGAGCGTGCGCACATCTCACACAAGTGCCCCCGGAACGAGTCCATTCGAGATCCTTTACCTCCCGAGGAGACGAAGACATGAACCATGAAGACGACGGGACGTGCTTGGCCCGTTCCATAGACCTGGGAAACACCTTTCGTCATGCCCAGCTCACGACCTGGTGCGGCTTGAGCGCTGATGGGGCCTTCGTAGTATTCCAGCACGAGGTAGCCACGTGCAGGAAGTGCCTGGACGCCTACAAGGCCGTGATGCCGGGCGAGGATCCCCCGCCCCCTCCGCAGAGAATCCCATGGTAGGTCCAAGTCGCCGCATCGAGGTCATGTTCTCGCCGGAGAACGTTTGCGATCGTGCCCAAAGTCGCAGGCAAGCCCTGCGTCGTGTTCTCGACGGTCCTGGCTCTGATGCTTGGAAGCTGGAACAGGTTCGAGGCTTCCTGGAAGAGGCCGACGCCGATGAGCCCTGGGGCATCTGCCGGAAGTGCAAGGAGCCCATGCGGGTCAACGCAGAGATGATCTGCCTGACGTGCGACTGATGGAAGAGGACGAGGGAACCGTAGAGATCCAACACTTCGACTGCGTGTGTTGCCAGGCGCGCGTGCTCAACCCTTCACCGGAAGGCGCGACCCTGATCATCTTGCGGATGATGCTTCACGACGGGTTAGACCTGGAAGACCTTCGACAAGAGCTGTGTTTCTATCATCGAAGACGATTGGAGCAAGAAGAGTGAATCGTAGTCAGGCAGAGGAAGCTCTCAAGAATACTGTCGCCATGCAAGCCGAGCGCGTGGCTCACTACGTCCACCGCATGGAGATCAAGGGTCTCACGGGCAAGGACGTGGTCATCGTCTTGATCAACGTCGACTCTCGCCACGGTGCTCTCCTGGCAGAGGCCCTGATGCCCGGCCACGACTGGCAGGTCTATCGGGACCAGGGGCAGATCCCATTTGCGCGGGGTCTAGCAGATCGCTCCGGGATAGAGGATGCACTGGAGGCTCTCTTCGGATCCGAAGTTGCTGATGCCTTGCGTACCGAGGGAGACGCCCCTTCGGTGGTAGTGCTCGATCACGACGTTGCGGCTGTGATTGCGATGCCGTACGGCGTGCCTACAGATCCAGCCGGGTTCTCGTGATCTACTTGATACCTGCCGTCCTCCTCGGCCTGGCTGCCGTGTGGTTGGCTTGGGAGATGCACACAGCGCCCCTGGCGCCTGAGCCTGCCAGGTTCATCGTGTGTCCCAAGTGCAAGAGGGGTGTGGAGCTAGGCCAGACGTCGAAGTCGACGCCGGACACTCACGGGCTGCTCTCGTGCCATTGGTGCGATGCGAGGATCCGCATCGACCTGAACTAGTCCTCGCGCCCGACGGCTTCCAGCTCAGCCAACGGATCCGTTCCGTCCTCTTCACCGAAGGCCCCTCCGTCCAAACAGAGGCAAGCCCGGGTGTAGGGGCTGGGTTTTGGGTCGGGGCTTCCCCAACCTCCGAACCAGCCCTCCATCGATCGATCGTCGTAGCCTTCCCACTCTTCCGAGGTAAGACGGGGCCTACCGCACTTGGGGCAAATCTCACGTTTCGTCGTCATGCCTCGTAGACGCAGAGACTCCCTTCCGTCTGACAGTTTGGGATTCGATTCCTAGCCCTGTTGGGGTAGGCTTGAGGCCATGGCTCGTTTAGAGGAAGTGCACCGCCTCATTCGTCAAGCGGCTGGCCTGATCGAGGCTACTACCGGGCTTCCCACGGGCTCCGAGATCAAGGTGCTCGTTCGACGCGGTTCGTGGCCACCGGACATGTACCGGAAGGGCGTCCTCGCCAAGGTGCTCCAAGGGGGCAAGGTTGGCGACGAGGTCAAGATCAAGGAGAAGGGCGAGGTGATGTCCTCGGGGCAAACCTTCCGCCTAGCAGCGAACAAGGATGGCACCTTCCAGCTCATCGGAGATCCTCGCTTCAAGCGGGCTCTCAAGGTGAAGGTGGCGTA